GGCGTCGGCGGTGCCTCTTCCGCTGTCGGGTTCAGGACTCTGAATAGAGTATCTTAAGATATACAATATAAAAATCGATTTAGATGATAAATCGTAGGATATTACTTCTAAAAACCGTTGATTGGCAAAAAAAAGTACTGCTAGTAGGCAGCAACGCGAATAATGGCAGCAATGCAGGTCTCAGCTATTTCAATTCTAACAATGACGTCAGCAATGCCAATTCCAATGTCGAGTTATTATATATTTAGAAACATTTTATTATTTTTTTTTAGTTTGCTAAGTAATATCCTTGCCTCTAGGCAAAAGATAACGTAGTGTTGAATGAAGGGTGTTAGTAGGTTAATTCTCGAACGCTTCCGATGAAATATATAAAAAATTGAAACGTGTAGGATATTTGCACGAGAAAGTATACGCTGAAGATAACATCGAACTAGCTGACGATAAAGCTAGAAGAAATAAGTCTATTAGATGTGGAATCAAGCAGCATGATAAGAATAGATTAAAAGAAAATAAGGAATTATCCGATAAGTTAAGGGATTTGATTTATCAAACCTCTGAATATAGTACCTTTATAATATACGAACCTAAAGAAAGATTAATCTTTAGACTTCCATACTATCCAGATAGAATAACTCACCATGCTATAATGAATATTATGGAGCCTATTTGGACTAGTATATTTATAGACCAAACATATTCCTCTATACGAAATAGAGGTATTCATAAAGTAGAGTATGATTTGTTTAAGGTGTTATAGAAACATCCAGAAGAAACAAAGTATTGCTTGAAAATGAATATAAAAAAATTCTATCCTTCTATAACTCACGACATTTTATACGAAATGTTATAGAGAAAGATAAAGGATAAAAAACTATTAAAACTGTTGAAAGAAATAATTTATTCAGCGAAGGGAGTTCCTATTGGAAATTATCTATCACAATTCTTTGCAAATTTATATCTGACATATTTTGACCACTGGGTAAAAGAGGAGTTAAAATGTAAGTACTACTTTCGATATGCTGACGATATTGTGATTCTTGGTAATGACAAGAATTATTTGAGAAATGTATTAGTATCTATAAAACTATATTTGAAACAGGTTCTTAACCTAGAGTTGAAGCCTAATTATCAAATATTCCCTGTAGAAAGCAGAGGTATTGATTTCGTAGGCTATAAATTCTATCATACTCATGTTCTACTGAGAAAATCTATAAAAATGAGGATGTTTAGGCTTATAAATCTATATAAATAGAATAAGATTGATAAAGATGAATTGAATAGAAGAATGAGGTCTTATTTTGGATGGATGAAATTTTGCAACTCTAAGAACTTGCTGAGAAAGGTAGAGGAGTTAACTGGATTGAAATTCTCTAACTGGAATGGAAAAGAAGTTAACATATCTAAGTTTTATAATAAATATATTCACATTGTAGAGGTTGTTGATTATGACAATCATTTTCGAGTGCATTTCATGTATAACAATAAACCCTACTATTTTAAAAGTAAGAATAGGAGATTACACTATTCTTTGCTTAGATACAAATTTCCTATAAATTTTAAAATAACACCTTATGTTAGAGCCGAATAGAATACAAATGGACGTTTATCCTTAGACAATCCAAAAACTTGGGAACGGTACTTATTACTATAACTATGATATAAAAGAAATTAGTGTTGAAGTACTTGATTTAGACAATACCATAAAAGAAAAAACTTACTATAGTTTTATCTAGGTATTATTAAATGGACAGCCTAATTACAAAGATTGTGTAAAAGCTATAGTTAGAAGATTCCTTACAGTCGATGAAGAATTTGATTTAATCAATTCATATAATAGCTATTCAGAAAATCTTACTTCTGATTCTGAAGTTATTAATGAATATAAGGAATATCTTAACATATTAAAATAGATAAAAGCTAAAGTCAAGGAAGATTTTGCTAAATTATGATATATAGAAATGGTAAGTTAATATTACAGGTCCAAAAAGATATTCTAGAACTTGTAGAACAAGTTTAGCAAAGAGTACAAAAGAACATTGGAGCTATATATAAAGGGTCGTAGTTAGTCTGGCTTACCGTATACGATGCTGTTAGAAGCTGTTTTGGTAGCGGAACTTGGCTACAAGACAGACCTTGGTTAAAAGATGATTCATGGAAAAATAATTGATTTGTAAAAAATGGCAAAATTTGAAAATTTACCTAATCAGATTACAGATTTAGCAACAGAATGGGATGGACATTCTGGAATGGAGGTTGAGGATTTCATAAGCCGAAAAATAGAGAAGACAGAGGGATAGGATATAGTAGATGCATCGTATGATTCTTCTACTAGCATCCTTACTCTTCTTAAGAGTAATGGAGATAAGGTAGAAACTGAAGTATCAGTTATTCCTCCCACGTACTCTTATGGTATTATGGTGTATGGAGTAATGTTAGACAATAAGACTGACAAAATCTATACCGAGGCTAATAGTTCTCTTTTGATGCAATATAACTCTGATAGAAATGTTAAGGTTGGTATTGCAATGTACGCCGTTGCTACTACTTCTGTAACAACAGATAGAATTGGACCTTTCAATGTTAAGATTAGTTATGGAACTCAATCTGGAACATTTAGAGTAAACAATATTAAATATAACTAGTGTATTATTGATCCTTCTACTGGAGCAATTACTGGAGTTAATGTATCATCAGAGGAATTAATTGATACTCTAGCTTGGATAGATATTACTGAGTTATTTACTAAAACTTAGTCTGCTAAGAAAATTACTGCTCAGGTAATAGATGACCCTGAAGTAGAAGATACTTTAGACCTTCCAATTACTACCGAAGTAATCACTCTTAATTACAATGGGGAAGTTGTCTTAAGTAACAACCTAGTTAATTTCTCTCTAACTGGAGGAACAACTAGCAATTATCACTTAGAGGGATTTAATAACGGCTCTGCATTTTCTACAAGTGGAGGGGTATTGAATTATTCCAGTTTAACCTCAGGACTTAATCAATTAGCTGTAAAGGCAGTCCATAATACTGAGAGTTCTATTTATACAGACTATATTTATGTAGATATTATTTATACATATAATTGCGTAGAAACAATCGTTGCTATTAATGGAGTAAGCAATGGTATTGCGAATAATGGCGTAGCTACTCTATATGAGTTAACAGTATTTAGCCCAGATAATAGCTCTATGGCTATAACTACTTATCTAGAGAATGAAATGCCAGACTCTGAAAGTATGAATCCTACTGAAATCATGAAATATGAAGTTATTAGTGCTTCATCTTACAATGAATAGGGAGTCTACGACACTTCGTATAAAAAGTATATAGAGATAAATAGTAGCGATTCTGAAAAATATTTAGTAATTAAAGTAGATGATACTTACTATAAGTTCTATACTGTATTTACTAATAGTTTAGGATAGACTACTGCCTATACAAGCAACTTCAAAACTATGAGAGTAGAAGCAGTGAATCCAGAATTTATATATTCGTAGGATATAGCTCCTTCTAAGAACTTTGACTAGATTGAAGGCTACTTAAATGATATTTTTGTTACTGACGAATATGCCACTGGTTCAAATCCGGCTACGGTAATATCAGATTTGGAATCGTCAGACGGATGGTAGGAAGAAGATGGGCGTACAATATTTAAAGTATCTGCACAGGATAATCCTATACTAAAATCACCTCTAAGTTTAGGATTAGGAAATAATTTCACTATTGAATTAGGATTTAAAACTTATAACATTAGTGATGAGAGCAAACCAATAGCTACAATAGGAAACTTCTAGTTGAGACCTACTCAATTCTGTTGGAATACTGAGGATAACGATTTATTTAATGCTAGAAATGCTCAATTCCAAGAAGGGGTAGAGACTCATGTATTAGTAACTGTATAGAAAGGCTTTGTTATCTCTAAGAGTGATATTTACTATCCGAACTTCCTAGCTAGCTTCTAGAGTGCTTTTGATTAGGCAGCTCCTACTACTAGCATTAACTTAGTTAGAATATATGTGAATGGAGTAATTGATAGAGAAATTTCTTTAACAGATTCTGAACTTAATACGTTTGCTTCTGCAGCACTGTAGATTAATCCTACAACTGCTGATATTGATTTTTATCTATTCAGAGTATATAATAGTACTGCTCTTACTTTTAATCAGGTTTAGAAAAATTATCTTTCTTTCTTGAAAGAAAAGACCTCTAAAGAAGAGTTCTTCGACAAGAATGATATTCTTGGAACTAATGGAGAAATCTCTTTTAGTAGAGCTAATAGTAAATATAATACTTTAGTATATGTATTCCCGACTGGAGCTAAATTCCCACATAGAGCTTGGGGAGGTGAAGATAATGAAACTCCTCCACAAGAAACAGCATAGAAAAATTCTCCAGTAACTTTATTCGTTAACTATGCTAACTCTTCTGTTAATAACTTATACGGAGGTAGATTAACTCATGGTCGAGTAAAGGGACAAGGTTCCTCTGCAATGAGATATCTAATTTGGAATGTTACCTATGCTTTAAATAAATTAAAGGATTAGGAAGGACAGAAAATAAAGAGCCCGTTTACTCCATACTCTTAGTTAGATACAGATACTAATACGTTTAGAGAAGATGCTTCTTCTACAAAGGGTTACTATGTAATGCCTCCTTATGATGGATAGCAAGATACTACTGCATATAAGATAACTAAATTAGTAGGTAAAGTAAACTTTGCTTCTTCTATGCAGTCTCATAAGATTGGTTCTTGTAAATTATTTGATGATGCCTATAAGGAATCTAGAGGAAATTTAATTTCAGGAGGACAGAAAGCCGTACATGAAGAACCATTCCTATACTTCTATTGGGAAACTGATTTAGAGGATGTTTCTACTATAGAACTAGCAGATTTGTTAGATAATGATGAATCTATCAAATTTATGGGATTCCAAACTTGGGGAGCAGGTAAAGGAGACGATGCTTCCAGTGGATATGACGAAGATATAACTCCTGAATATCTAATGCTAGAAGGTGGTGAAAACACTGACCCATCTGTAAACTTTAGACGTCCTTGGTAGGCGCTTCAAAGAGCCTCTGGTGTACTTGGAGAAGATACTTATGGACTAACTAATCAACCAACTATAACTTATGCTAATTCTTTACTTCGTCCTTGGGATAATCTTCTAATCGAAGATGAATCTGTTGTATATGACTAGAGAGGAGCTTGGGATATTGATTATGGTTGTGAAGAAGTAGAAAATGATAGTGGAAAGACATACTTCCAATTTGCTGAATCAGTACATGAATCTTTAAAGAAGTTTAGAGAGTTCTATGACTTCGTTTATACACATGATTACAACATGGTTCAGACAAGTGCTACTAGTCCTTCTGGATGGGATGTAACTAAAAAGTACATTGTAACAGCTAGTACTTGTACGCTAAATCCAACTAGTCATAAGTCTGGAGATATTTATCGTTATGATGATATTAACGGAACTTGGGTATGTGCGGGAGTAAGTTATGAATCTGCTACTGGATGGGCTAGAGCTAATATCTACGAGTTAGCTGGAACAAGTAGCGCTTTAGGTATTCCTGCTGCATTAGATGCAATGAAAGCTAATTTCATTACAGGAATTAAGAACTACATAGATGTAAATGATATTGCTTTCCACTAGGCTTTTATTAAGTTTGTATCTGGAACTGACAATAGAGCTAAAAATACATATTTCCAAATTATTGGAAAACTAAGAGAAGAAAACGAAGAAGGAGAATTTGTTGAGAGTGGTAAGGGGGATTATCTAGTTAGACTTATTGGAGACGACTTAGATACTATCTTAGTAACTGATAACAACGGTCTTCAATCTAAGCCCTATAATTTGCTAGAGACTTCCTATAGAGAAACTGACTCAGTATATTGGGGAGATGCTAACAATGTATTCTTCTATATGTTTGACCAATGTTTCGAATCTGAAATAAAAACATATTTAGTAAGTGTTATAAATACTGCATTTAAGAACAGTAACAGTATGGAAGATAAATCAAATTACTTCTATAAAGTGTTCTTCAATGTTCAAGAAACGTTCCCAGCAGTAGCATATAACCATACAGCTAAGATATATTATGAAAATGCTTAGGCTATTAAAAATTCTAAGGTACTTTCATATTATAGTAACAACGAGATTGAACCTATCGAACAAAGCCACGGCTCTTGCTTAGCTTGTGAGAAATAGTTCATGACCAAGAGATTTGCATTCCTTTCTACTTATGCATAGACTTCTTTAGGAGCTATTGCACTAAGAACTGCAAGTTCTGCAGGTAGTGGTGATACTCTGAGATTAAGAATGGAGTTTGAACCATATTAGGATTGCTATCCTGTTTATCATTACAACGGTAAAAACCTTTATCTATCTAATTTCTAGACATCTAACTTTGATGCAATTAAGAATTTAGCATAGACAGGAAATAGTTATACAGCCGAAATCAATCAAGGAGATCCTGCAATTAACCAAGGTATATACTTAACTACTTTATATAAGAAGTTAAATATTTTAGGTTTAAAGATGTCTACTATTGATGCAGATTTTGCTAGAACTACTGAGTTCCAAATTGATAATGCTTAGTTAGACGATTATACTAGTCTATTCCCAAGCGATTATCCGGACTTAGCTATCAGCTTATTTACTCCTTCATTCCCAGTGTTAGAGAGCTTAACTCTTAGAAATATGACACTTCCTACAGAAATGGATTTGTCTAAGTTCTTAAAGTTAGAGACTATAGACTTCTCTAAGACTACTACTAAGAGCGTAGTATTCCCACAAACTGGTAGACTAAAGAATGTAATTCTTCCTGATACTATAGAAACATTTAGAATCTATGATAATCCAGGATTGACTGATATTACATTTGAAGGATTGAATAATTTATCAACAGTATATATTGACTGTGATAATGTAGGAAGTTTTGATGTAGCTAATTTCTGCGAATAGTTAATTAACTGCAATGCCCTTCAATCAGTAACTATTAGAAATGCTAATCTGTATATAACAGAAGATGCATTAAGAAAGATGATTCTTACTAATACTTGTAACTTAACTGGAGATATTTATATTGTAAATACTGCAGGAAGCACTTAGTTGAAGGCTATTAGCTTTGCTACAAAGCAGTTATTAGTTAATACATTTGGAGACATTTCTAGTTCTTCTTCTAAGATTAGAATCCATTTCCAAAGTGCTGAAATCCTAGACTTTAGTTGTGCAGGGGAAGTTTCTGTATATTACTAGGCTGGAGAATCCGGAACTATTGTTCGTCAAAACCTATTTGACATTACAGTAGATTCTGGTAATGATGTTGAAATAAAATCTGGAACTAACCCTTATAATCCATTAGTAAATGGATACTTAGATATTACTTACTCTATGTCAGGAGTATCAACTGATATTGCTACTATTGATTAGACTGGTGCTATTACCTTGAAGAAGGAATCTAGTAGTACTGCTACAGTAACTATTAGTATGAAGGTTGCTAATAGTGGAACTCCCATTAGAAAAACTGTTAAAGTAAGCTTCGCTTGGAAGGCTCCTTAGCTTGGAGACTTTGCATATGCTGATGGTACGTTTACTAGCTCATTTGATGCTACTAAGACTTTAGTTGGTCTAGTGTATGCAAAGGATGAAAGTGATGATACGTCTGGAGTAGTTTACATCATTGGTAAGGAATACACTGATGAAGAAAAGTCTTACTACTTAGGATATAGTGCAGATGGAAATTCTGGTTCTCAGGAATAGATATTACAACAGCTGTATTAGGTACAAGCCTATTTGTCTAGCGTGTCTGTTTCTAATTATGAAACTGTTTCTGGTACTGCTACTCCTAACTTAATTAATAATATTAATGTATCTGCCTACAACATACAGGTAAATACAGCATTTGCTGGTAAGTCTGATACTGAATTATATATTAATCATGTAAATAGTAAGTTACTTCCTATTTTGTATAATAACTCAGCTTGTAAGCCTTATATTAGCAGAAAACAAGTTTCTTCAGGAGGTGGTACTTCATGGGAATACTACATAGAATCTAAGTCTAACTTAAACAATCTATGTGAAGCTATTCAGACAGTATGGACCAATGCTTCTGGAACAGATATTATGAGCTGTCTATTATATCCATACTTCTATAGTATGTAGGTATATGAACCGTCTGTAAAGGATGGAGAAACTCTAAATTCAGCTTATAAGAAAGGTAATTGGTATGCTCCTTCAGTAGCTGAGTTCTCTAGAATTATTTACTATAGAGGTTATAGTGTCTCTGGAAGTAATTTCAATACTGGAGATACAGTAAGATAGCCTATTAGTACCTCAGTTGCCAATGAAGGTGGAGTGCTAACAACTCCAATTTTCTCTATTGCATATTCTAGAGCTAACAACTAGTTCCCATCTGTATGGTCTAATATAGTAGGTTCTGGAGATAATGCTGGAGTAAATAATATTACTACTTCTATTAACTCGTCAGCTGCTAACAACTATTCTTATCAAAGAACTTAGCAATATGACGGAGGTTCTGGAGGTTATACATACTCTAATGAATGGGTTACTGGTAGTTATAACGACCCATCATACTGGAACACAGTTCAATATAATAATGCTTGGAGATTAACTAAACATCAAGGAGTACCATTTACTAAATTTAATTATTCTAAGAATGGCTGATAATTTCATGCAAATAAGTCACGATAATCGTTATTATGTAATTAATAAGGATGACTCTTTGAAATCCTTACTCACTCACGAGGAGCTGTTAAGGCTCCCCTTGAGTGTTTGGAAGGAGTTATTTGAGCGAAAAGATGGAGTATGTTATTTTAAATTAATGCTTCCAGTTTTAGAAGCAGCTATTAAAGCATATGATAAATCATCTAACGTTGATTCGTTCTATTATAACGACAAAGAGTATTGGTTAGATAAAGCTACTAGAGTCGGGCTACAAAATTTAGCTAATTGTAGTACTGGTAATATGTCTTTGGTTCTTGGTAGTGAAATAATCGAATTACCAGTAGACAAGGTAAAAGAATTTCTAGCTTAGCTAGAGGTGTACGCTGGGAAATGTTATGTAAACACAACTCAACATCTATTAGCTATAAAAGAGCTTAAGACAGTTGAAGATGTTATAAAATATGATTATACTTCTGGGTATCCAGATAAGATTACGTTAAATGAATGAGAATTTAGAAAAGGATAAAATATAGCTAGGGAATGAAAAGCCCTAGCTACTTCCTTCTAAATCATTACTTAATACTATAAAGCTTGGCTATGATACTAAGCCAGTTCCTCCACCTCCTGAAAATCATATTGATTTTATAGAAGGGGATTCTGTGATGACTACCATAAGTACAGGGTTTGAGCATAATGACAAGCCAGTTCCTCCACCTCCTGAAATCAACCTTAGCTGTAAAACTCCGAAACATAAAAATCCAGATTCAGTTATAGGAAGTGTAGATACGGGATTCGGATGTGATAATTAGCTTATTAGAGAATGTCCAAAACCAAAATATAAAACTCATTTATGTAAAGAAAATTATTTAGGCGAGTTTAAAACAGAATCTGAGAAGACGCTAGCTAGAACTAATCTAGGAGTTTATAGTAAAGAAGAAATAGATAGAATTGTAGGTCAAATTGTGGAAAACAATAACAACAATTTTATCACTAAAAAGGAAGTTCAGAATATGATAGCCGACTTAGATTTTGTAGATTCTACACTAAAATTTTATGTAGACTACCAAATACCTAATAATTTATTTAAATTATGAGTACAACACAAATAAAAAGATTATTTCAATCAAAAACTGAATTTGTCCCTATTACCTTAGCGGAGGCAGTAGTAGTAAACACCTCTAATATTCCAGGACTTTCATCATTAGGAATAACAACTCTTGACAAGGTATTAAGAACTACAATGGGAGTTGTAGGAACTAATGCTGGAGATATTGCTGTGTTGAAGAATACAGTTCAACAAATTAATACAGCCTTAGAGGGTAAACAGGACAAGCTTACTGCTGGTGTAGGTATTACTATTTCTCCAGAAGGAGTTATTAGTACTACTAATAGCATAGAACTATACAAGATAGTTACTTAGCTACCAACAGCGTCAAAAGACTGTTTAAATTCTATATATTTAGTTCCTGCACCATCTGGTACTGCAGGAAATATTTTTATCGAATATATTTGTGTGTATAAAAATACGCAGGCGAAATATATTTGGGAAAAAATTGGAGAAGTCCAAACAGATGTAGATTTATCTGGTTATGTAACTAAAGAAACCTTTAATTAGACTATTAATACTATTAATGGCTAGTTAGCAAACACTATCACTGCTAAAGATGTTACTACATCAGATGGTGCTTCTAAGGTAGTAGTTAATTATACTATTCCATCAGATTTATATGACAGTATGGTCAATACAGATAGCACAGACCAAGTAATAGGAGGATAATCATGGAATTAACTATTAAACAACTTAAGCAACATGGTTAGATATTCGTTCCTTAGACTACTGCTGAAGCTGTTTTAGTTAAAGATGGTAAAGAAGTAATTACTCTTGATAATATGCTAGAGAGGAAGATTGAGTAGATTATTACACCTGCTGGGTCTGGACTATAGGCATTTAAGCAAGAAAAGAATATAATTCTTACTCACTCTAACTCCATAACTGCAAATGAATCTCCTTCTTCAGTAAAGGTAAAATACGATAATCGAGGACACATAGTAGAAGTCGCTCCTACTAGTAATGTGACGGTAATAGTGGACCAAGAAGGTTATCTTTAGTATAACGGGTCAGAAGACCGGAATCTGCTTTTGGGGAATGATTTTGGAATAGATGAAGATAATAAAATTATACTAAAATGGAATCATTTATAATATGGCACTATTAAATTTTGCTAATACCTATGCTGAAATATCAGGCAATCTTACTTTGTCGGAATCTGCTTCTGGGGATTACGTAAAGCTATTCTTTTCTAAAGACGGTCACATTATATCTCATGGAAAGGATTTTACTCCCACATTTACTCCTACAGTAAGAGGTTTAGTTCCTATTTCTAGCGGTAAAGCCACTGAAATATTTAGAGGAAATGCTACCTGGGCTGAGATAACAACCACAGACTTGCCAATAGCTGAAAATACCTCTGTAAATAATACAACAACCCTATTTACTACTCAGTAGGTTCATTAGATAATTAATGCTAGCTTTGCTGCTAACGATGCAATGCGGTATAGGGGTACTATTACTTATAGTAATGGAAGCTATACGACACATACCGTTGCTGGAGTAGAGGTTTAGGGATTTCCCACTAAATGTGAGGTCGGAGATACCTATAGAGTAACTTCTCAGGGAACTTATGCTGGATAGACGTGTTCAGCTGGCGACTTACTAATATGTATACAAGATGGAACAGGAAGTGGATTAAACACTGCAGCTTATTGGACAGCTATAGAAGCAAATATTAACGGATAGGTTAAACACACTGTCAACGGTACTTCTATATATGTTTATAGTAATAGTACTAATACATTTACCATTTATGCTCCAACAACTGGTGGTACTTAGGGTTAGGTACTACTTAGTAATGGTAGTGCTGCTCCTACTTGGGCCGCACAGTCTACTTTAGTAGTAGGAGAAGCTAAGAGGGTTAGTAACGCATTGTCACTTGGTGCAGGCTTAACTTTTGGAACTGCTGGAGTTACTTATAATGGTAGTGCAGCTAGAACAATATCTCTAGTAGCCGCAACTACTACTACTATAGGAGGAGTAATTGTAGATAAAGACTCTACGAATAAAACAATTTCTGTTACTAGCGCTGGAAGCATTTATTTAACTAAACAGAATGTTATTAATGCTTTAGGTTACGACCCAGCGGCAGAAGATTCATGGAGACCTATTACTATTAGAGGTGTATCAATCGGAGACAAGACACTAAACTTCGTACCATCTGAAGATGTTTATTTAAAAACAAACTCTAACGGGGACGACATACAAGATATTAGTTTTGGAATAAGCTGGTATAATATCAATACTAAAGAATACGAAATAGCATAATCTATGAAGATAGCATACAATCCTACTACGGCGGCAGCTTTAACAACTGCTCCCAATAATAATGATATAACCTTTGACTTAAAAGGCTTAAATATCTTTACTAGAGGGATAAAGTTTAAAGGGACAGATACTACTTACTCGGTATTTAAAAAACATACTTCTAGTGGAAGTGGAGGTTATAACGGATTGGTGCCTGTCCCTTCATATACTGCAACAAATGTTAGATTTTTAAGGGAAGATGGCACCTGGTCCATACCTGCGGCTGCGGCTGCGGCATTCATTTATACCCAATTAACTAATCAAGATCTAGATGATTACTTAGACGAAGGGAGATGGTACTATGCTGGCGGTGGTAATACCACAACGAACAAACCTAGTGGAGTAGATGCATATGAATTATATGTTGGTCGAAATGCTAGTGGTTATCGTTATTAGAAATTAATTACTTCTAGTGGTCTGATATGGTTTAGATACCATGATTCTTCTGCTTGGAAAACTTGGGTTAGATGGTATACAGACATGAATACTGATTAGAAAGTATTGTAGTCTGCTACCACTACCTCAAATTATAGACCTCTTGCTTTAGGTTATACTAACACAAGTACCACTGCTGATTTAGGTGCTAGTGTTACTTAGCAAGTTTATGTAACTACAACAATATATGCTCAGCCTAGTACAGGTAGTCTATGGGCTAATAAATTGTACTCAGGTGGAAAACCTGTTCTTACAGAACATCAATCATTAGCTAATTACGTTACATTAAATACTGCACAAACTATAACTGGGGCTAAGACATTCACAGTTAATGTTACAGCAGCAGGTTATAAAAAGACTAATTCTTCTGACTCTTATGTATTGTTAGGTGGAGGAGGACATAAAGCTGTATCCGACTTCATGTTAAAAACAGAAGAATTATCTAACAATCTCACAACCATTACTAAATCATTAAATGTTACACAAGCATGGATGGATACAGGAATAACATCTACTAACCTTCCTGCTAATGGAACTTATATAGTATAGGTACAAGTTAGTGCTAACGATGGTACAGGAAATATGTGGTATTGCTATAATTCTGGTGTAATGAGTTGGTATAGAGATGGTACTAGTGATACAGACACCGATGAAATTATCCTTCACCGTTCTGGTCATGCTTATGGAAAAACAATTTACTTAAGAACTGTTATGCAAAGTTCTGGAGTTTTAAAATTATAGATAGGTGCAAGTGCTGGCATAGGCGCTGCTTACACTTATACATTTAAATTTAAGAGGATAATATGATAAAAGTTAAAGATGGATATGCAAAACTTATAGGAACCACATATCAAGGAAGCGCTACACAAGTCCTTCTTAGCAACGGAGGAGACTTAGAGTACTCTGCTTCAAGCAAAGCCAGCACCCTAGTTCAACGAAACGCCAGCTAGCATATTTACGCTACTTATTTTAACTCAGCTATTTCTGATGAAGCGTTAACAGATATTGGTTCCGTATATGTAAGAAATACTTCTGATACCTTTATTAGAAGAGTGAGTAAGACTTAGTTTTATTCAATTTTAGATAATAAGTTTGTAACTCTTGACACTACTCAAAGTATTACAGGAGCAAAGACTTTTTCTACTAGTGTTAGATTTGTTAGTAATGCTAGTATTATATAGAACTAGAATGATACTAGTAACTATACTACTATACTGAAATGGTATAAAAATGGTGCATCTAGGAATACCTACGACCCTTCTATAGGACAACATAATACTGGAGGAGATGGAAATGGTTCTATCTGTATACTTCCATATCCTACGGAAACCAGTCCTTGGGGTGGAACGGTGGGTCTGTTTATAAGTAAAGGGGTTTTAAAATTAGATGGTAAATCAGTCGCACTAGCTGAGAATTACTATACTAAAACTGAATCCGATGAGAGATATGTGAATGTAACTGGAGATACTATGACTGGACCTCTAATAGTAAAAGCTGCTATAACAGGAACTCAATTAATATCTACTATTGCTACAGGTACCTCTCCATTAAAGGTAACTAGCACAACCGTGGTTACTAACCTTAATTCAGACCTATTAGACGGGTTACATGAAACTTCATTCTTTAGAGCTAGAGGAGATTAGTCTATAGCAAGTTCTGTTCCTACAACTACCGAATTAGCGACTAGTAATAATCTATGTGGTAGCTGGAATGTAAAGTATACAGGAGCTTCTGGACACCTAGTATAGTTTAATGCTGGAAGTGGAAGCACAAGATATATGCAGTTCTACTCTACGTATTCTGGAAGTTTGTATTGGAGAAATAGTACAGACTCAACTTTGAATACAAAATCATGGAAAACTATTGTAGATAGTGCTAACTATACTGGAATAGTTTTAAAGATTGGAACGGCTACAAAAGGTTCTGCGACTCTTCCTATATACCTAAATGCAGGTACACCAACAGCCTGTAGTACGACTCTTGGAGTTTCTATTACAGGCAATGCGGCAACAGCAACCAAACTATAGACTGCAAGAACCATCAATGGAACATCATTTGATGGAACTACTAATATAGTAACAGCTTATTGGGGTACTGCACGAACTATTAGTCTATCTGGTGCAGTTACTGGTAGTGCTTCTGTTAATGGTAGTTAGAATGTAACTATTACTACTACCTACTAGTTTGGCTCTATTGATGGAAGATATGTAGGAGGTAATAAAACTGCTAATCATGGCTCTTCTGGAACAGCTTATACAGCTGATACATATTCTTCTACATTTGTTAATAAGGCATTTGTAGCATTTGCTGAACGAGGTTCTTGGGCTTATGCTAATAATGGATATGTATCTACAGATACTGGTGTAAATATTCCATTGGCGGGAACAGCTATATTCTAGTGGGGAGCTAGTGATACGAACAAGACGTAGTTATATATAACTCCACATAATAACTCAGGAGTAAGTAATCCTGCTGCTAATGAAATGTTATTCTATACAAGCAACGGAAGTGGTTATACTTCTGCTTGGACTAGAGTATTAACTCACAGAAATTATACTAATTATACTGTAACTAAAACCGGTGGAGGTGCAAGCGGTACTTGGGGAATCTCAATTACTGGTACTGCAGCATCCGCTAGAAAACTATATAAAATTGATGGAACTAGTAGGACTTGGTCTACTTCTGAGAGTGTAGTTGGCAATGGAATTGTAGCATACACTGATACTACAACAAGCGGAAGATGGGATAGCTATGGTTCACTCTTCTAGTTCTCTAATGCGGATAACCCTACCCCAGGAACTAATGGTCACTGGCTGACACAATTATGGTCTGGAACTTCTAATAAGTTAGGAGTGAGATGGAGAACTAATACTGGAGGATGGACTACAATGTAGACTATCCTTACTAACACCAATTACATATCATATGCTGATACTAGATATGTAACAGCCTTAGGTACAAGTGGAAATTACTTAACGTGGACTAAGAACGGAACTACTAATAATATTACTATTCCCTATGCTACTAATTCCGCCACAGCTGGTAAATTAAAGCTTGTAAGTTGTTATAATGGAACTACAAATAACGACTTATGGAGTACTATTAAAACCTCTAATAGTTCTTATATAGGAACTGCGACAGTTTATGAGGTTTATGATGACGGAGGTCCAACTACCTACGGAGAAGTATTAGATATAGTTTCAATCCATTCAAATCATTGGTAGCCTCAGTTGTGGTTTGATTCTGGAAAGACTGGAAGTATAAGACATAGAAATAAAGACTATAATAATAATACTTGGGGAAGTTGGTACGTCTTATTAGATAATAACAATTATGCCGGAACATTAGACTCCAGGTATGTAACTTTAACTACTAATCAAACTGTTAGTGGGATTAAAACCTTTAGCACTTAGCAGAAATTTACTGTAGCAACTGGAACATCACCATTCACAGTTTCTTCTACTACTGTAGTGTCTAATTTAAATGCTGATATGCTAGATGGATACCACGCTGCGTCATTTTACTAGTATGGATATGTAATGTTCGCTAGAACTATAGATGCTTCCGCTCTCAGTACAAGTACTTACTATCCAGTAACATTTAGTATAGGACGTCATTCTAATGTAAGAATAGAGTGCAGAGTCTCTCTTAATTCAGGAACAAAACCATCATGGTCTACTCACCCTAATGGATTCTCAGTAAGAAAAATATGGGAAGTTAACGGTTCAGGTTGGGGAACTAATCCTATTAACAGGCGTATATTGGTATCGGATTATACATTTGCTGATTCTGATCCAGTAAGAGGTGTAGGACAGCTATCTAATAGTTCTGAAGAATATGTATATGTGAGAGGAGGAGGTAAGTACCTATTCTACATATCTCACAATATTAGTGCTACTTTACACACTTCTACTTACACTATTTATTCATAGTCGGTTGCTCCAACTACTAGTGCTCCTGCTGCTATATCTACCCCTACTTTAACATTTTCTGCCGGAAAATTTAGTGCATTATCATACAAGCCTCTTACTGGTATAAATACAGTAAATATCCCTACTAATACTAGTCATTTAACTAACGATAGCGGATTCTGGACAGGAACTAGATATTGGGCTAATATAGCTGTGTCGACAGCTTCTAGTACGTCGACTTAGCCTACTTTCAATACTTGTTATACTTCAAACTGGTTCAGAAGTACTGGAAGTACAGGATGGTATTCCGAAAGTTATGGTGGAGGCTGGTATATGACTGATAGTACATGGATAAGAACCTATGGAAGCAAGTCGGTTTATCAAAATACTGGATAGATAAGAACAGATGGATATTTAGTTACTAATGGGGGAATTACTGTAGGAGCTACTTCTCCGCATAATGGTACTTATAAATCACATGTTACTGGAAACTCATGGTCTTCTGGATATATTAGAACAGGTGCTGGTTTTTATCATAATTCAGTAAATAGTAATAGCTATGTATTGTTAGCTGGAGGCTCCTACAAATCATTAGCGGACTTCGCCAAGGGTAATGCTGGTGCCTCAGATAGAGGAGTATATGTAACTAATGGAACTGTTACTGCTATGACATATTACTTAAATGCTACAGTTAACTCTGGAGCATCTGGCAAACTAGCTTATTATAGCGGTACTAACTCTATTGACGACTATCCTAGTACTGTTGGTTCGTCAGGAACTCCTATATATCTTTCTAGCGGAGTTCCAACCGCTTGTACCGGCGGGGTGATGGTAAAATATTGGGCGTCGTATACGATAAATAACTACTACAGTGAGACGTCGGTTACATATTCCAAAAATGGAGGGAATTATAACTTTGTAACCTCTACTTCAAGAAGAGGTACTGGTAGATACACTATAGGAACTGTTTATCCTTCTGGATAGACATGGTATACTACATTGGTTTGGGCAGTTGGAAATTTAAATGCATCAAATTCGAGCAACTCTTCAAATTCTTTGTTATATTGTACTTTAATTCGTGGTTATAATTCTGGGTCTACATATTATTGGTATGTTAATACCGCTGATGATGCATCTACTAACAATGGAAGTTTTGGGTTATTCTTCCTTTGTTTTTAACTTAAATTAAGTTTTTATATTAAAAGAGTATTACTATAATTGATTGAACCAAAATTAATGATTTATGACGTTAAATGATGTATTGACAAAACAAAATGTAATCACCAAGATTATTCTTAAAGATGGTGACAAAGAACTCCCAAAAGAGTTAAAAGTAAAGATTATGCGTATCAGAATGGCTTATAATAAGATTAAGAAGCAATTCGATGATGATACTCAAGAATTTACAAATCAGATTATATCTGATGAACTTAGAGAATTGGCTAATAAGTCCGAAAGGACTCCGGAAGAAGAAGCAAGATTCAACGAACTCAATGATAAAACTAATTCTGAATACCAAGAATATCTTATTCAGAAGGGCTTCGAGGAAGTTAAAGATACGCCAGATGATGTAATCACTATGGAAGAGTATTCAGATATTCTAGATGTTAATTCCGGAAATGATGTAGAAATTAACGGAAATTCTGTTAAAGCTGCAGACTTAATGGAAATTGTATTTGACTTATTTGTAAAATAATAATTTATGGAAATTGTAAAAACAAATGAAACGTATCAAATCTCTGATACAAAAGTGGAAAAAGGCTGGGAAATGACAGGAACAGCTACTAAGGATACTATCGGTTCCATTGGGATAAGTTTTTCTGTAATGAAACCAGGAGAATTAGTAGAAGAAATAGGAAGTGGAAACTACAATTTAGAACCTAATTCGGACAGAATTAATATTAATTATAGTACCTACGAATCTACAAAGGCAGACTTTGTAGAATACATGGAAGAAATAGTTAGTGCAGTTAAAACTCATTTCTCTGAATAATATGGGAAGAAAGAAACCTAACGTACCAAGAGCCGGAGTTAAACGTGGAGGAAAAATCAAACGCAAGTGTAAATAAGAGGCTGTATAAGCTACTTATTATAATATTGAGATACACTCCAGTAGTGCTGTCTATGAATGATATATTACATTCAATATTATCATACTATAACATCAATTGCTATATTTTGAGTTGCCTTGGAGGAGTATCTTTAGCATTTCTCGGAATTTTATACATCATATCTTATGTATTCAGATTTTGTTACTTGTATAGGATTCCTTTATACTTCGTTACCTTAACTAACCTCATAGCTCTATATGATTTATATGTTGGAATCAACATCGGAGATTTACAGATGCTTAGAGTATACTTAGTATTATTTGGAATAAGTATGATTTCGTTCATTTATCTTAAAGTTAAAAAGAAATGTTGAAGTCTATAATAAGTAAAATTTAGGCTTGTGATTATCTTGGTGTTAGTAGAGCTACGTTTGACAATTATGTTAGAGATGGATTCATTCCGAAAGGAATCAAATAGGAAGGTTTTAAAGAACTTTCTTGGAATAAAGCAGACTTAGATATATTTTTGTCCAGTAAGAATTAACTCAGCAACGAGTTAGAAATCGGGAGTCTTGAATAGTTTATATTATGATAACATAATGTAACTGTTTAAGATTCCCGATTTTGTTTTTAGCATCGTCCAATATCACTCTTAGAAATGTATATTATAGTGTAGTTCTAGAACAGATAAATATTAATTATTAACATTTAAATTGTAAACTATGAGTGATACAAGAACTTATATCGTACCTGATGGTTAGGAAAACAGTACTAACCAGATGCTGCCTTGGATGGCTATGATGAACGGTGGTATGGGAGGATTCGGTGGAAACGGAATGTGGAACAACCCGTTTATGTACTTAGTTTGGATGTGGATGATGCGTTGGATGAACAGAGGTGAATGGGGAGACGGAGACAACTGTCAAAAATTACAGTCTGCTGAAATTCAAGGATAGTTAGCCGGTCTACGTGAGTAGATGAATACTAACTAGAATACTCAGTTGTTAATGGACGCAATCAAAGGTAATTCCGCTGCTCTTGGTCAACTTGCTACTAACTTAAATTGCGACTTTGGAGTATTGAAAGACTGCTGCTGCAATATCCAAAATGCAATTACTACTGTAGGTGGACAAGTAGGATACACTTCTGAAAGAGTTATCAATGCCGTAGAAAGAGGTAATTGCGATGTTATCCAAGCAATCAACAACTGCTGCTGCAACACACAAAAAGCTATTATCGAACAGGGCTACCAAAATCAACTAGCAAATGAAAGACAGACTTATCAGATTACTAATAGTGTAGATTCAGTAGGACGTGCAGTAGAAAGAGGATTCTGCGATTCTGCTTATGCAACTCAAACTCAGACTTGCGCTCTTCAAAATACTATTAGAGACACAGGTACTGCAAATACTAATCAAATTATAGCTAAGCTTGATGCTATGTAGAATCAGGCTCTATTAGATAAGATTGATGCTTTACGTGAAAAGAATAGTCAATAGGCTGTTGTTATTAATAATGCCCAGTAGACTGCTGCATTTGGACAAATGATAGGTCAAGCTACTTCTCCTATTGTTGCTGCTGTTAATGCTCTACAAAGTGATGTTAACGGAATTAAGTGTAAACTTCCTGAAACTGTAACATTACCATATAGCTGTGCTACTGCTGTACCTACTTAGGCTGTATTCAACGGATACGCTTTAGGAACTTACGCAGGATGGAATGGCTGTGGATGTAATAACTCTCTTTGGGGTTAAGAAAGGAGGTAACTATGTTATTACCTACTTATATTAATGTCAATAGAGGAGGAATACCAGCTATTAGTAGTTTGTCTGTAAATGTTACGACTACAGAAGTGTAGTTTGATTTTAACAATCATCGTAATATTGGTGCGCCATTTAGAGGATTACTAATCGTAAGACTTAACTAGGCTATACCTACAGGTACTACAACTACTCTACCTATTGTCTTCACTTCTGGTGGAGGCAATCCTTAGAGATTAACTGGATTTAACGGAGCAGATATAACAGTTGCTCAAATATCTGGAACAGGAATTTACCTATGCTGGTTTGAGCATACTACTAATACATTACAATTATTAACAGGAATTGCATAATGGCATTTTAGAATTTAAGGAATAGTAATTAGCTATTTATCTTGCATAAAGATTCTGTCCCTACTTTGGAAATTGGTAAGGTTACTAACGTATCCGTACCAGTTCCTAAGTATGGAAACCCAGGAATGTATAATCAGGAAATGATAGTAGATATTACGGCTGATATAAACGGCACATCTGCTAATTTCCAGAAATTACCTGCAATGGGAGACATTGCGGATTTCGGAAATAATATTGTGGTTTCCTGCAACAAAGAAGCAATGAATAGTGAAGTTTCTTCGATGAAGCAAAGAAGCCTGGATATAATTAATAGTATTGAAACACATTAGAGTATTATTAAAGGATGTGACGAAATTCTATAGCAATTAAATCCAGAAATAATTGAGAAACAGAGACAAGAGCAAGAGAATAAGGCTTTGAGGGAAGAAATTAATTCCCTTAAAGAAATGTTCAAAGAATTTATTAATACATCTTTAAAATAGGAAAAACATGGCAACAATAATTGAAATTCAGGAGTCAAAATTTGAACATCTTTCTGATTGTGCTGAACAAATTGTTAAACACGGAAAGAAATTGATGCATTGTTTATCAGAACTAGAAAGTAAATCTGGTGAACACTACATGGAAAGATACGGAAAACGTAGACGTGGTGGAATGAGAGATTCTGATTACGACGACGAGGACTACCCAAGATACTATTGATATGAGAGCAGCTTTGGATATGTATGACGATATGCCAAAGTATATGCGTAAGTACTTACAAAACTATGGTTGGCATTTCAATAAGGCTTTGTGTTCATACGCTATTTCTTTTATGAAAAAGGGAGGGAAATCCCTAGAGCCAGTATCCAAAGAATACATTGATAAGGTATTAACTCAGAACAACATTAAATTAGAAAATAATGTTGGATATGATTATGTATTTGTTGGCAATATGTGTAAGGCTGATTACTACGGAAGTAGTATAACAGATGAAAGACATTTTGCTCTATACATTAAGGATACCATAGACGATGAAGACGCTGGAGATGGTACTACTATGAGGAGATGGTATGCTACTATGGTAGCTAACGGAACTATGGTAGACTGGGAGGATGTGATATGACACATTACAGAGTATTGTTTGAGAGATACGATTGGGATATAGAAGTTTGCATAATTGTGGAAAATCCCAATGTTCAATACATTTTAAGTAGATTAAAGGATTTGGGATGTCCAGACGATGTTTTACATAGAGCAGCTTCTAGGATAGAAAATTACGAAAATTCAGGTTTTACGTTTACTAACCAAGAAGAACACAAAAGCATCATAGTTATAAATAGACCGGATTCCGCAGAGGAATTTATAGATACTTATAACCATGAGAAGAACCATGTTGAAATGCATATATGTAAAGAGTTTGGTATTGACCCATATTCTGAAAAAGCTGCTTATCTAAGTGGTTAGTTGGCAAAAAAGTTATTTAAGGCTCAGCTTAAAAACTGGATAAAATAACTCTATATAATTAATAGGAGAATTTTCCGAGATTGGGAAGTTCTCCTATTTTTGTTTTGGTAAATCTGTAATTATGATTATATATTACTGTGAACACATAAACATATAATCTTATGAAATTTTTTACTATTGAAGAATTAACGAAAAGCACTACTGCTTAGTAGAAGGGAATCAAGAATGTTCCTTCTAAAGAGGAAGAGCAAAATTTGATAGCTCTTATTGAAAATGTTTTAGACCCTCTTAGAGAGGCATATGGCAAGCCAATTATTGTTACTAGTGGTTATAGATGCCCAGCTCTGAATAGGGCTGTAGGAGGAGCTAGTACTAGCCAACACATGACTGGATAGGCTGCCGATATACGTACAGTTTTAGATACTAAATCAGAAAATAAAAAGTTATTTGATTTAGCTCAAAAATTGAAATTACCATTCGATTAGTTAATAGATGAACATAACTTAGATTGGATTCACATAAGTTATTCTAATAGAAACAGAAGACAAGTACTGACTATAAAATAATATGGGAGAAGGTAAAACCAATATGTTCGGTAAAACCTATAATACTATTGGTTCTACCGATTCTAATTTTATTATAAAAACAAAAGGAGATTTAAAAGTCTAGTGGGGAGGCAAATTTATTGATATTATAAAGAATGGTAAAATTGCCTCTTCTAGCACTAATATATTAAAAACTGCATCTAGTTCCGATGATATTTCAGATAATGGAATATATTTAATACCTACTGAAGAAGGCAACGAAGTATGGATTTCTATAGATGGAACTAAAGTAAATCTAGCTGGAGAAGTAGGAACTACGTATGTATCATTCTTGGCAGAACAGAAGGAAGTAACCACAGATTAGAAATATACGGCATTAACTAATGCAGGGTTCTATTATGAAACTTTAGAAGAAGCTCAGTAGGCTGGTATAAAGGCTGGAATCATATTTGTAATAGAAGAAAATAAACTTTACTTAGCTAAAGAAGGGCAATTGTCTGAGTATATTGCTTTATCATCTAATACTGGAAATGATAAAAATACTTACTTTGATGAAATTACTATAAAAGATCTGAAAATCTATAATGATGGGTCAAACATGACCATTTCCAGTCCAAGCTTACAATTTAAAATAAACGAGCAATTAGCTATATCATTAGATACGTAGCTTAGGTCTTATTTAAGTATAGCTATGTAGACTGGAACTTTCATATAGTCTAATAATGCCACCTCTACTAGTGGGTATAGGTTATATGTGAAGGATGGTAAGTCTATACTAGAAGTAGATTCTTTGGTATGGAGAGATATGGGACAAGTGCTTGGAGGAACTAGCGCTACTAGATTAGATGATGTAATTGTCTACAGCTTGCATAGTAATGTTATTCAGTCAGCCTATTCTGATGAAAACAATGTAACTTGTACTCTAAGATATCCCAACTCCTTTCCCTCTTAGGGAAAGGTATTTGTTATCGTACCTCTAAGCATATAGGTAAATGTAGACTATGAATAGGAAGATACGAATATTGAAGTTACTGCTGATATAGGGGATATTGTAGCAACATAGGACATAAAAATATAGGTATTATATGTGGCTGATGGAGTGGAAGGCACAATGCAATTAACTATTCCGACAGGTGATAGCGCAGCTACTAGCAATTTATCCGGAATCTCAGATTTTGGTATAGATGGATTTACTATTATATCAGGACCTTCTAACATTAATGGTTAGGATGTCTATGGAAAAGGATAGCTAGTGGAATGTGATATAGTAAATATTGATTCCTAGGAAATAACTATATCTATGAACTCTTCTATTTCAAATTTATTCTTGACTAATTGTGAAGGCTCGTTTATCTATTTGGCCAATGCTCCTCTAATTAAGATTATTCAAAATACTATAGATATATTAGATAGATCTAAGACTATAGTGGACGAAGACACTCTAGAGGAGAGGCCAGACGATACTATTCATACAAGGATAGGAGTTGTAAATGAAGAAGATTTTGATTCTCTTAAAGAGTGCCCAGAAGAACAAGAAGAGGTAGGGGTAGGTATATATTCCGATAATTTTATTGGCCTAAATTCTAAATTATACGATGTCATATTTAAGAAAAGATGCAACTTTCCTAGATACGATGAAAATATTGAAATACCAGAGGATTTTAGTGATTAGAAATATAATGCTATAGTTCCTAACATAAATTGGATTAAAGAATTATTAAAGCTAGCAGTTCCTAGTGGAACAATAGCTATGTTTAATGGTAAAGCTGAGTTACCAGAAGGTTGGGCAATATGTGACGGAACTAACGGAACTCCCAATTTAGTGGGAAAATTTATTAAAGCAGTTGCCTCAGCAGATGAGGTCGGAGACAATGACTCTATACTTGACGAAAATAATGAATTAATTCTTTCATAGGATTACTTACCAAAACATAGCCATCCTCATAAAGCCCATACTCACAGCTTAAGTGGGGATTTATCTGGAACTACGGGAAGTTCTGGAGATCTATCTGTATCTTTGGAATATTCCGATTATAACTGGGGTATAGAATCAGTTTCTAAGACTTTTGTTACTTCTGTAACCGGAGAAGGCATCACTACCGAAACTGGGACAGTAGATGGAGTGTCTAATATAAAGACATAGGGAGGTACCGCTACTGGTGGAAGCCATACCCATTCTATATCTTTGGAAACAGATGAAGGGACTTCATTATCTTCTGCTACTAGCGAAGAGTAGACTTTGTCAGATTCTGAATGGCCTAATAAACCCTTGAAAATAGAACCACGTTCTTATTCTTTGGTATTTATTATGAAACTATAATTTTTTATTATTAAAATTTAACAATTAGTTAGGTTTTAATTGCTGTATAACTAATCAATGCTTATATATTGTATGATTAACTAAAAAATGAATATGAATATGGAAAATTTTGATGATGTAATTTTTGAAGACGACGAGTTTGGGGACATTGACCTTGGACAGCAAAAACCAGAAGGTAATGAAGGTGATTAGCCTGCAGGCTAGCAAAAGCCTTCTGCATAGCCAGATGAAGATTTAACAACTGAAGTACTACGTCTTAAAGGTATTACTGACCCAGGAAAAATTAAATTCGAAGACGAAACTGGTGCTATTGTAGAAAGAGCTTGGGACTCTCTAAGCAGAGAAGAATAGATTAATATCTTGATTGACCAAGAAGTAGAACAGTAGGACTTTGACGACTCCGAATTGTAGCTTATTAATACAATTAGAGAGAGTGGAATGACTCCTGACGAGTATATTCAATCTCTATTGCCAGAAACAGAACCAACTAAACGATATAAAGTCGACGATCTTTCTGACGACGAAGTTTATGCATTGGATTTATTACATAAAGTCGGGTCGGATATTTCTGATGAGGAAATTAATCAAGCACTTGAATTAGCTAAACAAAATGAAGGTCTATTCAAGAAAACAGTAGAAGGACTCCGCAAAGAGTACATAAGACTTCAGGAAGATGAAGAGGCTCAGATAGCTAACGAGAAAGCCGCAAGAGAGGAAGCTGCTTATAATAGATTTGCTGACTCTATTAAAGGACAGATTAAAGAACTTGATTCCTTTGCTGGACAACCGCTGCAACTATCTGACGACGATATAGAAGATTTATCCTCATTTATGCTAGAAATAGATGACCAAGGATTAAGTGCATTTGGTAGAGCTATGAATGACCCTGCCCTATTTACTAAAGCTGCATTCTGGATTCTTAATGAGGATAAAATAGTAGAAGAATTAAATAAATAGATTCAGGATAACTATAGAAGAGGTTATGAGCAAGCCAAATTAGATTTACAAGGAAAACCTAAAGCTAAATTGGTGTTCAACAAACCCGCTTCACAAAAGAAAACCACAGACGATGTGTTTATAGATGATGAAGATTGGTATTAAGATTTATTAACATTTAAAAAGAATAATTATGCTTGTAGCGAGTTTTGTAACTAATCGCCCAACGATGGGTGACACTAGAACTTATGAAGATTTTAGTAAATTCTTGGGAGAAAGACCTCACCGTTTAGGCGTTGTATCTCGTCTTTATCCGGAACTTACTGCAACTTTCTTGACAGAAGCTCTAAGAAATATTTTCTACGGAGATACCAAGAAAGCTACTGGATTCCAGAATATTGATTCTACTTATTTCGAATGGGAAGTAGAAACTAATTATATTAAGAGAATCCCCTTCGCAGCAGTGCCTGTTGAAGATGGAGCTGATGGCTCAGAAATTGAAATGATTTTCCCAGAAAACTATTATCAATTACACGAAATTTTCAAAATTGAAAAAACTGGATAGCAATGTTTTGTTGTATCTCGTCCTACTAGAAAAGCAGACAATATGTGGTCTGTAATGGTAAGACTTATTGATGATGACTACTCGTCAATCCTGGATAAGGATGGATGTCAAATTGGTGATACAACTCGTTTCATTGGTAACGCTAAGCCAGAATTGCATGATACTGGTTTCGTTAAGTATCAATCTAACGTTGAAAAGATGAGAAACTATATGACAACTATTCGTGTTGACGATAGCTACTCTTCTAAATATGCATTAATGGAAGATACTTTCATTAAGGTTGGTAAAGGCGAAAATCAAGGATGCTTAACTGAAAAGATTTACAAACTTGAGCCTATGAAGAAGAACTTAATTGAAAACTTCTTATATGCTCGTGAAAATATGATTCTATTAGCTAAAGGAAACATCGGAGTAGACGGTAAAGCTACTATCTCTGATAGAGGTACTGGACGTCCAATTCCTATTGGTGACGGTATGATTCCTCAAATCGAAAGATTTGCTTCTAAGTATGCTGCTAATAGAGTAACTATTAACACATTCCACACAATCATCTCTACTATGGTAGAAAAGGCTGAGAAACCTACTGGTAATCACTTTGTATTCATGGTAAACGAAAGAATGTGGGGAATTGTACAGAGAGTTCTTGGAGATTATCTATCTACTCGTAAGACTGATGGTGCTTACTTGTGGTCTAGAGGTGGAGAAGGAAAATACATCAAAGTAGGTGCTACATTTGACGCTTACGAATGGGGTGGAAATGTTGTATCATTTAAAGTTGATAGAACATTAAGTAGAGAGTTCTTAGAACCATATGCTCTATGTATTGACCTTACAACTGGTAAGACTTCTACTCAACCTCCTGTAGCTATGTATTCTCTGAAAGGAAAAGACTACATCTTTAACGAAGTACTTGGTGTAGGTGGTCGTTCAGGTGGTGACAGTGGTGTTGTTTCAACTCCTGTTGCTGGAGGTATGATGACTATCCATGGATATGCTGGTATTGCAGTATTTAATCCATATCGTTCATTTATTCTTCGTTGTAAAGAGTAATAAGTAAGATAAATAAAAATAAAATAGATACGGTGGGGAACGAGGTGCTTCCCCACCTAATTCTTTAAAATATGAATATGAATTATGGCAAAAAAGGTTAATGAGGTACAAGATGGAGATTTAAAAAGTAACATCGTTGTATTAAGAAGTGTATTTGGTAAAGTCGGACAAAAATATTACATACAACCACAAAAGGATGCTCGTGGTAGATACGCAGATTGTGTAAAGAGAGTAAACTCCCAAGGAGATATTATTCTCACCCCAGAAGAAATTGAAAATGAATCAAAAGGACTAGCTGCATATATTCCAGAGACTGAGTTATTTGTAATAGAAGATGGTAAGACTTTCAATCTAGATGATGTCTATGATAGAGCTGTTTGGGAGGCAATTAAAAATTGTGACTTAATCGCTCCTGACAGATTTGCGAAAAACGAGAAGGGTGATTATCTAATCGACGGAACAGTAGACCCAAGGTCAAAAAGACCTAGATACGGTACTGCTGAGCTTTATGTAGATAGACCTGGATTTGAAGCTCAACGTAGAGTTACTAGACGTAAACTTATTGTAGAGGCTTCTAATTATATTATGAATGACGAACGCGGATATGAAGGAAGATTACTTGTAGCTAAAGTTTTAGGTAGAGATATGAAAAATCAGCCAAATGCTGATGTTGAAGATTACCTATTATCTATAGCTGAGAAAACTCCGGAAAAGATTATCAACTGCTATACTGGTGGAGATATTCAACTTCGTATGTTATTTATAGAAGCTCGTGAAAAAGGAGTTATCGTTAAAAAAGACGGACTCTTCGTTTATGGAGAAGATGGTAAAGTTGCATTAGGTGCTACTGATAATGCAGTAATTGAATGGATGAAATTATCTAGAAATAGTAAAACCCTAGCCTTAATCAGAAAAGACACATATCAAGACGTGTTTGAAGATTAATTATCAATATTTTAATATAATGCGAAATGACCGCAAGACAGGTTTTTGAAGCTACACTAATAGAACTTAGTAAAATTCAAGCACCTTCACTTAAGCTTTATGAATTTAACTATTTATTTAATAAAGCTATAAACTAGTATATTAATAAGGTATACAACGTGTACGATATTAACTAGCAAACTACTGATGATTTGAGAGTCTTGAAGTCTACGACTTTCTTGACTCCTCACAAGGTAGAACTTGCAGGAAGAGCATCTGGAGCTGCGAAAGATAGTGCTATTTAGAACACAAAAGCAGTTACTGGTAACTAGGATTCTCCAGAAGGAGGATACACTGGTTAGGCTTCATCTTATTTAAGTAAAGCCCATCGCTCAATTCAATCTCTACACGGTGCTACGTATGAAGTGTATATGCCTATTGACTACTTACATATGTTGAATTGTGTTTGCATTTATTATGTTGCTAAACAAAAAGATTGCTGGGATGCAGGCTCATATATTGAAATCCCTGCAACAAGATTAACTGCCGATTCTTGGAGTCAAATCATTACAGACATTTATAATAGACCTTCGCCTATGCGTCCGTACTATTATGTCCACAATCTTAACCAATAGTAGGTATTACCTACTGACCCTAGAACTTCTGTGAAAACAGGAACAGGATTAGAAGAAGTTGGTACTGATATGAATGGCATTTATCAGGTTACTTCAGCTTCTGGAGGAGAGTGGAAAGATAATGATATTGATGCAGGAACTGCTGGAGGAACTTCTCCTGAAAGTCAAAACTCTAACTTCCAAAGAACATTTAAGCTTAATGTAAATGGAAAAAATACTCAAGTATCTCTAGTTGAAAAACCCATTGCATTGAGAGCTGGAAATACTTCTAATGTTCGTTGTGAAATTAGATATGGTAAGGATGATAGTTTGTTTCAATTAGTAGAAGTGCAGATTGATTATGTTAAGTGTCCTCAGTTTATTCGCTTAACCCAAGAGCAAATAGACTTAACAGAAGATACTTCTCAAATTATGGAGTTCCCAGATTATGTAAACCAAGAGATTATAAACGAGTTGGTACACTTAGTAATGGAGCGTGTAAATGACCCAAGACTAGGTAACAATATTTAGATGACTCAATCTATTGCTAGACCAACTGGGCAATAGCAACCAGCCCCTCAACAAGGCTAATTAAACTTTAATTAATTATGGCAACAGGATTAAATTTTCAAACTTAGACAATTATCAATTCGAATCTGGATCCAGATTCAAGTAAATTGAACGGGAAAGGTACTGATAATACCTATCTTTTCAAGAGTGGCAAAACAAACATCGACGGAGAAGAAGTTGATGCTCTAAAGATTAAAAGAGATTTTGTATTCGTTAAGGGATGCGTAAAAGCTATTAGAAAGAGAGCTGGATATGAGGCAGTGCCTTGTAAAGCTACTATTGATTTCGGTGATACTACTCTTTTAGCTGCTTTAAAAGCAGGAGGAGCAAAAACATATTGCAGACTCGATATTTATTTGGGTGTTGAAGGCGCAGAACCTTACATTTATTCAACTCCCTGGGTTCAAAAAGGTATGCCATTCTGGATTGAATTTACCGTTAAAAAAGCTGACGAAGCTGCTACTATTGCCAAAAATGTAGCAGATATGCTTAAAAAGAATCATGTATTCTTATGTGATAAAGACCTAATTAATGTTTCTGTAACTGGTAGTAAACTTGTTCTCGAAGGAGCTACTGAATATCAGAGATTCCGCAAAATCGAAATTAGCACATTCGATGCTTACGATGATTATGCAGAAAAAGTTGCAGAGTTAGACCCAACGAAAACTTCTGCTACTGACATTAAGCTAGACGAAAGAGGAAAGAATAGCTTCGGTACTTACTCTCAAATTATTAAAGACTTGAGACTTCCGACTGCTGCAAACTACCAATGGACTCATATCCGTCAGGTAGAAACTCCTATTGTTGGAGCTATTTACAACCAATATATTGTAGAGTATGAAGCTCCAGCTACTAATGATGGTCTACACGCTGTAGGACAAAGAATGACTTCTTTTACTACTCATGTGTTCTGGGTAAAAAATGATTCTACACTAATTGCTGCTTGGGAAGCAGCATTAGCTACTATCGGAACAGTAGTAGACGTTGATGCTGAATCTGTATCTTCTGTAAGTGAAGATGAAGAAGATAAATTAGGTGCTTAAATAAACTAAAGGCGGGACTACCCTGTTCCGCCTTTTCTTTTAATTAAGGTATGGAACAGTCAATTTTAGAATGGGCCTTAGCAGTAATAGGCAGTGGTGGTATAGGCGCAGTTATTACTTATATTTGCACTTTTAAGAGCAAAAAGAAACAAGTAGAAGCTGAAGCCGAATCTTCAATGGTCGATGTTGAGTAGAAAAAAACGGACCTCAAACAAGACTAGTATGATTATTTGTAGACGACGTGTGATAAGTACATAAAGGATTACCATGAGCTTGAAGGCGATTTTAGAAAGTAGATATCGGAATTGAGAGAGCAAATGGATAAAATTATGTTAGAGAAATCCCAAGCCATATCTGCAAAATGTAATGAAATTGCCACTCTAAAATCTAAAGTTACTTATTTAAAAGGAATAAGATGTTATAACTTTACTTGCAAACATAGGATAATGACTAATCCTGATAAAACAGAAGAATAATGTATATAGAGAAACTTGCATCCCAAATTCGTAATGATGTTGTATCTGGACTAAGAGGTTATCATTAGAATTTATCTATGAATATGGACTAGCTATAGGATGAAATAGTAGCCTGTAGATTATCCATATTACATTAGTATTTTCTCAGAGGAATATTTCCTATCAAAGACCTATTGATAGCGATTAACTGCATCGACGTAGACTGTGAGTCTCTTGAGAGATGTAAATGTGGAGTGAGAAGTGCAGATGATACTATAACAGCTCATTTCGAAATACCACAAGTTATTTCATAGTACGGAAAGCAAGCTATTGAGTATATAGGTTCTACTGATAGGCAAAATAAGTTTACGATAGTAACATCGTTATCTGAATTTAATAACAGAAAGTATAGAAAAAGAAGTTAGAAAAAACCCTACGTTTGGATTGATTTCGCACCAAATGCAAACGGAATGTTAGATTGTTTTCTATTTAATGCACCATTCTTGTAGCAGGTTTCCGTAGTTGCAGTATTCAAAGACCCAAGATAGCTAAAGTAGTACAGTTGCTGTAATACTGATGAACTTAATGGGCCTGATGTAAATACTAGCTTTATTGATTAGCTAGTTAAGGAAAAACTAACTAAGGAAAAATTATACTATTATAGATAGGTTGCAGCTTAGCCTCTACCTAATGACTAGTAGTATGTAACAGGAGGATGATATGGGATAGAATAATTTTCATTACGCTATAAGTTTAGCTTAGACGCTATACGATATTGAGGGAGATAATGATGATTTAGAGGAAATCGGTTTAGTGGCATACAATTTTATTGGAAATAAAAACACCAGACTGTATAGAGCACTATTAGATATAAATTGTTAGGATGGGTCAGTCGAATTACCTTGTAATGTAGACATTATAGAGGCTGTAACCTATTGTGGTCCAGAGGATTGGGACTACACTAGTAATACGAAAGAGTTTGGAGACATATAGTCTTTGTACACTGAGAATTACATTGAAAGTAGAAAAGCTTTCCTAGATCCCTTTTATGTTAGCGGTAAGTTCGTTAAATATAAAAGAGTAGGAGATAAACTTTATGTTAATAAAGGTGCAGGAAAAGTAAATATTCTATATCATGGAATACTACTTGACGAGGAAGGTCTTCCCGAAATAAACGATAAAGAAGCTATCGCAATAGCTGAATATATTGCCTATGTATAGAAATACAAGGAAGCAATACGTACTAACAATTAGAATGTGTTGAAAATGGCTTAGGACTTGAAGCGCTAGTGGCTACAGCATTGCTTAGCGGCTAGAGTTCCAGAATATGTATCTCAAGAAGAGATGGATAAAATACTTAATGTATAGGCTTCTTGGGGACGTAAGTTTTATAACAAGAGCTATAAACCAACTATGTAAAATATATAGGGAGGCAATTTGTCTCCCTATTTTTGTTTATGATTATGAGTAATAAGAATTATGCAATGGGTCATGCTTTTTCTTTGCATGACATTTTTATGAATTTCCCAGTAGAAAAACTGAAAATGACTTCAGACTAGTGTAAGGAAACATACTCTGATGGAAATAAAAGAGATTTGGCGGCATCTATATTTGCCAAAAGTGTTCAGATGGTAGTAGATGATATTATAGATAATAATGTCCACTTTAAATTACCTGGAATGGCTAGGACATAGGCATATATGTATATGAAAAGAACAGAAGGTAAAAAATTTAAGAAGGCATTTAAGAATGGAAAATGGAATGACATAGACTTTGTAATGTCTAACTTTAGCGGATATTAGCTTACTCTAGAGATGTAGAGTGAAAAGAGGCTTCCAAGAGAGAAACCTATATACTTATCAGCAAAAGATAAGTAGAGAATCGTAGATAATACTAACAGAGGTAAATAGTATTAATTGTTATGGTACTAAAAACTATATAGGATTACTACGACCAAATTTGTGCAGAATATCCAAATATTCCTAAGTCGGATATTAAAAGAATTTTGCAATACGGATGGAAATCGTTATACTTACATAATAGTTATGGAGGAGATACTCTAATTAACAGAAATGGATTTTGGTTTTATTGTGGATAGTTAATGAATGATTCTCTAAAGTATTTTGAGTACTATAAAAATAAAATGAGAATTAAATTACGAATAATGTATAAACGTAAGCACATCCCTTGGGATGGATACTATTACTTTGCATTAACTTAGAATTAGTATAACGAATATTTGAGTTAGAAAAATAAAAGAGGACGACCAAAGAAAAGATTTACCTTTTCTAAGATCATCCTCTACAAAATATATGATGAGTGTAATATATCAGAAAGTAACCGAGTAGCAATATTCAGATTACCTATGCCAGTTGATTTCGGAATTAGTTTATATAAGAAAGAATTAACTACAGATAAAGCAGAACTAATCTTAGTTAGAGAACCTCTAAAATTTTAGGATATATTATTAACTAATTATAATTATCAATTTATTTCAGATAATTTAAGAAAATATAACAAAAACAAGAGAAACGATGACTAATACAATTATGACTGCGAAAAATACATTCGCAGAAGGATTAGTAATGGATTTCGCTCCAGATAATACATAGGCTACAACTCTTACATCTGCACTTAATGCTACCTTGTTAACATTTAATGGGAACGAGATGTCTCTTTAGAATGATATGGGTAATGGAAGAGTGGAGACAGCATATCTTCCAGAGGGATATGTTCCAGTGGGAACTTGTGAATTTGGGGATATTATCTATATAGTATCTTATAATCCAATTACTAACAAATCTCAGATTGGTTGTTTCCCAAGTCCAGAAAGAAATATAAGTAGTGAGGAAATAGGAGGAATGGGATAGTCCTTAAAATGGACGGATTTTCAAGGAAGTAATGGAAGTGAACCTAATGGGGAATTAGTTGCTAGTTCTGTAAAGAAGATATTATACGGAACTAAAGATATGACTTCAGGCGATAAATATATAATATATTCAGCTGAACTTGATAGTAAAGGAAATCATGAACATTTATCAGATTACGGTAACACTTCTCACCAACATGAAAGATTCCCGAAGCTAGTTAAAATTCATGTAGTTAGTATAGAAGAGTCTGGAAAGATTACTTACTTAGATTCTTCTACTAAATGGTATAAGGAAAATGATTTCTATATACAAAATTCATAGAAGATAGTAGGAAAGCCTGATTTAGACAGTTATAGAACTATGGTTAGTTCTGCATATTCAGTATTCTCTTCCAAAGTCTCTGGTAAATTAGCTTTACTAATAGAATTAGAAAAAATTACCGGATTTAGCTGTACCTGGAGCGCTTATACTAAAAAAGTAGAAGATAATTCTGAATATCAATCTAATAGATATTCTATTTATTGGAATTTTAGTTGGAGTACTGATAATAATAATATTAATCCAAATGCTGTAGTATTAACTAACTCTAAATGGACTGGGGAAGACGATACTCATGCTGGTAAGTATTAGATTTGGGAGAAGGATACCGGAGGCTGGGCTTTAGGGGGAAAGAATAAAAATTGGGTTGATGGACCAAGTGTTCCTATTGCTTATCCTAATATAGATTATAACTATAAAACTATTTCTAGAGTATATAGTCCAGAGACATACACTGGGACTTTTCAAAATTTTATAAATTCAGGTTCTTATGATGCACAGTCTAGAGCTAAGCTAAATTAGGTTAAACAGGAATTGGGTCTATCTAATGTAGAATTGATAAAAGCTAATTTATCTAGAAAAGAGGGCGGAACTCCAGATGAGGGGAAATATTATTTTAATTGTTCATCCAGTGCAGTGGATAAAGAGACTGGTAAAGTACTTTACTACACTAATTATAACAATGAGTTAAAGGCAATTACAGCTAAACCTATGTCTGACGACATTATCAATAATACTTTTAATTATCCTATAGTAAAACATTTTTCTGATTTTCTTATTCCTTTAAAATAGAAAGTCGTTGAAGGAGCTATAGAGGAGTGGAAAAATTTGAACATTAATAATCTTATTTATTATTATGAACTAACTCCTTCTATGCCTTATGGATTACTTAGAGAGTTTTCTCAAGACGGATATATAGACTTTAAGAAGATAGGAACCAAAAGCATAGAACTCAATTCATGGAGATATTATAACTATGAAAATACTAGCACCTTAACTTGGGGACTAGAAGCTTATACTGAACCAAATAAGGGAATTTCAGAGGTAGTCTTCCTATTCTATGATAATCAAGGGCTTGCTGCTGCTTATCACAATTCCGGAAAAATATCTTACAATGGTAAGTTTACAGAATATTTTACGTTAAATACTTCTGGAACTAATTATAAGCTAAATAATAAGGATGAAAAGAATACAACTTTTTACCATAAAGGTGAGAGTGTTTCTAAAGACGCCGCTACTATTTCAAATGTGTACCTTGACTCTAGTGGGAAAGTGGTGTCTATAGATGAAATGTAGGACGGACAGTCTTATTATCTAAACGATGCTGGAACTCTATATAGTAATTGTTTGTATTTAGTTAAGATTATAGTTAAGTATTGCAGTGTTGGCGTATTAGACGAATACATAGAAGATGAGGCTTCCTATATAGAAGACTTCAGATGGTATTGGACTAATACTATGTTTAATGATTATTATTACTCTACTTAGGATTTTAGAGGGTTATAGTTTAGCCTAAATTTGGATTGCTAGGCAGCGTTTGAAACTGTTAAGGATAAGTGGGAAATAAAACAGGAAAGCTACTATGCTAATGACGATTTTTCTAGTCCTATAACAAGCCAAAACGCATTTAAATCATTATCTGCCACAGTGCAGTTCGTAAACTAGGACAGGACTTAGGATGATAATCTTAGGATGGCAGTTAGAGCAGGGCTTTAGTAGGATTATAATACTTTTAATTTAGAGGAAGGATAGCTTAGTAACATAAATGTAAGAATATTCTTAGCAAATGAGTATATTCAAAACTACCCAGAACAACCTTAGGTTAAATTCACTGAAAAGGATACTACTATATTCTCTGGGATTTACCCCACTTTAGCAGAGAATTTAACTGGAGAAGTAGATGCTACAACTTCTGACACGCTAAATAAACTTGTAAATTCATCTGTTTAGGGAAATGGAGATGAGTTATATAATACTTAGGATGCATATTAGAACTATTCAAATAATTTCCATCTGTCTTCTAGTTTAGAAGGAGAAAAGGTAGGAAATTCCTCAGAAGGTGCTGAGCTAGTATATATAGACTCAAAGAAATAGGAAGAAACTTCAACTACTAATTTTAGTGTATATAATACTACTCTTGATAAGATATACTACGATGAGGCCAATTCCAGGATTAACGAAAACAAAAGCTATCCTCTTACTCTTAGAGGTATTCACTACAGTAAATACTACTACTATAATTAGTTAGATACCTCTCCCTTAAAAATTCTGAAATCTTTTGTTACTAATGTAAAAGACTTGGAAACATATTCTATGGGAGTAAGTGGGGAAAATAAAATACAATATACTAAAATATACTTCTGTTCTATTAGAGAAAAACGAGGTGCTTCTACTGAGTATAATTCATCTATTGCTAGTTTTAATACTGACCAAAATGGGATTAATACCGTAGCTGGGGAGCCTGATAATAATAGTACCAGAGGTATAAATGATGACGGAGACCAGCCGATACATGAAGGATTGTCTTTCACCTATGATAAAATCATGAATAATTTTAAGTTCTTGTTCCCAATGGGATTCGCGTATAATAATAGTGACAATCCAGCTCATAGTAATGCTAGAAAAAATGGCAATATAGTAATATCTTCTAATAAATTAGTAAAAGCTGGATAGACATTTGGAAATGGGGATTTGGGAGGAACCTTATGCGGAATATCTGTAGATGGTGTTATAGAACCAGGAGACCATATGTAGAGTGGAAATTCTCTAACTTATTACGTTCCTATTGTACTTGGATATTTAACATAGCTCTTTTACTTATCATCAGATACAGGGTAGTCTTAGTAGTATTATCCTTATAACTATGTATATCTTTCCGACAATTACTCTATCTACGGTAGAGATGTAGTAATAGAATTGCAACCTAGTGAGAATATAGAAAATAATAAGCTGCTAGTGTTTAGGGGATGGAAGTATTCAGAATACCTAGAATAGGTTATCAATAAATCATCCTTAAGCACAAGGACGTAGGAAGACTTACGAATGGAAAATAATGTAAATTTAAAATTATATGGGTGCTTAAGAACTAATCCATTAGAAATAAAAATCCCATATATTACTCCTACCACAGATACTGTTAGTGCATCTAATAGAATTATAGTAAATTCTATCTATTCTGACATTCCTAGATTTACTACACAATCTTTTACCGAAGGAGCTATATATTATTATAATCCATCTACTAAGCAATTTGCTAATGTAACTACTGGATATTCTTTACGAAGAGTTTCTAATTACGATATATTAGATGGAGAAACAATACAGACTTCATTTGCCAGAAATTATAGTAGTTTCAACATAGAACGAGTTAAGAGGCAGCTTACACTAGTAAATAACTAGTTAGCTTTATCTCAAGTGCCGTCATCTTCTACTGGTACATATTATGTGAAAGTAACTACTCAAATTAGGGGAGACTCATCTAGATCACTTACAGGATTTTATTCTGGATTAAAATATTATGATTGATTGGATTAAACTATTTGACGGAAACATTAGTTTGGATGTATAGACTAAGATGCTTCCAACTAAGGGTAATTTGGTATATGAATATAACCCATTTAGAAATTACAGAGTTACCTAGAATATGTATGAATATAAGGAGCAATTATATTCTCTGGGAGACCTGTGGTCTATATTTGGGATAAGTATAAATTGCACAGCCCACCGTTATAAGAAAAATAATGTATATAACTATAAGATAGGAAATCTTAGTAATTATAGTTATACCTGGAATCCAGATGGAGAGACAGTAGAAACTGTCTCTTCTCCTTCTGATTTCGGTAAATGGATAGAAGAAGCTTATTCTGAAGGTCGTAATGCTGACCGAATTAATCTAGAACAAGCACTAATAGATTCAGATATTAATAATGCATGGTATAATGTTCCTACTACAGAAACTGACCCTTATTTGAGAGAGTCTGGAGAATTAGTAGATTTCATTACGGACGAATTAAAATTCTCTCTTGAACACCCAGTTCATATAATTCCATAGCATAGTTATGACGGCTCTGTGAACTTGATAATTAACGACGGTATAAATATACCTAGACTAATTAATAGTAGATTCAGTGCAACTGGTAAGAACACATATGAAATCGTAGATAGAAAAGGAAACAATGATACTAACATATACGATTAGGGAGATTAGTTTGATATCGACACCTCGTTATACAAAAGAGTTGTAAAGATACCAAAAATCGAGTTTAGAGGAGTACATTCTGGAGGAAGTTTGAAAGTGGGAAATTACCATTTTTATTTTAAACTATCAGATGCAGATGGTAATGAAACCGATTTTGTTGGAGAGTCTAGCTTAGTTAGTATATTTATAGGGTTTGACGATTATTATGCCGTACAAACAGGATAGAAAAACGAAAATAGCTTCAAATAGGTAAGTTTTTAGCTTACTAACATTGACCCCTCATACGATTACGTTTATGTATACTACTCTAGAAGTACTGCGGAGGCTGGGGAGAATTTTCAAACTCAATACGCGAAAATAGATAAAAAATTCTTAGTAAATAATGCGGAAATATGTAACGTAATAGTTACTGGATATGAAGATATAATTGAATTATCAGCTACTGATATTAATCTTAGCTATAATACCGTCGATAGTGTAGTTACATCTGCTACCTGTTAGAATATGTTATTTTTAGCTAATGTGCACAAACCAGATATTCCATATAATGAACTATCCGACTTATCCTTAAGATTCTTGCCTTATTTAAAGTAGGAAACTTATACTGTGGATATAGATTAGGACTATAATGTTTCTACATCAAACAAAGGATATTTAGACCCTCTTTTTATATATAACAAAACTGGATATTGGGGTAAAGAAATCTATAGATTCGGAATAGTTTACATTCTTCCAAATGGAGAATTATCTCCTGTGTTTAACATTCGAGGAGGATACAATATCAAGGAATTTGGTAGTGCTGGAACAACCTAGGAAATTGCTTTAGCTGCAGAAAATCCTCAGTATATAGATAACCAATATACTAATATTCCAGTTTACATAAATAATGGAATTACTCAAGAGAGAAATTATGTAAATTATAATGAGGAATCTTACACCCTTTTAGGATATGATGGAGCAGATTCTTATGAAAATATAAAAGGAGTAGTATCTTTCTATCCTTCTAAGGATACTAATACTATATACTCAGTTGATATTAGAGTAGATGATGCTACTATACAAGAACTTAAGAAATATGTTAAAGGATATTTCTTTGTAAGGTAGACTAGGATTCCAACTATCTTGGCTTAGGGAATAACAATAGGAATAGATAAGGAAGCTAAAACTCCAACCATACCTACAGCCGATGGATTTTTATCAGAATTATCTGAGTCACTAAGCATGACCCACGTTACAACTAGTGATATTAATGATGTTAATTTTATTTCAGAAGGGTTCCTAAATAGATATTCTTTTGAATTTAAGAAGAAGTCATCATCACTATTTGGAAAGATTCTTAAGGCTGTTGCTATAGGAGTAGGAGTTGTTGCTTTAGCTGCTGCTACTGTATTTACCGCCGGAGCCGCTGCAGCTGCAGTAGCTGGAGCTACAATGGCAGGAGCAGTAACTGCTGGAGCTTCTGCAGTAGGGACTATCGCAGGAACAATTGCAGGTACAGTAGGGTTAGGAGCAGGATTGGGAACTGTGGGAACTCTAGCTGTAGGAGCTGGTGCCGTAGGAGCGGCTGCCGGATTATCTGTTGCCACAGCTGGAGGTATTCAGGAACTAAGATACGGCATTGCTTCTATCTTTGCGAAAAAAACCTTAAATGGTAGAGCAACTTAGGCTCCTTCTGGATATAAGATAGCAGAAACAGAAAGCTCAAGAAAGTTAACTTAGGACTTTAGAAATAGATTTATTCCAAAGGATTCTGATAGCAATTACGTAGCTGGAATACTGTGTCCGGATTATGAAGTAGACTAGGCTAAATATAATTAGATATTTACAGGAAATGAACATCTTGTAGAATTAACTAACTCCTAGAATATTAACTGTTTAAATGGACATTCGTATAATTACTTTACCAACAACGATAGACATTTTTATGTTCCTGCCTACTATGATAGGAATGTAAATACTAGTTATTCAGTAAAGATAATTCCCGTACCTGATAACACTAAGTGTGTAGGTGTAGACGATATGCTATTTAGAAGTAGAGCTGGGGAAGCTGAAGAGGCTTGGAGATATGAATGTATCGCAGAGGATTATAAATCTGAGTACTCTAAAAAGAATGATACTGAGGATTCAGAAACTATATCTAACAAGCAGATAAATACTGATATAATTAGGGGAAGTTTCGGACCTTATCTTGCATTTAACGATAAAGATAATAAATTCCAACCTGCGGAAACGGTAAACATTTACATACCAGGATACTCTACCGCTAATATGTAGAGCTATTTTTACCTTAGAATGATTGACTCTTCTACTTTTAATGCTATCACCGATAGATATGATATAGAAGAATCAGATAAATATTTGATTAATCCTCCTAGTAATATAGTAGGACAGGAAGATAGAAGTTGTGGATATTAGTTTAATGCTTATAGAGGAGACTGCTATTTATGTCAGTTTACCCATAGAGTAAATAGAAACTTTAATGACCCTTCTGCTCCTTATAATGATGAAATAGTAGATGAGAATACATGGAAGGAAAATTACGACCCAAATAATACTGAGAAATATGAATAGATAAATCTTGGAGACGTAAATGCTATTCAACTCGGAATGTGGGTTACTTTCAAGATCAGGTCATCAAATAATCTAAACATCCGTACCTTAGACGCATCTAATGTAGATGAAACGGCTATGTGTGGACATCCGAGAGGATACTATCCATACCTTCCTATGAGTACTGAGGGAACATATAAACACCCAGAATCATAGGTATACAACAAAGGTTTTACTAAATCCTTAAGTGAAAGATGGAACTTTGAACTTCCTGATGTTCCCTATATAAAGAACTGGTTTGGAACTCGTATTATGTATTCTGATATTCACGTTAATGATGCCTATAAGAACGGGTTTAGAGTTTTCCAAGGTACTCATTATAGAGATTATACTCGCGAATACGGAGAAATAGTAAAATTAATTTCTCTTGAGTCTAATCTTTTATGTGTATTTGAACATGGCATAGCATTGATACCTGTCAATGAAAGGGCAGTCGCAGGTGAGGGAACAGGTGGAAATGTCTATATAAACACATCTAATGTGCTTCCAGAGAACCCAAAAATTATCTCTGATATGTTTGGTAGTCAGTGGCCCGAAAGTGTCCTCAAAGTCCCAGGAAAGACTGGAGATTCTGCATAGTATGTTTATGGAGTTGACACAGTTGCTAAGAAGATTTGGCGTACTGATGGGAACACTCTTACTTGTATTTCAGACTTTAGAGTTCAAGAATTTCTAAATAGAAATATTACTTTGGGCGAAAGAGAACTTACTCCTAAAATAGGTATTAGAAATGTAAAGACAGTATATAACGCCTTCAAGCGAGATGTATTATTTACTTTCTATGACAATACTTATGGCTTTGAAGAAAAGGTTTGGAATCTATGCTGGAATGAGTTATTATAGAAATTTATAACATTCTATAGTTGGGTTCCTAGCTATATGGAAAATATAAATAATATTCCATTCTCATTCGATAGAAATACTTCTAAGTGGATTGCTAAACTGGGAACAAGTCATACTGAAAGTTCTTTTGCTGACGGTGTTACACTATCTAATGTAATTATAGAGAACTCTGAAAATGAATAGGGAGAAGTAGTAACTAACTTTAAGGTTCCAGTTTCCTATGTGAATAAGAAAGGTGAGTGGGTAACTCAAAACTATACTGTAGCGAATGATGGAACTAGTAGGAAAAAATACATTGGAATATTATCCTTAAGTAATAGAATACTTCCAGATGCCTAGCTTCACTATTAGATTTCCTACTCCTTGTAGAGAGATTAGTATGGAAACTATAAGAAGTTTGACATAGTCCCTCTAAATTGTGGAGAAGCTAATGGAGGTATATATCTTCCAGATGATGCTATGTTTGCAGGAGCTTTCATGCCTCTATATTGTCTAAAATTTAAGGAAGGAGGAGATGAATATAGTCCAGTCTATTATAAGGATGGATAGGAAATGACTGAAGTGTCTGACGGTGCTGGAGACACGTTCTATACTTACCAAGCTCCATATACTGCTAAATCCCTATTATCTGAATTATATTATAGGAATAGTGCAGGACATTCATATGCTGATTATGATGTACATAAGGTAGGTCCGTCATAGTATGCTACTGAATATGCCCCAGTAAAATGGTTTAAGAATGTAGATACTATGAATGAAATAATAAGTTAGTTTCCTCCGGAAACTCTAGTTGGTAATTCAAGAGGGTACGACGAATCTGGAAATCCAACAGGTGATTTATTCCCATGTACCACAGTTGGAGAGATAGCATCTTTATTATGGTATCAGAATGGCGAACCAATGGTTCACGGAATACCTTTAAATTGGTATTGGACTATAGAGTCTTCTCAAGATATTTCTTAGAATAAGATTTATTTAGACCTTCCTATATTCAAAGACATTACTGGAAAGCGTCCTACTCTTCCTAGAGAAGAGATGATAAATCCTGATAAAATAGTAACCTTACTTAATATTAAGGCTACAATATCTATTGTTGATAGTGATAATTAGTCTAAACTAAGTGATTCCTATTACAATATGAAAGCGGGATTTTAGTCAGGAACATCTCTAGTAGATGCTGGATATTATGAATCTGTTGTAGGAATAGCTCCTAGATGGAACTTATAGTTCTTATCTACAGATTTTTGGAAGCACGGCTAGGCTGGGCTGATTGACATAGCAGATGATATATATCCTACTTATTGGTACGGAAGACAGCATCCATTTGAATTTGAATGTGTAGTAGTGAACGACCCTTCTATACATAAGATATTTACTAATCTTGAAATTGTTGCTAATAAGGCAAAACCTGAATCTTTCCACTATGAAATAATTGGAGAGACCTACGACTTTGCAAAAGATAAGGTAAATATGTATTTTAGACAGGAAGCTATGAAAGCATTGTGGCAATACAATGGAGCTGATATTTCTTATGATAGGAACTTCTTGAAGGTTCAACCTAGATAGTAGCCAAAGTCTGCAGACTTCCCACATAAGTACTATACTAGACAAGATACTATCAATGAGATAGAGGATTATTATATTCATGTAACTTATCCAGATTCACACGATTATCGTCATTTATCTGGAGCGGAAGTAGTTTACTATCCAAATAGACAAGAATATCGAATCTGGAATCATGCTATGGCTGTAGATATAGACGATTTGAGTTAGGATGATTCAAGGTCAATTATCTCCGCTAATTGTCAGTATTTAGAGGACAGATGGAAAGTTACAATTAATCCTATTTTAGTATGCTATAAGAATGAATATCAAAGGAAATTCTCTGATTCCTTAATATAGCCTCAGAACTCTACTTGGGCAAAAGCCAAGAATAGTTCACAAAGCTTACCAACTCTTCCTATTTATAATTCTCCTATACCGGATTAGGTTTTATCAGCTGGTGGTATAGATTTCCCAGGAAATGACCCAGTACATCCAGAGTGGGGAGAAGATAACGCTCTTTACAATTTATATGATTTATCTGGATACAATTCCGAAGGAAATTGGAAACCGTTGGATTTAACTAACTGGTTAGACGATGTTAGTATTTATAGATATAACTTTGGAGAAGCATAGAATAGAAAAGAGTTAGATGTTAAGGATAAATTCTTAAAGATAAGAATTAGATATTCCGGAGAAGAATTAGCTGTTATAGATTTCTTAAATACTGTATATAGAATTAGTTATGCTTAATAAGAATATAAATAAAGTCAGAAGAATAGCGAAAGCCTATTATGGGCTTTCCATTCCTTCTGGGAATCCATATATGACTACGAATGGATTAGCCATCCCTGGTAATGCTATTACTTAGTAGAATTTGCTGGGAACTGATTATAGCGCTGATTTCAGAAACAGAGCTGAATAGATAATGGCTCCTACTAATAGTCTTATAGATTTTAATGCTAGAATGGGAGACTTATTTAGCTTAAAGCTAAAAAACGATAGAGATTCCTCTAAAGCTATTACATAGATAAAGAGTATGTCTGGAGCACCTTAGAAATCATAGGGAACTTTCTAGAAACTAGGAGGGTGGAATACAGTGGGACAAGCCTCGGATTTCCTAAGCGGACTAATTGGAGGTGATAAAGATGGATACCTTGGTAAATATGGTTCATTATAGCAAGCAGGAGACTAGGCGTTTGACCAGGCTTCAAATGTAGTAATGGGCATAAATCCTCTAGTCGGAGGAATAATGAAGGCAGGAGGTTTAGTTAGTGACGTATTAACCAAATGGGGTGGAATGGGTACGGATTCTATGACTAAAACCGATGCTGTACTAGGTAGCAAATTATTATCTCTTACTCCAGTTGGTATGGTTAATGGTTTCTTTGGTAAGAAAACTAGGGATTTTTCTGCTAATAGAGATACTATAGAATAGGTAGGAGGTTCTTACGGTGGAACTGTTAGAAATATAGCATCGGCAGAAGAAAAAGCTGGAAAGAAATATGGATTATTCAGTGGAGGGGCAAGAAGGTCAGCTAATAGGTTCATAAATAGAACAGAGTCTCAATAGGCGACTATGACTAATATAGCTAATGAGGCTTCTGATTTATCTTCTATAGCTACTAATATGTCGGATTTGAACCATATTTAGTATGGCTTCAACCTAAATGGCGGCTATGATTAGAGATATATGAGAGCTGCTAGACTTGGAACTAAATTACAGAGAATTAAAAAACTTAATATATAGTCTCATAAATTAGGAGGTTAGATATAGGGAGCGATAGATTTGAATGAGTGGCAACCCGTTATAACCGAAGCTGTAGAGTAGTTTGAATCTGGAGGAGAATTAGAATGGACTCCCATTATAACTCTATAGGAAGGAGGAAAAACTGAGAAAGTAGATGGAATAACAGGAGCAGCTCCGAAGATTACTTTCTAGTCTTGGTACGATACTGTTCCAAAAGATAGGTTGTCGAATAATTACGACCTTAAGAAAGCTTTTGAAGTACTACCATTTGAGGAGTTAGAAGCATGGAGAAAATCTTCTGATGAAGATTTAAGAATTGGAAAGAATCACCTACGAAGCATCTATCAGTTACCCAATGGAGATTATGAATTTTTAAAGCTAGGAAATGAATAGAGTAATCCAGAAGTTCATTTCGAAACTGATACTTATCATTCTGGGGAAAATGGATTAAAAGATTCTCATGATTTAGTCTTTGAGAAAGATAGATACTTCTATAGAAAGAAGCCTAAACAATTTAAAAATGGTGGTAAACCAGAACCTATAGACGCTCCAGAAATAGAAGAAACTAATTAGAAAAATATAATTCCAGAAGGCGCTCTTCATGCTCGCAAACATAACATGGAAAATGCTGATAACTTGACTAAGAAAGGTATTCCAGTTATAGATAATGAAGGGGAGCAATAGGCAGAGATAGAAAAAAATGAAATAATATTTACACTAGAAGTTACTAAAAAGCTGGAGGAGTTATACTCTAAATATACAGACTATGAATACTCTCAGAAAGAAAAGGATGAAGTAGCAATAGAAGCTGGAAAACTGTTAGTAAAAGAAATATTATTTAACACAGATGATAGAACAGGTTTAATTAACACATTAAAACAAGGAGGAATAATAGATGGACTTAAATGATTTGTTAGTATCTTACAAACGTATTGAAACTCCCTCTAGAGTCGTTCCCACCTTCTAGCTTATTTAGCCTGATATTCCTTATCGAGATGCTCCTTCCTAGGATTCTCCTAGACCATAGTAGGTTGCTACTGAGCCAGCAACCACTAGCTATTCTATCTCTTTATCATAGGTAAAAGCTCCTGGATTCCAGATGAAATGGAATAGTCCATATAAAAACAGAAATACTTGGGTAACTGACTTGGCGGCTGCTTACAGAAAAGCAGGAGTAACTAATGATAATGCAATAAAGATGTTAATTGCCCAAGATGCTCAGGAAAGCAGTTGGGGACGTTCTGCACAAGGTAAATTCAACTTTGGAAACCTAACCACTGGAGCTAAATGGAAAGGTGACTATGTTAGAGGAAATGACCACGATGCTAAAGGTAATCCTATCAAATAGAAATTCCGCTCTTATAATTCTATGGATGAATATGCAGCTGATAAGTTATAGTTCTTGAAACATTTATATGATTTTGATGAAAATGATGACATTAATACGTTTACCGCCAAACTTACTGGTAAGAACAAAGGTAAGAGAAGGTATGCAGAAGCTACTGACTATGCTAATAGAGTTACAGCGGTATTCAGAAGTTTCAAGGACGGTGGTATTATAAAGTATTAGTAGGCAGGAAAAGTACTTAGTCCTCCAGAAAAGGCAAGATAGAATTTATCTAGTAAATTTCCGGTTAATTGGGAAAATTCTAATTGGCTACATAACTACTTCTCTAAGAACTTAGGTTATAATACTTCTTTGAGTATATTATCTTCTATTCTTCCTGAAAGCGGGGCAGACCCTCACAAAAAGTAGCTTAGAGGAGGGCCAGGAAGAGGGTTAGTCTAGTGGGGATTTGGTACCGACAGATATAACCATATGAAATCATATAAGATGAGAGGACCAGTACAAAAGGGAATAGACCCAGAACTTCAGCGACAAGCAGAATATATAGTTAACACTGTTAAGAACGAACAAAAAACTGGAGAAGGATTATGGCATCATGGAGGAACGGGGTCTGGATACAAAAATGCCGAAGGTGCTAGAAAGGTATTTATCAATGCAAGGACTCCAGCATCCAGTAAGGCAAGAGCTTTTAGTCTCGGCTATGTAAGACCTAAAGGAGGAATAGAAGAAGCCACTAGAAGAGCTTCTTACGTAAGTTCTCTAGATTCAGTTTATAATTCTAAATATAAATAATGGATAGAGTAAAGGTAAATGTAGGTGATAAGACATATAATTGTCAAGTTGCCAAGACAGAAGAAGATAGAAAGAAAGGTCTAATGGGAGTAGAAAATCTTCCTCCCGATGAGGGTATGCTATTTGTATGGGAGGATGAAGATACTAGAGAAATGTGGATGAAAGATACTAAAATACCTTTAGACTAGATAGCCATTAACGATAATGATGAAGTAGTCTTAGTATATAAGGCTTAGCCAGAAGATGAAACCTTAGTTCCGTTCATGAACGCTAAGTATATTCTAGAAGTTAATTAGGATTCTGGTATTGTAGAAGGAGATGATTTTGAAATAGACGACTCTGAAGATTATGACAAATATGTTATGAAGGTGCTTGCTCCAGATGGTACTACTTAGATGTATCTCTAGGGAGGTGAAAGAATCGTAAGTAGAAAAGAAACAAGAACTCTCATTAAGAAAGCTAAAAAGGCTTACGAAAATAAAGACAAAGATTATGATAAATATTGCAAATCTTTGGGCAAATATATATTTAAGGTATTAAAGGGTCAAAATACTCGTCCGCCAGAATATGTGGAAGTTCCAGAAGGAAAAGACAAAAATTCTAACGACGAAAATTAACAATATACACATCGTATCAAAAATTCTTGGTTATGAAGATCTTAATATGTAGTATTGAAGTACATAAGATAGATAGATAATTAGTGCATTAATTACATTTTAAATTTTTAATTTATGAAGTTAGGAAATAAGTTTTAGGCAGGAGGACCGATGCCTGCAGGAGCACCTGCTCCAGCGCCTCAAGGTGGTGAAGACCCAACAGCTATGTTACTTCAAGGAGCACAGCAAGCTGTTCAAGGACAAGATTGTGAAATGGCTATGCAAGTATGCCAAATGTTAATCGAAGCATTGGGAGGTGGAGGTAGTCCACAAGAAGCTGCCCCACAGGAAGCTGCCCCAGCTCCAGCAGAAGGGGAACCTGTTTACCGCAGAGGTGGTCGTTTAGTGAGACGTATAAACGCTTGACAAATTTAACACGTAGGGGTATATCTAAAATTGAATTAGGTGTACCCCTTCTTTTTTAATATATAAGTTATGGCAAATAATACAGAAACTTAGAAACCAAAGGAAAGAGTTAAGTATAAATTTGGGCAAAGTGATATTGATTTAACTAATTATATCCATAACTTAGGAACTAATGTATAGTCATACCTCAATTCTAAAAACTGGAATGACGGATAGAAGCAGGAGTTCATGAATGCCTATAATAGATACTTAACAGGCTTGCAAGATTAGCTTGCAAACAATACTAACAGATTTACTACTGACGACTTTGGTTCAATTATTGATTCCACAGGGGCGTTAAGTAATACTGACAATGATGATATAGACCCAGTTGGTTCAGAATATTACTATGATGATAAAGGAAATAGAATCACTACTGACGATTTTAATGCATTAAAAAAGAGAAAACAGAAAAATTATAACACATTCTCTGCTAATAGAGAAGTTGCTACATATTTTAATGCTATTGGTAACGCACTAAGAAGTAAATAGCCTACTAAGGAGTAGACCTCTAATGCGTTTGATTTATCTAAGCATGGATTTCTAGCTGATTGGACAAGAATAAATAACCCTGCAGGAGGGAATTTAAATTTAGATCCTTATCTTGAAAAGGATGCAGTTGACGAAGCTACTGGTAAGAGAGGCACAACAAATAGAGCTGCCTATTTGAAGGAGCAGATAGAGAACTATATTAATAATATAGGAGATTACGATTTTTCTTCTACTCCATTCAAAGACAGGAATACTTATGTATCTAGATTACGTGCTGCTGCAGAAAATCTGGGTAATGGATATAATTCCGAAGATGTTATAGCCTTAAACCAGGCTGGAATTGGAAATGAATTTCTTAGCAAATTTTTCTCTACTGGTACGGAAGAACCTCAAGCTAAACAATCAGAATTAGAGAGATAGGCTGAACAATCAGCTTAGGAATTAGCTTAGAGAAGAAGGGATGATGAACTTAGAGCTGTCATTGAAGAGGAAAAGTAGGATTAGTATAATCGACAAAGAGATGCTTTCTTTGCAGATTACTAGAAATAGAATCCATTCAATAGTACAATAAAGAGTTAGGCAATTGCTTTATCATATAACCCTAATACTATGTATGATAGAGCTGCTACAAAATATGGCGTAGACAGAAGTAATACGGAAGCGCTATAGTCTGCAGTTAAAGAATATATAAATTTCCCACAACTAGCTGCGGCAATAAGGGGGAAAGAGCATATACTATAGGGATAGAAAGACGTTACTGCAGCTCACATTGCTAACAATTTAGATTGGGCTGCTCAAAGCAATCTGCTAACTGATAAGATAGGAGACACAGGCTACTATATAGTTCCTGGCTCTGAAAATTATGATAATTGGTCATATATTGCATACAACCCAATTACAAGACATTATGAGGAACAATCTATGCTTCTCAATGAAGAGCTTAAGAAGAAGATGGCATACGCGGAATATGATAGACGAAATAAGGATGTACAAAAACATTAGCTTGGAGGACTCCTAAAATATACAGAAGAATATCAGAAGAAGGCTTAGAAAGAAGCTGAAAAATAGCAACGTATAGACTAGAAGGTAGAAGAAACCGGAAAGACTAGAGAATAGGTAGAAGCTGCAGAGAGAAGACCTATGGAGGAAGGATTTTCTACTATAGATAAGGTAAGACTTGGAACTGCAGCAGCAGATGCTATTTCAGCGGCAGCAGCTTTTATTCCTGGGTATGGAACTGTAGCATCTGGAGTTCTTGGAATTGGAAGTACCCTAACTAATATAGGGGCTGACATCGCAGATGAAAGTATGTCTGGATGGGATGTTGCCGGAAATGCTCTCTATGGTTTGGGAATGGACGTAGTTGGTTTAATTCCTGGTATGGGAGCCACAGGAAAAGCTGCCAAAATCGTCAGAGTATTAAAACCAGTTTCCAAATTAGCTATGAGAACTTTGTAGGCTTACGGAATGGTGCACTCCGCTGATGCCTTTAACAAATTAATGTCTAATCCTTCCGATATGTCTGCGGATGATTGGAGGAATTTAGTAACTGGTTTATAGGCAATAAGTGGTGAAGCTAGGTATAAGGGTGGAAAGCGTGCTGTTAGTAGAGCAACTACTCAAAGAGACGTTGCAGATGTGAAAACATCTACAGGTAGAATGGCAACTATTTCTAAGGAAGATTTAGATAAATTAAGAGAAACTAAAGGATTAAAAGCATAGAATAAACTGTTCTCAGAATTAACTGGAGGTCAGAAATTATAGAGAGAATTTAAGGGAAGAGAATTTAATTGGAAACAACCTTGGAAATCTAGACTACACTCTGATAATCCAGAATTTTCAACTAGAACAGAATCTACATTCCTTCCTGAAGATACTAGCTGGGATGCTAGACTATTTAGAGGAATGTAGAAAAAAGAGGGTAACAGTAAGAAGAAACCTTCTCAATAGACAACTGCTAGTAATTTCGACAGACTAAGAAATCTAAGTTCTCAGACAGGTAAGTTAACTCCTTAGGAAATAGCTACTATCAATAGACAGAGAGTTAAATCAGGAAAAGGAAAACTTACTTAGCAAGAAATAGAGGCCCTAAATTAGAGACGTTCTAATAGAGCAGGTAGTGCTGAGGATAATTCATTCTAGGCTAGATTGGCTAGATATAAATAGGATAAGAAAGACGGAAAGTTTAACTCAGTTGAGGATGATATAAAAAGAGCTAAAGACGAACTCGCGGAAGCTACTAGATAGCAAAGATTAGCAGTTCCTACTGGATAGGGGTCTATAGTGTCTCCAGATGCTAAAGAAGCTAGGTTTATAATGGGGTTATCTAAAACTATTCCCACTGTTAACCTATCTAGACCGCCGATAACTAATCCTCCAGCTATAATACCAAGGTAGTAGATAGAGATTCCTAAACCTTAGACTACTCCATTTAATAGCTAGAGAATAAGAGAAGGTCTTGAACGAGCATAGAGAGAGCGCTTAGGACGAGATATTGGAGACACTCGAATCTAGAGAGCTATAGAAAGCAATCCAGAAAGAACAGCAAGACTATAGGCTTAGGAAGCTTACAGAAATGTTAGACAATACTTTAATATGTATGGAGTTCCATAGTATAAAAAACCTCTTACTGGGGCAGCTAGAAGAAGCAAACAAAATACTTATAACTAGTTATTTGGAGAAGGGTATTATGCTATGCAAGATGCATTAAGAAATAGACCTTTACCTCATAAGTAGTCTAATAAGAAAAAGAAAACTTCTAGAGACGATAGAAGAACTGTTAAGAGAGAGGAAGGTGGTATTCTCGATAAAGTGAGAAAGTTCGATGGCGGAGGGATAACAGAAACCGCCAGAAAAGCAACTCAATATGCACTAAATAATAATTGGTTTACTAATCTGTATAACTAGAAAAGTCTGACAGGCTGGGACTCTTCTAAAGATGCTTCTAAGGCAGGAGTAAGTATAACTAACTAGAATGCATCCCATGGGAATGCGGGAGATTTGTCAATTCCGTTCTATAAGAACCTGACGTATACATCATAGTCTAATCTAGTGGGACAAGATTTATAGTCCTATTACAATTCTGCATTTTAGGGAAAATCTCTTGAAGACTATGTAAATGGATATAATGCCAATGCTGCAAAAATTAGAGGGTATTGGGATTAGGAAAGAGCCTACAGATAGGCAGGTGCTTCCGAACACAATAGGTTATTTAAAAATATGTTTGGAAACAGAAGTAATAATTCTAATGATGTTTGGAACATAGGATATGATCCTAAACTCGATGATGTAGTCGGTTCATCCACATGGTTAAGAAGAATGGATAGATACGAAAAGGAGTTTGACGCACTATCTGACGAAGAAAAGAAAGCTAGAGTACATAAGATAGATTTAGGAGGAGGAAATGTAGGATATGTATACAAAAAGGCAAATGGCGATATTGCTATATGGAATGAACCTGTTGCTCCGGAATAGCCTACAGAACCCACCAAACCTGCAAGTACTACAACTGTCATTGGGCCTGAACAACCTAAAAAAGAAGGTGATACGAGAGAGATGTTTTCTTTTTTAAGAAATATTAATCCTACTATTGCATACGGGCTTCCTAGGGCAGTGTATGCTGACAGAATGAATAGAAGAATGACAGACTTAGCTAAAGCATCAGTAACTCCGCTGCTAAAAGATCCATTCTAGGTACATCGTTATACTAGAAGTGACCTAGATGCAGAAATGTAGGGAGAGAGAAATTACGCTAATCTTAGAAGGTTGGCTAGTAGACCTATTACTTCTGATGGAAGTCTGTAGACTGCTACACAATTACAAGCGGAAGTTTAGGGACAAGAAGCTAGAACAGCCGGAAAAGAAAAGAGTAATCAGACTTAGCGACAATATGATGAATTAGCTTGGCAACAAGAAAAAGAAAATGCTGCTAACCGACATGAAACGGCTATGTTTAATAGAGCATAGTAGTGGGGAGCTGACCAAGATAAGAGTAAATTTGAATAGGCTTACCTATCTAAAAAGTTTAATATCTGGGATACCTTTGGATAGTAGTTGGAATATGATGCTAGAACTAAGCAATAGGAAAATAAAGCATTAGCTGATAATTTTGCAAGGTCAGATATTCATAATGCAGTTAATTATGCTCCTAACGATTATGGTGCTAATTTGACTCCTGAAGAGCTTACAGTATGGAATAAAGTACTATCTGGAACTAATCCTTCTAGCTTATCTACTTAGGAGTTTAACTCTTATAGGCTAGCAGCTTAGAAGGTTTCTAGAGTAGAAACTGATTAGCTAAGACAGCATTATAATATTCCTAATACAAGATGGTCTGGAAAAGCCGGAGTACCAAACACTCCATGGTCTGCCTCTATTTCATTTGTAAAGAAAGGAGGAATCATTTCGGCCAAGAATGGTTCTAAAATAGCTGTTGCAGGAATAGAAGCTAAAACTGCAGATGCTGAGAGATTTTAGAAACAAATCAAGGATTGTATTGACAGAAACGAAAAAACTCTAGATAGATTATCTAAAAGTTTATATGGACTTATAAAAGCTTCAATGATAAAATGATACTGAAACTATAGCAAGGGGGGAATGCCCTTCCCCCTCTTGTTTCTTATCAACCAGTAACGGTTACTGGTGGGGCAACCGCTGGAGCTTCTGTAGCTCCTAGCGATAATAATCAAGAGAGTGCCGACTTAACTGACAAGGATTTGCTAAAGATGTTAGAAAAATTAGATGGACTTCCAAGCGATATGGCTGTACTTACTTAGACTCTATAGAACTTCTATATAGACCAACAATATAGTCCATTCCCAAGTACTTCCAATATTGCGTCAAGATACCTCTAGGCACTGAATTAGATGAAAATAGCTAATTTCAATAGAAAAAAATATGATGACGCCTTCTCTACAGTGAACAAAAATGGAGGCATTAATGAATATGCTGTAACAGATAGAGGACAGCTATTCTGTATGAATAATGAAGGAGATTTTCAATTATTATCTTTAGAATAGTTAAAGGAAAATCCTGACTATTAGCCATTAACTAACTCAGAACTGCTCTATTATAGAGCGCAATCTCCTTAGTTAGCTAATAATAACGAATTGCTTAAAGTAGTAAAAAATGGTATAGGTATAGAATCAGTAACCAAAATGATTCAGGATAGTATAGGAAACCTTGGAACTACTTCAGAATCTAATGAAGGATTTGTTAGAACATAGGCGTCTCAACTAATTAACGGTCTACAAGAGTTTATGAATGCTCAGCAATAGTCTGGAAATTATACTGCTACTGTAGACAATTTGTATAAAGGAAAACTCTTAACTAAGAGTTAGGCTATGCAAGCATAGGCAGCTCTTAATTATATATATACAACTTTACCAGCAAATGCCAAAACATTATTGAAAACTAAGACAAGAAATGGAACTGATGCAGAAGCTGTAGAACTGGTGCAAACACTAATTAATTCGAAACTAAGTTCAACTGCTGACTTTTCACTAGACCTTGATGAACCGACTTCTGGCTCTAAGGGAAAAGGAGGAACTGGAGACAGTTTAGATGCAGACCTAGTTACTATGATATAGGCTAGTCATGGAGGACATGATACTATTTACTAGCTAGATAATAAGTCTGGAATCGGAATGACTGTGCAAGGGACTGCATACGAACAAGTCAAAGGTACTAAAGGAAACCATATAGGTAGAACTTCTATGGAAAATCTTCTTAATGATTCAGGTTTACGCTCTATCATTAATGCAGATAGTGGAGTGTACTTTGGAGACCAGAAAGTAGATTTAGACTCTCTATTAAATATAACTTACGATGGCAAGGGATTGCTTAGAGTTAATCTTCCTGTGCGCTCTGATGGTTCTCCTAATTTTTCTTTATTAGAGGAGTATTCAAAAGCATAGGCAGAATTTCTACTTAGTTCCCAGACTAATGAAGACAGATTAAAGATTTTTGGTGATACTGAAAAGTATCCTAACTTAAACTCTTTAATTACACCTACTGGTGAATTAGACTAGTCTAAATTTGCTCCATTTATAGTAGCTTCTGGTATGACTACAGACGGAATGGTAGAGATTGATAAGAAAAATAAATTCCTTACTGAAGTTAAATAGTCTCCAGAATTGGTTTAGCAATTGAAGACTAGCTTAGCAGTTGGCACTGGAGATAAAACACAATATCCAGATATTGATGAATATGATTGGACAGAATGGTTAATGCCAGAATTTATAAATGGTTATGACCACATCTTTAAGGGAAATATATACATCCCATTAAATATGAATAAGATGGCAGCAGCTTTGGGAGGAAATCAAAATATTGATACAACTACTGGACAGATATTAGAGAAAGAATACCAAAGAAGAGACGTGACTTTCTAGAAAGCCGACCCTTCATTACTATTAAATAATTAAGTATGTTTGAAAACGATTGGATATTATCAAGCTTAAGTAATCCTACCTTAGATATAGATGATTTAGTTTCAATTGGAGGTTTAAATACTAAAAATACTCAATTTCTAAGCAAGGATTAGTATTTAAAATCAAACTTTATTAAGGATAATTCAGCATTTAAGGATGCTAATGGACAATTCTCTAAAGAAAAGTTTGACAGATTTTATGAAATGCAAGCATCCAGATGGAGAGATTTTTAGAATAATGAATTTCCAACTGGAATAGAATTAGATGCCTTTGATACTGCTAGCAATAGAGCTAATGCTAAGGTCAAAGAAAATAACTTTACATTAGGACCAAACTATAACCCTGATAGAGTTTAGATTGGTGTAGAAGGTTGGAGAACTACAAGTAAAAGAACTAAGTCTGAATAGGAAATAGCTCAATCTTAGAGAATATTCAATCCAGAGACAGGAAAGTTTGAAGATTCTACTCCAGAGGATTATGCTTTATTTAGTAGTCCAGCAAAGTGGATAAAGAACCTATTCTCAGAACCTTTGGTACTTGCTCAATACGAAAAGGATGAAGTAGATGAGCAAGGAAATAAACATAAAAAGGGTGAATATAAATTAAATCCGGAAGGAACCTATTATTACGAGAAACTAAATGGTCGTTCTCCAATAGGCAAAACTGTTTTGTCCGCAGCTGATATTCTAACTAAAGAAGATTCAGCTCTTAACAAAATAGACTTCATGGATTCTGACGATTTGGAAAAAAGTGCGACTGGAGTAATTGCTAAAAATATCGCATTAATAGCGCCTATGTTTACTCCAGCAGCCCCTTACTATTATAAAGCTATAGTTGCTAAAGAACTTACTAAGACTCTTCCTATGCTTCATAGCGTTGCAACTAACCTATTTGGGTCTGGAGACCACGAAACTCCAGGATGGATGAACAAGCTGGCTGCAAAAGGAGAGACATTATCTACTTCTACCTCTACGTGGAGTAAAGAGCACACATTTTCTTTTGAGAATTTAGCAAATTTAATTTCTGATGTTGCACTACAATGGGGATAGCAGAAATAGATAGCTAAAGCTGTAAATTGGTTCGGAGATAAGAAAGCTCTGAAGAAAGCTGAAGATTAGGCATTCCAATTTTACAAGTCTAAAGTAGGAGGAAGTTTAAAAGGTTTAGAGGCTCCTACTGATGAACTATGGAAATAGTCTACTCTAGGATAGCTATGCATGAAAAAGTATTACGACCCAGTATTGGAAACAATGAAAAAGAAATAGAGGCTTGGAGCTGATTTAGCGCTAGCATATATGGCTTTAATCTCTAATACTGATGTTTATGCAGATATGCTTGAAAGAGGTGCTACTAAAAAAGAAGCTGCTTGGGTAGCTTTAGGAAGTACTGCGGCTATGTTTAGTGTAGACAAATTCGCACACTTAGGAGAAGTGTTCTATGATGACCTTACGGCAGAATCTATTAAACAAGGACGTTAGGCTGTTAAGAAAGAGCTTAAAGAAGCTTTTGATGAAATATATAAAGCTGGAACTAAAGAAAGTCCAGGTAATTGGTTTAGAAAAGGTGCTACATTTGGAAAGCGAGCTGCTGAGACATTCGTTGAAAATTTAAAAGACCACAATTTGGGAGGAGTTGGTAAAGCTCTTGGAGAGGGTCTTGAAGAAGTTAGTGAGGAATTAGTAACTGACCTTACTAAGGCTACCTATTCTCTACTTGGAGACTTAGGTCTATATGATAAGAGCGTTAAAGATACTGGAGCATTTGAGAATATGCTTGAAAGATACTCTATGTCTCTTATTGGAGGTGCTATCGGTGGAGGTTTGTTTTACGGAGTTGAGAAGTACAAGGGCTTCAATAAAACTAGAGACAAAGATTTAGTGGCTCTTATTAATGATGGCAGAGCTTAGGAATTAAGAAATCTTGTTAAGAGTTATGTGTCTAAAGGTCGCGCAGGAAATACTAAGATTTCTGGATTACAGTATTCTTAGGATGAAGCTGGAAACATAACATGGTTGAGCACTGATAAAAGTGAAGAATCTCAAAACCAATAGGTAGGTAACAGAGTTCTAGAAAAAATTAATTCTCTGGAAGCTGCTATAGTAGGAAGTGGAACTAAGCTTAACTAGGACTAGCTATTTGACAAAATGGTTTTATAGGAAGCTAGATATTAGGGATACAAAAATGCTTCTCATGTAACTGGATACTATTAGGAGTTTTCTAAACTTCAGAACTAGTTATTACAAGCTAAGGAAGCATACAATAAAGCGGCTGACACGGCTGATGGAACCCTAGAAGGTAGAATAACTGACTCTCCTACGGATGCAGAGAAGTAGGCTAAGGTTACAAACCTACAGAATTTCTAGAATGCTGTAGATAATGCCTAGAAGAGAATAAATGACTTTTTATCAGGAGATACCTCGTTAGATTATACTAGAAAGTTAAATTTTGCGTTAGACCCTGTTCTTAACTCAGCATTTCTTGGATTAAATAGGACTTAGTGGTTACTTAATAAGATAGACCCCAATAAGGAGTTCACCATTAAGGAATAGATGGAATTAAACGATTAGTGGAATGACCATGTTAAGGATGTTATGCTTAAAGACTTAGACAAAGCATTCTTAGCATATAAGGCTTTAGAGAAGGCAGTATCTCCTCAGATGCTAGCTTAGTAGGATTATGCTAACTAGTATAAAGGAATATTTAACTCTTTAAAATAGCTTTATGACAAGGAGGATTTATCTCTAGACAAATACTTAAACGCTAAGCCCTTCTACACTATGGATTCTAGACTTATGGACTAGAATGGAATAGAAGAATCTGAAGAAGAGTATAACGCTAGAAATAATACAACTACTCCAGACGAGGTTTAGAAATATTACTAGAGGCAACAAAGAGTATTTGATTTAAATAATTAGATACTAGCTGATTATATACAACAATTCGACGATATACTTAGACCTATCAATTATTCTATAGATAGCTCTACTAACAGAACTATAATGTAGAATATTCGCTATAGACTTAAGGATATTATTAGAAGAGAGATGTAGTATCCATTTATTGATTAGGGCAGTAAATTTGATTCCTCTCCTTATAGAACAATATTACAGGATTTAAAAGAGGACCTATCTAACATTGATGACATACAAGAGAGACTACAAGATAAGCATTATTCTCTAGTCAAAGAGTAGGCAAATAGTTTAGTTACTTTGTTGAGTGATACTATTCCGAGTCTACAAACTTTAATGTCTGTAGATTCTGCTGTTTCTTCCAAATCTATAAAGGAAATAGTTAATAAAATTAATGCTACTAATCTAGAAAATAAAGAGGACTTGGTAAATAATATACTAAGTGCCAAAGAAAAATATGATAATGCTGAAACCGATGAAGAAACCGAAGCAGCTAAGCTAGAACTGTATAATATTATTCCATTAGAATTTAAAACTAAATCTCAGACAATTAAAGATATTTTAAATAATTTTAGCGGTTATGCTGGATAGGAATTTGCGTTAAAGGAGGGACAGGCTGTAGGTGATATATTAACTATAGACGATTTAACTAAAGGTCTTAGTGATCCAGAATCTGCAATCTATTAGTACTTTGCTGCAAAATCTTCTGCTCTACCAGAAGTATTGAGTGCGGCATTGTGGGCAACTCCTATAAAATTTGGAAGAGATTCTAAACTTAAATTACTTACTAATAACGCTAGTGATCCAAGAGAAACTTCTGGAGAAGTAGTAAAGAGGTAGATAGCTACCCTGACTAGATATACTAATACTCTAGCTAGTAGGATATAGAAAAATCCAGTCTATTCCTTCTATAATAAACTGAAAGTCAATTCTCATAGTCCTTTAGAAACTATCTTATCTTCTATAACAAAAGAAATGTCTGATAGTCAGGAAGAAATATTTAACATGAATTATATACTAGATTAGGTATATAAGGATTATGTGTCAGCTGACAAGGTAGATGCATTTGAGTTAAATGATACCTAGGCTAAATAGTTAAAGAATGCGCAAAAGGCTTTGGAATTACTTCAAGCATATATTTATTCTGCCTCCACTTCTCCAACTGGGGTTAATTATTTTGGACAGAATAAATAGATAAACGAATTTGCAAATTCCCATAGAGCAGAATTGACTAGGGAATGGGAACCTCTTCCAGAGATAAGTTAGGAGTATGCTTAGGTATTATAGGATGAAGTTAATAATCTTAATACTGAAATAGAGTTATGGAAACGAATCTCTGAAAATAACAGTATGAACAAACTTAGAAGGTTGGTTGATACTGAGAGTATTGTGAATAATCTACGATATGACATAGGAAAAGGTCTTTCATTTCAATTTACTGTAGGAGATAAACAATACGATTTAACTGAGGGTATAGATGCGCTCCCTCCATTTGATAATGACCCTGAAAATTAGTTAAGCCAGCTATTTAGTTTTGAACAAACTCTTCATAATAACTTTAGCAAGATATTAAAGGATACTGGTTGGACTCCAGAGCAATTTTTCCAGAACTCAGACTTTTGGAAGAAATATTTAGGAAATTATACAGACTTAGAAAAGCAATCAACGAGTAAATTAAATGAATCTTTGTCTGGATTTACTAAGTATGATTAGGCTTTATATATACTATCTGTATTATCTGATAATCCTTCTAACTATTATAGATCTGTTTAGAATTCTGTTAAAGATAATGAAGATATAGCTCCACTTACTGTATAGCAAAACATTTCCAGACTAGGAGAAGCTGCACATACTAGGGCTTATAAAGCAGGATTTAAAGCGTTAGCTAGCTTAGTTAATCCCGACAGAACCATAACTCCTAACGTTGTATATATTAATGGAGTAGCAGGTGCCGGTAAAACGGAGGTGGTACTAAAAAACATAAGGCAAAGATTCTATGAATAGGCTGCATTAGTGATTGGTCCTACTACTTCTTAGGCTGTTAAATTACAGAACTCTCTGAATGAAGGAACTTCTTATACTATTGAAGGAGATTCTAATATCTTTGATAAGATACTTCCTAACTGGGACAAAATAAACGAAGCCTTTGAGAAAGCTACGTCAGAAATAAATAAGTCTGAGAATCCTGACCACTCTGTAGAGACCGACTACTTTATTATGAAACGGTATAAAAAACCTGGATTCTCTGGGGTGAAAATTGATTTAAAGCCCGACAAAATAAAGTTTAATCCTGATATAAAAGCTCCTTTAGTGTTTGTAGATGAGGCTGCTCATATGAATACCTTATAGATAGCTTTACTTGATGAGTACGCTGATAGAGTTGGAGGAACAGTATTCCTAGCTAGTGACTCTAATCAATCTGGTTATTAGAATGGATAGGTTGGAAATCTTGCACCTACTGATATTTTTGCTACTAGAACTTCTAAGTTATAGGAATCTTTAAGAACTGCTAATATATAGAAACAAAGTAATAATAACAAGGTATCATCATTATTAGATACTATAAATGATATTTAGGAATCTGGAGATAATCAGCTCTGGCATGATTTAGAAGCTAAGCTTCCTAATCTCATTAGAAAGCTAAATCTCAGAGTATATAATAAAGAAGATGATATAAATGGAGACTTACTAGGAGCTAGACTAGAAGATATTATCAAGCCATTATCGAATCATAAAGATGCTAGTATTGGATTCATAGGAGACGTTAATTCTCCAGTTTATTAGAGATTAAAGTCTGAAGGATTTACTAACTTGGGAGAACCTCTTACTGAAAAGATTATTCCTGGAAAGAAATTTATGCAGGGACAAGAATTTGACTATGTTATAATAGATAATATGGACTTGTCTGTCGATTTAAATAATCCTAGGGAATCTATTCCATTCTTGAAGAGATTTTATACCTTAATGTCTAGAGGTAAAACTGCTTCTATCTTTTTAGACCCAGAGCTTCCAAGGATAATTGGAGCAAATGTCTAGGATGATATGAAATCTGCCGGATTTAGTTTAGCAGGACAAGTAGAGTTATTCAGAAATAATTATGCTAAGGCTCTAGACAAATTAGACCTATCTTAGACAACTTCGGAAGAAGTACCTTAGGTAAAAGAAGAACCCAAAGTTAAAGAAGAAGGAGAGGAATTGGTTATATCTCCAGTAGTAGAGAAAACTCCTGAGTTCAACCCAGAAGCTACAGAATAGCAGGTTGAACAATAGTTAGAAGATGCTAAATAGGAAGTCTATAAGGATTTTGTGGAGTAGAACTCTGCAGAAAGATAGGATATAGAAGTATCAGAACTATCTGACCTTCTAATAGAAGCTAACACGGTAGTACCTATTACAGGATTACGTGAGACAATGACTGATCCAGATGGTTCTTAGAGAGTATATCCTGCGTGGCTTCCAGGAGAAAGAACTTCAGTGAGAAGAAATATCAACGCCATATATGATGGTACTGAGCCTATTACTAAAAGAGTAGATAAACAAAGATACTAGGATATTATAACTAAAATACAAAGTTCAGTTATATTCGGAGGTAATGTAACTGACCCAGCATTAACCTCCTTACTAGGATTTAGTGAAGCTTGGAAAAATAGAAAACTTCAATTAGAGGTAAGAAAAGCTACAGATGCAGACAACTTCGGAATAGGTACTGACCTTAAGCCTACTTATATAGACATAGATGGAACTCCATATATAGTTTCTGTTACTTGTAGACTAGACGGACTAAGTAAGACTATTTAGGATAACCCTTTCTCTGCTGTATTTGATATATGTCTACTTTCTGATTTTAATAATTTAAGAAAGCCTAACGTATAGTAGGCAATTAAGGATAAGATAAATTAGAAAATAAAGAACGGGAAAATAACTGGTGCTGATAAGATTAAGGCAGAGAGATTTAGAGATAACCTTAGCGAATCAGTAAAACAGTATGAACAATTTATAAGAAGGATAGTACAAGAACATCCAGAGGGACATTCTATAGAACTTACTTCGGATATGTATGAATCTCACTAGACTACTAGATTAGTTAAAAGAAAAACTCCAAGACGACTTGGAGGAACTTTAAGTATAGCTACTGTTGAAAATAATAGAGTAGACTAGGATGGTAACTATATTTCAGACTATAATAATTTCTTAGATACTGATAAACGTAAAGTGGTGTCTCCAGTATATATATTAGGAAATAAATCAGATATATTGAAAGGAAAAGTTTCTGAATCTATCTTCGGCAAGGCTGTAGTGTTTGTATCGGCTAATACAAATCTTACACCAGAAGAACTTCCTGATAGATATATAGAATAGAAGAGAAATCCTGATACTCATACTCCAGAAGTTAGAATGGTAGTCTTAAATAATCATGGACTAAGCTTCACTGAGCTTATAACTCATAGAATACAAAGTTAGCTAACTGGAGAAGGGGAGAAATCTAAGAAACCTTGGAGAATGGATACACTAGGAGTAAGAATGTTTACTGCCATGTGGAACTTCAGAGCAGGGTTGGAAAACTTTATATCTTAGCTAGATAAGTGGAAGTCTGAAAATGGATATGATAGTAGTAAAGTATTAGATATAAGTAAGGTAGAATCTGAACTCTTTAATCTGTTTGGAAAGAATTGGGAAACTAAACTAAGTGCTAAGAGTCCTTAGGTGGAACAGCTCTTAAATAGATATAAGGTTACTGCTGCGGACTTAGAAAACTTAATAAAGTTTAACTAGGAATATTGTAAGGATATACCTACTTTTAGGCTAGGAATTGACTTAACTAGTAAAAACGTCGGAGGATATGTAAGGTCGTTTGATGTTAGCAATTCTAGTGTATACGGAAAGAGAGAAGCTAATATGTTAGCTATCGAAGAAGAATATGCGCATAAATATCATGCCATATTATCTTCTATATTAGAATAGTTAACTGCTAACGAGCCTCCTGAATTATTCAAGAGAGCTGGATTGGAATTTAAACCTATGGCTACAAGATTAGCTAAGGCTGACGGTTCTAATTATGCAACTAATGAATATATCGGAAAAAGTGAATAGAGAAGAAACTTATCTGGGCTTATTCATACTAATAACAAGAATATAGTTATTGGAGAAACAGATGAAAGTGGTAATATAATCTCTACTTCTACTATCCCTGCAGAGTCTATGTTTAGCTTCTTCCCTAAAGCTATTTCTGCTATAGCTTCTAAATCTAGAATATATTAGACTAATAATAGGGCTAGCGGATTAATCAGCATTAGCACTATTGATACTAAAAATAACACCGATAAATTTGATTTTGATGTTGCGTCGTTATTCAAAGACGGTATGTTGGAAAAGAGAGGAAATGATAATACATTATTTAATATGTTCAATCTAATTTTCCATGGTACTGTAGAGAGTATAGAAAAACCTCATGCTTATACAGAAGAAGCTCCATTCAAATATGGAATCTTTGTAGACCCAGATTTGGAAACTAGTTAGGACTACAAACAAATTAACGTAAGAGGTTAGAATGGAAAAGATTACACATTCTTAAGATGCGGAACTAATCCTGTGTATTTCGATGTTGATGTTGATGTAATTTCTGGCGGTATTGCTCTAAATTTATCTAAGCTATTAGATGGAGGAAAGAGACAACTAAAAGAGGAAACCAAAGTTGAGAATCCTATACAAGAGCAACTAGGCTACTCTTCATAGATAATAGACGAAGAGGATAGAATGAGATTCCAAAACTGGGTAATGAATAACGGCAAGGAAGATAATGAACAAAGTTACTCGGAGTACGTTACTATATAGAACAACAGAAAGCTTATAAACTTCTTTAAGAATGGGGCTTCTGTAGATAATATAGTAGAACTTGTGAATATGTAGATTGGAGAATCTACTATTAAAGATGTTAAATACGAGAGTGGAAAAGTAACATATACTGATGTTAATGGTAATACAGGAGAATTAAGTTTAGACACTGGAGATATGTATATTACTATGACTCCTAATAAGACTAATTCTATAGAGGAATTAACTGGATAGTCATTTAATTCTATGGTAGTAGACCCAATGGGAAATGATATAATGACTCACTCAGACTTCTTGAACTAGCTAGAAGAAACCTTCTAGGAGGATATGGAAGTGCAAACATTAGCAAATTCTTCTAATGTCGAAAGTTACCTTGAACTATTAGTAAGTATGAAAGATACTCTTAACGATAAGATAGAACAGCTAGAAGATTCAGATTTAAAATGGAGTTTATCTGACTATCTATTATATGTAGATACTACTTGTTTTTAATAAATAAATGACTATGGCAGCTTGTAATGTTAAATATGACAAAAAGAGTTATTAGCAATTAGCCTCAGATTTAAAGTTATTATACAGTCAAATTAATAGACCTGGGATAGAAGACAGAATCATAAAAACTTTGGAATTTAAATATAAATCTAAGGATGGAGAGGATAAGAGATTACTCTTGACTGATTCAGAAAATCTTGACGAGACTTCTAGAGATTTCATTGACGATGTTAATAACATAGTTTGTGGTTTAGCTAACGCTTCTTTAGACAGATTACCAGAGAAAGCCATGAAGTTTAGAAACATTGTGTTGTCAACTTTCTTCGACATGAATAGTGTCGGAGAGGTGACAACTCAGGTTTCTGAGACTGAAAAGGAAATGGAAACTGATGAAAATAAGGAAGCGAGAAAATTACAGAAAGTAGAAGACGCTCTACTTGAGATATATGGACCAATTAATACAGGTCTCATTTAGGAAGTAACTGATAACTTTGGAAGAGAATTAAAACAAAAGTTAATCTATAATAACTACCTAAAAACTAAATATGAGTTAACTTCCGAAGAAGTTAATAAAAGAATTGTGGATTATAAGGAGAGTAAATTTGAGAGTATTCTTAGTCATCTAAAAGAACAATTTCCAAATGATTCTACTTTGCAGTCTATTACTAGTATGTATAGTAACGGAATGTTAAATTCCAGCTAGTACTATTATGTCATAGATACTTTTAGGAAGTATGTATTACAAGACCCGAATAGAAACACAAAGTTTAATCAACAACTAGAAGATAAAATCTTATAGAAGAATAAGGTACAATAGGAATATTTATATAGATAGCTAATTAAGACTATACTAAATAATCCTAAACTCAATACATGGTTTAATAATAAGTATAGCACTAACTATACTAATTCGGAAGCCAAAACTCAACTATTTCTAGCAAATAGATTCTCTAACTATTATCTTGAAATTAAAGATAAGTTGTTAAAGGAGATAGAAAGAGGAGCTGATTTCAAAGATGAAGTCCTTCCGATTATCCAAGAAATAGAAAATCCAAAGGATGACTTATTAAACTATGTAAATGATTATATTACTTTAACTCAGTTTGATGATTTATTAGCATAGAAACTGGGAAGTAGCATAGGGATAGAACGAGGATTTCTGAACAATGTAGAGCCTCAAAGATAGGCTGCTTAGAAGTACAAATTAAGAGAATCTCACTCGCATTAGAAGGCTGGATGGGAAACTGCAAACAATGAAGGAAGTGAAGCTCATACTAGTACTAACGTAAAAGATATGCTGGACACTATTTTCATTTATAAATATAATGAATCACATTAGCCACTTCCGCAAACTTTAGATATGACCTCTCTTATGTAGGCATGGCAGTCTTTATTATCAGATATATTGAATAATAATATTAACTTCGAAACTAGCAACAGCGAAGCAGTTATAGGAGTGTTAAAGGACCTTATAAACACTCAAAATGTTAATGTGTTGGATAATATTATTGATATATTAGAGATTTTATTTAAGCCTTAGGCTATATAGAACTCTAGAGGTAGAATGATAGATTTCATGAGAAATGAAAATCTACTATCAGAACAACATAAAAATATTCTCTATTCGTTCTATAATGAGGTACTAAATAAAGACAATCCTAACTCTAACATTTCTATAGAATTAGGAAGGGTAAACGATAGCTTGAAATTTGGAACCAAGTTCCTAGAAACAGTTTCAGATTTATGTGCTATTATTTATAGAAATGTTAATAATGATTATATAGATTGCAATTTACAATACTCTAAAGCAGCTTTTTAGGTAAAGCAAAAATTCAATTGGGATTCTGACTTATTTGACTCTGTAGAAAGAATTACATTCAAGAGTAAGATGAGACAGATAAATAAACTCGGAGAAGATAGACTTACTAAGTATAACTATACCTCCGTTCCTGATTAGTCAGGCAAGTTTATTTCTAAAGTAGAACTTCCAGGAAAGGAAGGAGCTATGTATACCTTTGGTTTTAAATATAATCAAGGTGCTTCTAATATAGAGGGTTTATTTTCTACTATGGATAACCTAGAGTTAGAGAACTCAACCGTTACTATAAATGGTAAAGAAGTTCCTATTTTAGATGTTTTAGCAGATATTAATATCAGAGAGTTTAGCAATAAAGTTCTTACCAACAAGGCTTTATTAAACGAATACGAAACAGTATTTAACAATCTGTTGGAAATGTTTGACTATTATCTGGATACTAACTTCTTATCCGACAAGGGGCTAGAAACTCTGTAGGGGTATAAAGATAAATACAAATACGACCCAAAGAATAATTTATTCTCTAAAAATTATCTGAATCATTTTCTTAAGCTAGCAATTAGAACTGCTGACATTGATAATCAAATCAAACTTGCCGGAGATCAGGATATGAAGGAGTATTTGATGGAGAACTCTAAGTATACTAGCTTATTCAATAGAGAATCTAAGAAGCCATCCTCAGATATATTTGATATACAAGCAAATAGAGTTTACTTTAAACCAGCTACAACTAGAGACAAGGCTCTGAGCGATTTAGCTAGAAGTAGTGTAGAAGCCTCTGGTAGATCAGTAAGGTCAACCTCTCTCAATAAGGCAGGAGCTAGCGTATCAAATTATAGTATATCGAGATTAGGATCTGAATTAAATAGACGTCTTCATAAACAACGTCAACAAGGAGGTGCAGCGTCTTCTCTACTATTCGTTTAGAATATAGATGCTATAGATATAGACCCAGTAATTGATGGTGAAATAACTACACCCATAGGTGATGTTAAATCGGTTAGGGATATGTCTTCTTCTGAGCTATTCTAGCACGCTATCTTGGATAAATTCTATAATTCCTTCTTAAGAACTGGCAAGATATGCTTCTAGCCTACAGTATATTCTGATAAGACTAACTTCCTAAATTATATGTCTACCTTATCAATGTTTAGCGATAATATTATGAATCTGATGTCAGACAATTCTTAGGAGTTTGTTGATTTATACAAAAATACCTTCTTCTCTGCACACAATTAGATTCAGGCAAACGTAGTAGCTAAAATGGAGAAGCTAATAAATTTCCTATCTACTCAGTAGGGAGCGAAATTCAAGAAAGCAGAAGACATATTTTAGTCTAATAGATTAGATAATGTTAGAACTTTCTTAAGAAATAGAACTGAATCAGAATTAACTAATTTAGCATATTGGTATAACTAGTATAATCTTGATAAGATAGAACTAGAGAAAGATAAAGATTACAGGTCTAGAAAGAAATTCTGTGACCTTAACGAGGTTACTGATTTTTATGCAAAACTATATAATGACCCAGTTAGACTAAGAAAGTTCCTAAGACAACAATAGGAATTGTTTTTAGACAATCTTAGAGAATATGGAGTAAACTTCCGACTATTTGACTCTACTTCTGAGTTAAATTCTTGGATTTCTAATACTCTCCAAGAAAAGAATGCTACTTAGACAGTAAGGCTGTTATCAGATAGCAAAATACTTTAGGTTAAAGATAGAAAGGAGTTTGCTGATAAATGGATTAATAAAGATACTGGAGAGCTTTTACTAGAGAGAGATGGAATATTGAACCCATTCCTATAGAAATTCTTTTATATAGAAGGATTGTTTAGTAATAATCTAAGACTTAGTTTATCTGGAACAGAAATCAATCATCCTGACAAAGCAAAAGGAACATTATTTAATAGAATTGTTTCGGCTATAGGCAATATTAAATAGGCTGATAATCCTATAAAACTCAATGTTGCTAACAAGGAATTAGAAAATTTACTTGTTGGAAATAAAATAAAGTTTGAATCCTTAGACCGCTTCATAGAGGAGTTTTCTAAAGCTAGAGCTATAAATGACTTAGATGGTAATCCAAATATGTAGGATATTTACGACAAGACTATCATTGAAATCATTAATACAGCGCAAGGAACTTAGTTCAAACGTAACGTTATTATTCCTGCTACATTGTAGCATCCACTTACGGGATTAATTAATGGAGTTGCAACTAAAGTTAATGCTGCTGTTGTATACGATATGGCAGCTCCGGTAAATAATCTTAGAGAATCTGATTCTATAGATTCTTAGGATGGAAGTGCTTAGATGTCTCCTATTCAAGTTATCCTAGAAAATAACTCACTTGGAGACTAGAGAGTAGGTACTAACAGAAAGCCTATTTGGGACGATTAGACAGAAGACCTAACATCGTTCTTAGCTAAATTTGCAGCATTTGGACAAACTAATGCTATGATGCTATAGTCATTACAATCTAATTCTGCATAGTACAATATGTTTAAGAAGATGCATAATATTCGTTGGAATGGTACTATCGACCTAACTAAGAATATTAATCAGTTTCAACAAACTATGTACGACCAAGAAGAGGTCTCTAGATGGTTTAGAGAAGCTATCTTAGGAGGAGAAAAATTATTCTATAAGAATCAATTTGGGGAAGTAGTGCAGATAACTGATTTCGGAAAAGATGGGTCTGGGTATTTTACAGTAGAAACTGTATTAGGGAAAGGTTCTAATAAAGTGTATCACTACTTTAATGATTAGTCAGAACATTTCACTGAATACGCAGAAGGACTGCATACAATAGACAGCTTGTATGAATTATTTGTTTCATTAGGAGGAATTAACTGTACTAATGCTAAGGGAGTAACATCCGAATTTAGCAACTAGGTATTAACTAATTTTGTGATTAATGTAGGTCATAAGGTTAATGCTAAGGTTACATCTGTTAAAGATGTGGTCCAGCCTCTCAAAGATAAGTTTATTGGATATGTATTTAATAACTCCGCTGTAAAGAACGGAGCAAAAAACATAAACAGCTCGGATGCGTGGTTGGATAATAATCCTTTAAATACATTCTAGGTTAACATCTAGGGATTGGGCATTTAGCTAAATGCCGACCACGATGTAGTAGATTCTGAATTAACTGAGTTCTCTCAGGTAGTAGCTGCCTGTGCAGCTTATGGTAAAGACTTCAAGTCAGTAAATGAGATTTACTATGGTCTTGCAGAATCTGCATTCTAGGCTTCAGAATAGGAATTAACTAATATCCAAAGATACTTTAAAGATTACGCAGTAGACCCAAGTAAAGCTAAGTATTAGCTTTATAAGATAGTAGGAAAGTTGATAGTCCAATCTAAGAGTAATAGTGATATGGACTTAACTGAGAAGCTTAAGCAAGAAATAAACAAAGAGTTTAAGATTAATAAGGATAACTCATCTATGGGATTAAAGATTCCATTTAGTGATCCTAGTATCTATACTTAGTTTATTACTAACATCACTTCTGTAATCAATTCTAAGTCTATTAAGCGTAAACATCCAGGTTCTGGTTATGTTATGGCACCAGGATATAATGTTGTCCAATACTTTCAAATGTTTGACCCTAAAACGAAAACCTATAGAAAATATCTTTTTGAGGACGTATTAAAGAGAGCCAGAAACGATTTCAAGGGAAAACTGAGAAATGGATTAGAAGCATGGTGTGCCTAGAACGGAGTAGACCCTAATAAGTACGGAGAGCGTAAAAGAAGAATTGCTAGCTTCGATTTAGCTACTTTGATAAGAGAATCTGCTGATAAGATAGATACTTCTGCTATTCCATATATGAACATTACTTCTTAGGATACTACTGAGTACAATAGACAACTTGTTAACCTATTTCTAGATGCCAAGTAGTAGGCAGAATAGGTACGAGATAAGTCTTGGTTTATGCCCACAGATATAGTCCAAGTAATTAATCCTACAGGAGAACCAGGGTAGATTATTGATTTAAGTGATATGGAAACATATTACAATTTCAAGAATAGGACTGAACTAGAAGGAACTCAATTTAAGTTATGTGTCACTAAGCCTAATAACCTAAAACCCTCTTTGATTAGATGGCAGTATGTAGACCCAGTTGACAATACTCCTAAGTTTATGACTATATATGACCATCCGATTATTAGAGGTTCTTGGAATTTACCGAAATCTGAGAGACCTAAACAAACTGAGATTTAGGCAGTTCTTGACTTATTAGACCAAGGAAAGTTTGAATTGAACGGACAGGTTATAGACATTATTCCTGGAAGTTTGGAAAATACAGAAGCTGAGATAGTATTAGGTAATATGTATAAGGATATATTCCAAACTGGCGATGCTTCTCTTGCTGATATTATGGACCAAGGAGAAAACTTTTTCAGAAGACAAACTGAAGTTCCTAAAATACCGGCGGGATTCTATAATTTAGCTTTTGTAAAGAATAATGGTCAACATACCTTGGTGTCTTTCAGTAATCTTGTTGAAACTCTAAACATTTATGAAGACCCATTCGATTATACTTAGGAATATATAAACGATAATAACGAGATATATACTCACCAAGATGGAATAAAGATTGGTAAATATATACAATCTTCTTGGAAGTATGTAGATGGAAAAGTCTTAGATTAGAGTAATCAAGAGATTGATAAGTCTAGATATAGACTTGTTTAGGATAAGAATGGAAACGTAGAGAATATTCTTCAGAGAATAGACTATGTTAAAAGATACAAGTATACTAAGGCAGAATTAGTTAATGGAGAACATTAGCTGATTAACTATACCTTATATAAAATAGCTCCGATTTAGGATATAAGAAGAGCATTAGACAAGAAAAGTAGCGATTAGGATGTCCTTAATTCAGATGCATACCATTAGATTTCTTCAATATTAAATAATATATACTCTCAAGATAAGTTTATTGATATATAGGTAAATACAGGAGTGGAATTAAATCCTGGACTACAGAGAACCATAGCAAACAGTCTAGTAGATTTTGGTAACGATACGAGATATGATGAAGAGTCTAAGAAACGAGTATTAATGACTCCAGAAGAAATTAGAAAGCTTCCTAGATTCTAGCAACACATGATAGAATTAAGAAATGCTTTGATAGGAAATAATTTCTCTGAGCAATATAAACAAATACGGGATAGATATTACGAGTATCTACAATAGTATAGAAAATAGTATTCGTCATTCTTAACCTCCTTACACTTTATTTCTTCTCGTATTCCAGCCCAGTCACTTCAGTCATTTATGCCTATGGTTTGTGTAGGTTGGACTGCTGATACTTCTAACACAGCTTATGTAAGCTATATTTAGACCTATCTGCAAGGTTCTGACTATTGACACTAGACCGTTCTAGTGTGACAATTAACCCTTCTAAGTAATACTACTTAGTAAATTAATATTGTAGTCGTTAAATCTTGTGAATTGACGGGGAACTCCTTAGAGCCAATTCTACTAAGTTAAGATAGTAATATCTTAATGGCGATAATTAACTATTATCGGTATAGTAAAAAAGAATTGGATTGGACAATCCGCAGCTAATGATCCTAGATAAACTTATAGTATATTAGACTAGCTAATTGATAAAGTTATCAATATACTTGTTTATAAGGATAAAAGTTCACAGACTATCTCGAAAGAGAGTAGGGCTTTTATTCAGTTTGTTAAATAACTAATTGAATAAAATTATGAAAAGAAAAATTGTTAAAAAATTAAACAAAGAACAAAAGAGCTTACTGATAGCTCTATTATTAGGAGATGGAACAATATCTAGTAATTATGTATTTAAGCTTAGCCACTCAGAAGAGCAACGTGAGTTTCTTACATGGAAACATAATCTTGCTATAAAACTAGGGTTTAAGTTAAATGGAATAAAGGAATATATTTGTACTTGTGGATATAACAAAGGTAGAAAAGTATTATATACTCAATTTTCTATAAATCCTACAATAAAAGCTCTTCGCAGAAGTGTATATATTCCTAAAAAAACTATTACTAGAAAACTACTAAATTGGTTAAATCCATTAGGAATTGCCATTTGGTATATGGATGATGGCTGTATAAACGTTAACACATCTAAGCAGCGCTCATCTATACAACATTCTATAAGAATAGCAACTTGTGTGAATCAAGATACTGCTGAAGAAATAATAGAATATTTCTCAGAGGTATGGAATATAAAATTTAGACTTTTTCATGAAGGAAAAGAAACTTATTCTATAGTTACTTCTTCAGAAGAAGATTGTAGAAATTTTATATCTATAATAAAGCCGTATATATTACAAGTTCCATCTTTAAAATATAAAATAAGAAATGATTCTACTAAACAAGAATTTCTTGAATTATCGCCCGAAGCGCAAGACGTTCACTTATTGTGAATGATGATATAGTCGGTTCTATTTTGAAAGAAATAGAGTAAACGGATATTGATAAAGCATACGTAATGGGACAATCATTTAGTGATGATGGTATGTACATAGGATGGAGTCCATTGTTTGATTATTCATCTGAATAGATGGTAGATGCAAGTAAAACTTTACCACTTCCTAGAGGAAATAAATTGATTGTTGTTGAGGGAGAGTAGTACTCTATAGAGAACGAACTAAATAGTATATTGGCATCATCTGGACCAGAAAGATTAAGAAAAGTTGCTAATCTAATTTATAAAATAGATAATAACAACGGTAGATATAATTATATTGCTGGAGCTAATGCTGATGAAAAAAGAAGACTAATTAGACAAATCTAGAAGCATGAGGATTATAAGGTAAGTTATAGATAGAGAGAGTAGGCATATAAGAATGTAGCTAGTGCTAATATTAGAAACGTAGTTCATAATATACGTAATCGAGATTAGGCATATTCTCCTATCACAATGAGAGATTTACAAAAAGAAGCTGATAAATCACCTAAGGGTGCAAAGACTAAATAGCTAAATATGATGAATCCTCTTACCAAATATGTAATGCAGAATCAAAACTTGGTTGGTAAGAATGTTATTGGTATTGCGGCTAATGGTGAAAAGGACTGGTTCAATTTAACATATTATTATCATAATGTATTAAGAAACGGAAATCAAAAAGATAAATTCTTCTTGAAGATGAATCATTCTTATAGTAGACTATCGGGAAGAGCAACTGATTAGCTGATGAATGTAGTGGTTAAACACATTCCCGATTTATGGAATGCCTCTCCGGAACTTTCTTAGAAAATTAAAGAGGAGTTCTACTCTACTTACGACGGACAAATAAATATGGATGATAAGTACGTCGACTAGCTAATTTCTTAGATTCTTTCTGCGGCAACAGATAATGCTAAGGAATTGATTCTTGCTAAGATTAACGCTGGAACCAACTTAGCTAAATATCACTTACATCTTGTTATGATGGGCTTCAATCTTAAGGATATTGTGGCGTTTATGACAAGTCCAGTAGTAGAGCTAATTGACAAGTATAGTAGAAATGATTTATATAAAAATCAATCTAGTTCAGTAACTAATGCTATTAAGATACTAAATGGAGATATAGACCTCTCTAAACTAATTGTAAAGCCTCAAGATAATCTATCTCCAGAGGAAAGATTAGAAGCCATGGAATCTTAGTTTGAAGCTATGGAGGCTGAAGCTGAGATGATGTCTGAGATGATGGCGGAAGGTCGTACTCCAAGAAGGACTAATAATGAATATATGTGGATAATTAGTAAGCTAGGAAACATATATAAAGATTCAGAGTCTAAATCCTTGAAAGATTTTGTTCAAAAATTCATTAAGGCTAAAACTGAACCACTAACTGCAAGTAGTCCTAAATATATGGAAGCATTATCATAGTATGAACTTCCTAAGACTGATAATATGAATACTAATTATGTATTTGAATATATTAATTAGATTATTAGCGATATTAAATCCCAGATAGCAGACTATAATAGATTACATCCTAATAGCAATTACTCAATGCTAGATTTTAAACTAGACTTGAATGAGTTTTAGAGAATTACTGATGAAGCCAATGAAACTTCTACTTTAGCTTCAGTATGGCTGAAATTAAATCAAGGTATTCCTCAGACTGATATGGATTTAATTAAACTTATTAAGAGAATGTATGCTACTGTTTCTACCAGAGAGCGCAGAATGGGAATAAAGAAACCTTCTGATTCTTACAAGACTAAGTTTGTTAATCTATCTGATGAAGAGGATTCTGCTACAAGTAGTTCTGGAAAGAAGGCTGAATTGCTTTAGTATTTAGAAGAGTTTCAATCTATAGCTCCAGAGATATTTGCTACGATGCAAACCAAGACAAAAACTGAAAAGGATTTAGTAAAGGTTATCAAGAATATTCAAGGAAATAATCCAGAACTATCGCTTGTAGAAATAGTATCTATCTTATAGGATGCAGTGAATACAGATTTGTACGGAAATTTTGATTTGTACAAGTTCTTAAATGATGAAAAGGTTATAGTACCTCAAAGCTCTAGAACTATATACAACACCAGACAAGGTGACTTAGTATCTTATAGGGAATTAGCTGCGACATATTACAATTTAATTAAATCAAGTTGGAATATACTAGACTTAGTTAATAGAATACCACACTATAAGATGAATCTAGATTTGCTAAACTATACATTATAGCAGAGACATTTATTTGCGAATAAATCAAAGATAGTAGACTAGTTAATTTCTTTAGGAGAATTGTCCTATAGTGCATTATCAGATAAAGATTACAAGAACATAATATCTTATGCAGACAAGATATTAATTACTTCATATTTCTTATCTAAGGATGAGCCTATAGATATATCTAAAGTAGATAATACTAAGGTATATGATTCTAATTATAATTTAGTAAGGTCTGATGAATTGTATATAAATTCTCTTAACGGTATAGATTCTCTTAAGAACTTCGTAGAAAATGATTTCTATGAATGGCTTAAAAATACTTACCCAGATAACTTCTTAGTTAAAGAGCTTGTATAGAGTTCTAATAGAGGAAAGAGTATGCTGAGAACAGCTCTTAACCTATTTGAAATAGACTAGAGTCTTCCAAACAAGTAGACCTATAATAGATACCTAATAGGTATACAGGAGTTAGCTACTGAATCCTTCGACAAAAATCATACTGTTGCAGATATATTAATGCTTTATAACTTAGCTGTCAATGGAACTAGATTAGGAGGTAAGTATATGACTGGTATATTTAGAGACTAGGTTCGTGAGGGTAATGTTTTGTACGATTACTATAAATTCATGTCAGAGTAGGATTACAATGATGATTTTAAGTATATCATGCCAACTAAGAGAGACTTTTTAATAGCTATGGCCCCAACTGTGTATTCTACATATGCGTTGAATTATAGAACGGAACCATACGTAAAAGTTCTAAATCCAGCTCACGGTTATGATGTCTATAAAAGATACTATGATAGGTCTGATTATACTTGGAAATATGATATGAGTAAGCCAGAATCCCTACTACAATTAGACCACTTGGGTCTCACTTAGGGAGAAATAGATGAAAGAATATATAACTATTCACAGAACTCATTAGTAATGTTCCCAGAACTTCATAAGAGACTTAGAGAAAATTCTATATTCTCTGGAACCGGAGAAGCTAATATGAAAGATAGAGTATTGTAGTTAGCACAATATATAAGATAGAACAGGTTGCTTATTTACAAATTATGTTAATATGGAATGTGATGTAATTCTTGAGATAGGAGGGAAAAATAATTTCAAAATTGATAGAGAGTCTAGTGAAAAGGAGCTAGACTCTCTTCAAGATATTGTAGAATATCTAGACACCCTTCCTGAACATAAAATAAAGTAGTTGATTTACGACTTGCAGACTTCATCTACAAGAGTAAAAAACTCTCAAAAATACTTCTTGGATAAACAGCTAATAGGGAACTGTTCTTTCGAGAATTTAAAACTTCGTTACCCAGAGGAAACGGAATTAATTAAAGATATTGATAAACCCTACATAATCACTCTTGTAGACAAAGCATACTCCAACGGAGATATGTTAAAGGGAAGAGTAGTAGTGAATGGAGTAGTAAGCTATGTATTTAGAAACAAATTCGATGTATAGAACTTCGCCGAAACTGAACACAAAAAATATTTAACCGAATAGGTTATAAATGATAATGAAATTCTTGATGAATACTTATCTGAGAAGTATAAGGATAAGTTAGATATTATTAGAAATAATTACAAAAAGAATTTAGAGCGTATTACTAAAGAGGTAGATTCTACCCCTTCAGAATCTTTTACAATTAAACATCTTATTTTAGATTACCTAAATAATAGTAGTGACTATACTAAGCTTATTAAGAGCGGTGACCAGATTATAGATTCTGGTTCTGTGCTAAACGATTTCTGCCGAGAACTTAATAAGTAGTAGGTAATTAATGAAGACTCAGAGTCTGACCTAGCCCGATATTTAAGGAGATTACATTGGAAAAGAGAATAGTTTGGTAAGTCTGAGTTATACAAGGGACTTGCCACCTATATCCCTCAATTTTCTTAGGAAGTCAGCGAATAGCAATTTATAAATCTTAACTCTGAGGAGATGGAAGAATTACTATAGAAATACTTCAAAAACGACATAATACTATCCAACTACCACGTTGAATCTGTAGGTAGATCTGTACCATAGAGCATAAGACTTACTAAACCTCAGGTTAAGAAATTATTCGATAATGTTCTATCTAGGAAGAACGAAGAAAGAAGAGCTTTAGGAGAACTAGAATTATCTAGTAGTTATGATGATAATATAGCAACATTAGAAGATGCTTAGCAATTCTTTTCTGGATATTAGAATGTGGAGATTGATGGCTAGTTATATGCTTTAGATATATCTCAAGATAAAGACCAGATAGTTTACAGCTATATGGGAAAGAAGCTTACTAACGATGATAAGATTAAATTAAGGAGAATAGGTAGAGTATTAAAGGATGAGTTTAACTTTGGGTATGATACTATGAACATTTTTACTCCAGTAAACGAAGATGGTGTTGATAATGGACAATATTAGGGTTACTATATATACAATCATCTTAATGAAAGTGGAGAGAATATCTTCATTGTTAGTAATAGCGTTATTAGTCCTAACTTATATGACCCTCCTAAATTTAAATCTCTCAAAGATGCTAAATTAGCAGTTGAAGGTTTTAACCGTTCTGCCAACGTTAGTAAATAGACCAAGATAGAATTGAAGCAGATGTTAGGAAGTTCTGACGGAAAGAGATATGTTCATTTAGAGTTTCCAACAAATCCTGGATAGACTATTAGTTCTATAGCTTATCCCATAGGTCCTAAAACTAAGCTACTTGCTTAGGAGCATAACCTTATTACTAATAAGAAGCCGTCAGAAATATAGGCATTTTATAAACAAAAGGGAATCGATATTTCTTCCCTAGACTTGCCAGAGAAAATTGGAATATTTTTATATGCAATGACAGAAAACGGCTACTCTATTAATGCCATGTAGGGAAGAACTATGGAGGATGCAGATTATGAGGCTATAAGGAAAATTATTTTTGATATTAATAATGCTCCAGTTAAGCAATATTTGATAGAAAGAAGTACTAAAAACAACGATGGCAATTATACTGCCTACATAAAATCTCTAACAGATTCTGGAATAACTATTAATTCTACTGGAGTAGATGTGCAAGGCAATCCCCCAACTCAAAGTTTAACTAGTACATTATTCAATCTTAAAGAATCATTAGAGAATACCTTATTCAAAGACACTCCTATTAAAATCAACATTACAGATAATAACCAACTATCGCAATTGTAGGACCAAAACGGTAACAGAATATTTCCAAATGGTACCGATGATGTCAAAGCCTTTATTTATGATAACTAGCTTTACATAAATTAGAGCAATGCTAGTGTTAACGACCTTTTGCATGAAACATTCCATATAGTATTAGGAGCTATTAAGGCTTAGGATATGAAGGATGGAACTAAAAATTATGAAGACATTTTGAATTTCTATGATAAGAAAGTATCTTAGATGACTAAGAGTAGAGTCAACGACCTCTACAAAAACTTAGCATATATAGATAGAATAGAAGAAGGTGTCGTAAGATACTTAGCTAGATAGATTGAGAATGGCGATGTATTCTATTATAGCGACAGAACTAATGAAGCTATAGATTTGTTCAGATAGCAATTCCTAAACATAAGACAAAATATTAGAAAAAATATTAAACTGGATTTAGACACAGACTTAGGCTTTTAGTCTAGTGTAAATGCTTTAGTTTCGTCTTAGATAGGATAGATGTAGAAAAATCGTATCATTTCTAATCTTATAGAGAAGGGGATTGAAAAAGGATTAATATTAGAAAACTGTAAATGAAAGATTGTAAGTACACGTTAGTAGGTAAAAGACAATACAACCACTCTTATGATGAATTAATAAAAATATTGAAAAAGAGTCCATAGCTTGCTTATGATATTCTTTATTCAAAGGATTATAATCGTCAGACTAGAGTGGTTGATAAGTTGTCTGAATTAAAGGAAGCAGGGAAACGAAAATTTAAAAAAGAGTTCTCTGATAGAGTAGATGTATTGAATGGATGTGCAGAAGTTAATGCTTCTGGATACACAACACAATCATTTATTGACTCAGGTCTGTATATAGACCAATTAGGAAAATAGATAATGCCAGTTCTGTAGGTAGAAGACTATATTGATAGAATGGCATCACTATATGAATAGAAGGGACTGTCAAAGGATGAAATAGAGAAGCATATTTCTATATTAAGAAATAGCTGGAAGAGAATAGCAGAAGATGGTAGGGATTTACATAAAATTATTCTTAAGCAAGGTAAGGAAACTTCTTATTCTCAGACCGAAGATAATACTAAAGGTACGTCTTTTGAACATCTTAGCGATGCTATACATGATTAGGTTTACGACGATATATTTCGCTAGGTGTACTTAGGCAACGGTAAAGAATCTAAGGAATTTGGTGATGATTCCTCTCCAGTTATAATGAAGAATCTAAATCTATCAGCAAAACTAATAGGAAGAGACGATACAATTACTGGACATATTGACTATATTGTAGTGAAACCTAACGGTTCAGTAGAGGTCTTTAATATTAAAAGTTCGCACGAATCTCCAGCATTTTGGGATTAGGCAAAGAAGGAAAAATATAGAAATGAATTTGCCTTATTATCTAGAATATTATAGTATAATGGAATAAATACTAATGATATTAGATTTAATATTATTCCAGTTACATTAGAATATGATGATTAGTTTCAAAATATTAAGGATATAGTAGTAAATAGAGCAGAATGCTATAGTCATAATAGAGGTGCATTTGTGATGCAAGAATCTATGAAACTAGCACAGAGATTTATAACATCTAATGCTGAAACAATAACTATAAACGACTCTTCTATTGACAAGGTAAACCAGCAATTGAAAGCTGTGTTTCCCAAAAAGGACATTAAAGCAGATGGAATTACTTCTACTATAGAAGAATTTATTGATAAGAATTGGACATACTGGACGTAGGGGGAATAGCCTGATACAGGATGGAACCTTACTATAGATGGAGTTGTCTATAATGTAAAGAGTTCCGAACTTAAGAGTAAGAATAAGGAAGTAGTAGATATAATTAAACAGAATCAAGACAAGCTTCTAAACGTAGATAATGGTAAACTTAGCGCTAGAGGTATAGTTAATCAGATTGGAGAATTTAGACGATTCGGATTTCCTAAATTTGACAATGATTACCTAGATTAGCTATTTAGTCCATATTTTGAACATTCTGTAGTAAAAGTTAATGGAAAAGATAAGTACAATTATTTGTGGGAAGTTGTTAAGAATGACACCTTAGATAATTGCAATATTATTATGTTTAAAAATACCTTAACTGGATAGGTAAATCTAGTAACTCTATCTGGTCTAAACCTAGATTAGATACATTCCTTCGAGGGAAGAACGAATATATTAGGATTTCATTTAAATGACCTTTAGGGAACAGACAACTAGGGTAGAGAATTAATGAAAGCTACCTATGGAAACATAGAAACTATGAGGACTATGTTTTTATTAAATGAAATAATTCCATAGTTGGGAAGCGATATAAAACTTGGAGACCTTACAGTAGTTGGAGGACTTGGTGGAAGAATACAAAGTCAATAGTATCCTATTTAGTTAATTGTTTCTAATTTCGTCAAGGCTTAGGAAGTACTAAATTAGAAAGACCCAGGATTGAAGATAAGTAATAACTTTGCTACAGTAGAACATATCTCGCCTGTGCAACTTTTGATAAACGAATTTTGGGATATCCTACATGAATCTCCAAATCTTGGTAAGACGGATTTCAACTCTTTAAAAGAATTGATATCTGGTTCAGATATTGACGGTTTGCAACATATGCTAAATGGAACTACAATAGATTCCTTATCTTCTGCAGAAACTAATGAAGTTTAGATACAGAGATTAGAAGAACTTATTTCGAAACTAAATAAAATACTGGTAGGACAGCATATGTCCTTGTCTCCAGATACGATTATAAAGTATGCAACTGGAAAAGCTACTCTAGCTAATCCTGAGAGAAATGAATTAGTAACTGGATGCTGTAAACTATTACTAAACGCGTCGATAACTTTAGATAGACTCTCTGGAATTATAAGAATATCAGAAGATGATTTATCAGAAGTAGAGCGCCTGTTAGCAAGACCTCAGAACATTTCTAACACGTAGGTAAGAATTATAAGTAAATTACTTTAGGACGCAATTCACGGAATTTCCAATAAACTAGAGCCTTAGATTTCAGACTTTAATTTAGCCTGCTTGGACTATTACGAAGCAAAAGGATATGGTAAGGCTAGAAATGCTATAATTGGGGATTAGGCTAGAGTATTTAAGCATCTATATTAGGAAAAGGATGGAGAATTATTCTTTAAGAATCCATATGATTCAACCTCAGACTTAGATGCTGACGATAGAAAATTTCTGAAAAAGGCCTTATTTGAAATAAATAAGTTGAGATTTAAAGATAATAACTTCTCCTATAAGTCAGAAGATGATAAGGGCATACTAACCTTCATCAAGAATAATCCATAGTATCTCTGGGTGCCTCTAGAAAAGGCTTCATCATCTACTAGATGGAGTAATCCAGGTAAATATTTTGAGGATTTCTAGAGAAGAGTTAAAGGATACTGTAAGAATCCTACTATGTTCTTTAAAGAAATGTATGAAGATATTTTAACCGATTAGGAAGAGTCTTAGATTAATTCCGATATCGAAAATATGCAAGCATACAATAGATTTAGAGCCTCTGAGACTACTAAAGGTAGGCAAAGATTGCTATCAAAGTATGGTAAGGACTATTTTGAGACTAATCTACAGAACTTAGTTATAGATTACTCTTACAAAAATCTTTAGGAAGAGGAAATGAATAAGATGCTGACTAGGGCTAAGGGTATTCTTCTTTAGTTAAAATTAACTGGAGTTAGAGAAGATAACTCAGAAAAATTTGCTAAGACTATCAAGCACATTGACGATTATTCAAAGACTGCTGTTTTTAACAGAAGTATTATGGAGGAAAGCTCTAAAAAAATAATCGCAAGATTGCAACCCTTAAGAAAAGCGGTTTCTACGGCTTACATTGCGGCAAGTCCTGTAGCAGCTATTAGAGATACGTTCGGAGGATTCCTATCCAATGTAGTCAGAACTATGACTAAATATAGAACTGACGTAGATGCTAAGGATGTAATGTGGGCATATCAGTTTGTACTTAGACAGGGAGTACATTCGGCAATGAGCATTGATTTATTAGATAAGTTGAATAGTAAATATTTGATTTCTAATATCAATATAGAATAGCAATAGGAGGGTTATAAAACTAACAGAGGAGGTATAACCAATGCAGGCAACTGGGCATATGCTACGTTAAGAAAGCCAGACTTTCTTAATAGAATGGTACTATTTATGGGAAAATTAAAGCATGATGGCTCCCATAAAGCATACTCGATTGTAGATGGAAAGCTGGTATATAATTGGAGAATGGACGAAAGATTTAAACTTCTGGCATCTAATGATAAAAGCAACATGGAAGCTTATAATAAGCAAAAATCATTGTATCTAAGTTAGATTATGAAGTTTAATGAAGAGAATCCAGATGCTAACTTACCTGTAAGTTTAGACACTAATCTTCCAGACGGATATACACAAAATCAGATTGATGAAATCAAAAACTTAGGGGATACTATATATGGTTCATATAACCGAAGCACAAAAGCTATGTATGAAAACTTAGCTATTGGTTCATAGTTTGGAGTATTTTCTACTTGGATGAACGGTATATATGATGTATACTTAGGCAAGAGGAGGGAATCCTCTTACGAAACCTAGAAAGTTTAGAAGGAGGACGAAAACGGAAACAAGCTCTGGATAGATGATAATGGCAACATTACTACTGAAGACACGGGAGTACCTTATTTGACTGATATTCCTCTAGTAGTTCAAGGAGTTTTCAGAACTTTACAAGATACTGTTGCTGAATTATATCATGGTAGGGGATGGGAAGGAATAAAGCAAAACATTCTTAGTAGTCCTATGCAAATGAGAAATTGGAGAAGACTGATATCTGATGCCTTAGTAGCACTACTTCTATATTGGCTATTTGAAGAACTAGTAAATCCTGCATATAAAGAGCATAAAAAATCTGGAGATGGCTAGGCTATACTAACTAATGCTGCCATAGAATTATTATACAAGGGTAGTTCGAGTAGCTTTGAAGAATTTAAAGGACCTCTCCCTATATTTGATTATGTTATGAATAATACAAGTCCTGCCGCCGTGAAATGGGGAGCAAAAACTTGGCATGATATTGGAGGATTCTTATTCGGAGATACTACGATGGGTGAATTAATTACCAAATCTCAAGCATTACCGCGTTCTCTGCAAGACACATATAAAATGTATAAGAGAGATACTATAAATGGTATTGGAGAAGAATAAAAAAAATAGGGAGAAACATAGACTTTATTGTCTACGCTTCTCCCTTTATTATTTACCAAGTATTGTAATCAGTTATGTTCTTACTCTCTTTACATACATTACATTTAACAGATTTACCTATACCTATTCCACTATGTGTAAATGTTACTGAACATCCACACGCCTTTATTCCCTTATGTAGTTCATAATGTTGTTTTTGAAATTCGGCATATGCATTCGCCTCCTTCTCATTCAAACTATAAGAGATAGCACTAGGTTTAAATATATTAGATATACAAGCAGTACCATCAGTACTAATAACAAATCCAGAGGAAGTTCCTTCTTCCTTTTTGTCCTCGTTAATCTGCCGAATCCTTTCTTTGCAAATATGGATAATCTTCTCGTAATCCATTATTCTAGCATCCTCTTTAGACTTACCAGGTTCTTCCTTAGTTCTCAGTATCCTCTTTACAATATCCGCATCCCATGGATTCAAATTATATTCTCTCCAAATATCCCAAGGTTGTATTTTATGCTTGCTGTAATTAGAATTCCCTACATTATAGCTTCTAATGTTTTCATTCGTCTCCATCAACTATTTCGATTTTATATTCAAGTTCCATAGAATCTCTCAAAGTGTCTAAATCATCTACGAACATAATTACGTCTCCAGAATCCACAAAGCCTCTTAAGACCTCTATAAAATCAAACTCATCGAGTTCGTCATCACATTCCTTAGCATAGGCTACTCCTGTTCTGCTCAATAATACTCTATACATATTAATTACCGTTTATAATTGATATAATAGTGCCTAAAGAAATAGCACCTACTGTTCTCTTAACTTCCTCATCTTGCTCGTTATAGTATATCAAAACTGGAACATTTCGTATACCTCTTGCATTCGCAAGTTCTTCCTCTTCGTCTACATCATGCTTGACAATTTCTATTCCAGTAAGCTGTTCTAACGTCCTGTCTAGTACTTTGCACGGTCCACACCATGATGCTCCAAACTTTTCAATTCTTGTAATCATTTTAATCAAATAGGCTTAGTTCTTGACTTATCTGTACTCTGTTATTTACGTACTTAATTGGTTCCGTTATTTCTCCAGAAATAAGTTCAGAGTTAGGATTTTCTGGTATTCTTTTAGCCAGATTATGATCTATAGTAGCATAACAATATTTACATCCCATCTTACAAGTATCGTATTCTCCTATTCCGTAGGTCTGAACGCTACAAGTACATCCACTAGTAATAGAAGCTTTAGTCGGCTTTATGTTAAGCCCAAATATCTTAGGACTCATACATCCTTCAACATATACCCCAGGATATTCCTTTCCTAATCTACATATCTGTAAATGTAGATTATTCTCGGATATAGCAATAACTCCCATTCTCATAGTAATACAGTCCTTTTCCTCTTCAGTGAAAGGAATTATTTCTGGCATATTAGCTAATGTGTGGGAATATGGAGTAATAAAACTAAATATACATCTACTTACATACTTGGACAATTCTTTAGCCATTTTCTCGAAAGAATCTACTAACCATTCGCAAGATATTTTGTTAGTCTTAAGTAAAGGGTCAAACCTCCACAAAACATTTTCTTTGCCTACTATCTTACTCAACTCTTTTAAAGTCTTTATACTTTCATCTACCGATGGAACATTTGGCTCTATGTCAGTTCCATATGGAGTAATAGTATAATAGTATATACACTTATACTTGGAATTGATTTCTTGAATGTATGGTAATATTTTAGAATAGTCCTTAGAACAGAAGGCTATACAGTCTACATCCTTTAAGGAGTATGCTGTAGTAACCTTAGTTCTAGGATTCTGGGAATAAATAAAGTCCTTATGTAACAATTTGTCTACCAGCCAATCAGTATAACAAGCTACTATGTCAGTTCTTAAGCTGATGTTTAGAATCATTTATTTTTTCATTATCCTCGCTTAAAATAACTAATCTGTCTGCTAGTAAATTAGCTACCTGATGGCGTACAGAGTCTGTAGTCCAATATCTCATTTGCGTTTCGATATGTCTACGTACAAAAGTATCCATATCGAAGTCGTCAAAAGTTTTCTTTAACATAAGCTCGGCTTGAGACTGTACTGCCTCTTTAAGCCAAGCTCTTATATCATCCTTGGTGATGCCCAATTCATTATGAATGTAATTCTTGAACATCGTCCATTTATCATTCTTTTCTGACATTAGATATGAAAGTCTATTACTGAAATTTCAACATCATCTCCTACACTGTCTAGATACTCTTTAAACTCCTTGTTCCAAACATCTTCGTCTTTGTCATTTGTAGTCATAGCCCACCAACCCATACTAGCAGACTCATGCCAATCTCCGTCCTCTGTTACAAAACAGAATGGAATTCTATCTTTTTCCAACATAGCATCCCAGTCTACTTCTTCTTTGGTAGCAAAGATGGCATTGAGGGGTTCTCCGTCTTCTCCTTTTTCCTTAAGAAGTAACCATGCTCCCCATCTACCTCCTTCACAATACCAATCCCACTTAGAGTCAGGATTATATGTAGACATCAAGTTCTCTTCGTCATCAATTTCATATCCCCAGTTCTTAGCTTCTTCCCAGGCATCTTCATATGAGATAAACAACCCTTTCTCTATGATTTTATTAGCTCTTTCAAGCTGTTCCTTTTCCCATTCGGTGGTAGGATTCTTATACTTATCTGCTAGCTTAATGGCATACTCATAGTTATCAGCGTGTCTGGTTTTAACCTCATCAATGGCTTCATCCTTTGTATATCTAACATATTGTTCTACCTCCATGTTTTCATCATAGGGTTCTAACAATGTTTCAACATTACTTCCGAATACTAGTCCTACAAAATGGCTCATACTATATATTTTTTAACAATTTCTGAAATCATCTTACCGTCTGCTTGAGGAAATTCTGATTTCAAATATTTAATCGCATTTCCCATTTCTTTCTTTGGAATTTGGAAACTAACCATATCTATTGAATTTTCTTCATTATAGAAATCTTCAATAAAGCCTTTTCCCTCACACCATATTTGTAATGCAGAATGTATGTCTGGCTCATTTACAGGCTCAGGAAGCAACTTTTTTAGTACTTCCAATTCATCCCTATATTCAGTTGCCAAGTCCTCTCTACCAGCCTCTATAAAGCTAGAAATACTGTCCTCTAATTTCTTACACATTTTAGAAATAAGCTGTATCTCAGCTGCTTCATCATAAGGTTTAGCATTTTTAGCAGTTTGTAGAATCTGAATTTCTGCCTTCAGATTCTTATATGCACGAAGTTCTACTTGATTTTTAGACTTCATTGCTTTAGCTATACATTCGTTTATATTTATCATTTTAAATTATTTAATCCTTCTTCTAAAACTTCATTTAACCAAGTGCCTCCATTGTAAAATTGGACAATGTACTTGTAAGTTCCATCTCCATTACTTCTAACGTCAACCAAATAGGAAGTGTCTTCTGGATATTGAGTATCATCACATTTATACAGTTCTCCGTTTAACACTTTATAAGTATCATCCACATCCATTAAGGTTTCAGCATATGTATCTCCTTCATAAGCAATCTCATAACCATATTTCTTACAAAGATACTCACAATATTCTTCTACTGTAAGTCCTTTTGTATTAATTTTAGTTAAAGTTCCTGTATGTAATTCAACACAACTCATATTTCTAGAGTATAATTAGAAATCCAATCTCCACAACATTCACAATGTCCTAAGTCTTTATATTCTCCTAGATGCTCAATAAGAGACATCCATACATCCTGAAGAGTAGCTATATCGGTTTCCCTATCTAGCATGGCTCGTATAGATACTTTTATCTCTTCCGGAGTCATGTATGCAGTCTCTTTTCCATCAACGGTAAGGGATGTGCAAATACATCCGTCAGTATATTCTATTTTCATAATTAATTTATTACCTATTATAATCCAAAGTCTTAACCAAATACTTGATTGCTTCTAACTGTCCATATGTTAAGGATATCAGTTTGTCATTTAAACAAATATCCCAACCTTCTCCATTTGCCCATTCTGTTACTTCTATAAAGTCTGAATCCTTCGCCAGATGGTCATACTTTTTTAATTCGTCGCTTACAGCTTTTCTTTCATGAATTTCCATATCAAATAATTATTTTAAAATATACAGAAGTCTTCCAGGTTCTCCAACCTAGAAATTTAGTAGGAACCCAGTTAGGTTTTCCTATTAAATCTCTAAGTTCTAATGGAGTCAAATCAAATTCCATCCCTTGAACATCATCTGGAGACAGTCCTATCCAAACTTTCATTCTTCTGAGATTCTATTTTTTCTTTAACTTCCCTATATGATATTGGGGTAAAATTATTATTATCAACTCCGACATCATACTGAGTCGGTAATAATACCCTAAGTCTAGAAATATCCAAACCATCAGCTTGTGGTCCGGAGTGAACATGGCCAAACAGTTGCCATACTCCTCTATATGACCCTCCATAACACAGAAATGGATAATGGTTTAAGTAGATAGAATTATCCTCAATTTCTATCTGCAGCTGAGGTACTACCATATCAAAATATAACATATATCCCTGTCTAAGATTCTTTCTGTCATGATTGCCTATAATGAGGTTTATATGACCATTTAGACGAGGGATGATGCTATTCCATACACTACTTCCACCAAAGGCAAAATCTCCCAGATGGAAGACCGTATCGTCCTTAGAAACCACCTTATTCCAATTTTCTATCAGAACTTCGTTCATTTCTTCTACATTTTGAAAAGGTCTATTACAAAACCTAATTATATTGGCGTGTCCGAAATGAGTATCTGAGGTAAAAAATGTATGGTCTGGACTATACTTAATCTTCTTTTCGCTCATTCTCTTCTAGTTTTTCAGCAGTTATATTATACCCAGTTTTCATCCAACAATAAAACTTAGATGAAACCATTTTTCTAAATTCAAAGTAAAACATCTCTTCTCTAGCTAATATAGGAAATAGGGTATGCGTTACTGCCAAGATTGAAACATTAGATTTCTTATGCAAGTTCCTGTACATATTAGACATTCCTACTTGGCGAGATAGATCGAATCCCTTGTCAACTTCATCAAACACTAATAGAGTTTTCTCATCCCAATGTTCCTTGTTTTCTTCTAACCATTTACTTAACATCGCTAGACCTCTCTGACCTGTAGACATACGTTTGGTTTGGAATCCTCCGTTCTCAAGTAAGGCTTCTGCTGAAGCACTATTATTAAGACTCGTTGGGTCATCAAATTCGGCACTAATGAAATAAAACCTAGTAAAGTCAGTACTTATTTCAACCTTATTTTTGAATCCTCTAATATCACAATATCCAAGCTTAGTCTGATACACAGCGTTTGGGTCATCTTTGCTGTTATCACATTGATAATCTCTTATAACATTAACAAGAGTTGATTTTCCACACCCGTTATCTCCAGCAATCAGAATCTCTGGATGTTTACTAAAATCGAAATTAAATTCATCACCTTGCTTGAGGGTTCGGAAATCCTCAAGCATTTTTATATTAAGGTACATATTAAGAAATTAAATCTTTAAGTTTAGAGATATACTTACTATTATCCTCAGCTACTTGCTGGTTAAACTCAATTTGAGTTTGGATAGAAACAATCTCATTTTGTTTAACTTTAATGTCTTCAGCTATAGCTGCATTTAGAGCCATAGCCTGGTCATAAGAGGTCTTGAAAATATTCTTTACTTCTGCTAACTGTTCAGCAAATGATTTTATTTGTTTTTTGTTACCGAAAATACTTGAAATGTTCATAATATTAATTTTTACTTATTTATAAAATTGGTTTCTACTTCCCATTCGAAAAAGCTAGAGTCTAAATTCTCATAACTTTTTCTTGGACTATTCGCGTAAATGCCTTTTAACTGTTTAGTCATCATATTTATCATTTCAGCATAGTCCATTTGTCTTCTTATTTTGGCAGCTTTACGAGTCCATTTAGAATTTCTTCCTACAGTATATACCGCTCCATACCTAAGATATCTTCCACATACTCTTGGATATAGGAAGGTATACTTAAGAGCCTTCTTTATTTTTCTGGTATCCTTTTATTCTCCATGATACGTGAAGCCATAAGCTGCTCCATATAAATCCCACAAAGTTTCTTCCTCCAAGTCTCTAGAACTCCACTCTAAATCTGGAAGAGAATATTTTACTATAGCAAAATACAAGTCTACAAATTCCTCCTCAGCATAGTCAAATTCATAACACCCAGCTGGTGCACCCCATTCAGCATCTGATTCCCTAACATACTTCTCGTCTATTATTCCTAGTTTTAATAACTCTTTAGTAAATTTTTCTGGTATCCAATAGTCTGACTGAAAATCTACTCCAACTTCCTTGATAAAATCAAAACCTAGGAGTTTAGTAGTTTCTTTGTATGCTTTGGATATTTCATCTGCCGAATGATTAGCAACTATATGATAGTCCGTTGTACAGGCATGACCGTCCCCTCCTGGGTCTCCAAGCGTAAATCCAATATTATACTTCATAATTAACAAGTTCCATATTCTGTTTCTTTATAAAACTCAATCTTTTGCCCATATAGTTTCTGTAATTCCTGATTTATTTCAGTAAACACACTATAAGGCATCTTTTTATTCTGTCTAGCAAAATAGGCAGGATGATACACTTCTATTTACAATATATTTCTTAAATGATGATGCTTGATTACCAAATAAGACATATATTATACCTCCATCTCTAGAACTTAGATTGTGAATTAATTTGGCAGTAAAGGATCTCCACATATCAAAGTGTGAGCCAACTCTACCAATTTCACAAGTGAAAGCAGTGTTAATCATTAAAATACCTTGCGTTGCCCATGATTCTAGAGTATTATCAAATTCTATCCTATTGTGTGGAATTTCGTAATTTATTGCAGCTTCTTTAACTATCTGTAATGAAGGCGATAGTTTATCTTCTGGGGTGTCCTTTGAGTTGCCAAACAATATTCCAGTAGCCACACCTTGTTGTGGGTACGGGTCTTGTCCTAAAAATACAACTTTACAATCTTTAAGAGGACACGCTTGAAACACTCTAAATATGTTTTGAGAAGCAGGACACAGGGTAGTCTTGTCCAGCTTTCCTATCCATGAGACTACCCTATATAGTTCCTGTGTATCAATTACTCCCATCCAATCTCCAAAATATTCACTAGCTTTCATTCACACCATCCCTTTTTTCTAAATTCTGCATGTAGAGGTTCTGCCAATTCTCTAGCCTGTGGATGTGCACTTTCTGCATCACGCAATTTAAAGAATCCGTCCCACTGTGTAAGAGTACCAGTCATAATTAATTCAGTCTTAAGACTATTAGGTAGTACAGCTCTTGCTTGCTGAGGTTTCCAACCCTGATTTAGTAATTCCAAATATAATTGTTCGGATATTTGTAAATTAGCTATAAAATTCCTTTCTGGAGTAATCTCCCAAGGTTTAAACCAGGGGTTCCCTTTTCCAGTTAAATGATAGTAGTATTCTCCAATTAAATTTCCATACTCATCATGATTAATGATAGTTCCTTTAACTTCTTGGAGAGCTAGGCTGTCTGCCCAACATGGAATAATAAAGGTAAGCTCATTACCAAATTTGTCCTTGGAATAATTGCAATAACGGGTACTCTCCTGAGCAAAACTAAACACTCTATGCCTTACAAATTCGTGGCTTACTCCTCTATCACATACAAATCGAACCGTAATTCTTTTCTCATGTTCCTTACCAGGATTACAGATATATTCCAAATCCTCAAGCCAACCATTTTCTACTAATACTCTATAATTAGTAGTAACAAATCCGTTCCAAGTTCCCTTTTCGGCTTCTCCAGTACTATTAGCTACAGAATAAGGATTGCTGCAATACTTAAAATACTGTTGTCTAGAAGACATCGTTAGAAATAGATATACGGTACCATGCTCTAACATAGCTCCATGTCCAGACTTTACCATTCTCTCAACAAATTTTGCAGCAGAATCTAGAGTAATCTTGTCCTCTGATTTGTAACAGGTTCTTCCAGCTATTTCAATCTGTCTATATACAGTGTCAATAAGCTCTTGCCTAGCCATTTTAGGTCCTATTTCCATATCAGATGGAATGATTATGTTTCTAGGTTTCTGTTCTAAGATTTCAAAATATGGTTTAATTAGCTTCATTGTAATCCTTTGTTAGTTCATCATTAGTGTATTCATCTGCTTCATAGTCACTCATTGCCTGGTCATACCATGTCCAATTATCAACACCTGCCATTTCTAGACAACGCAACTTCCATCTATCCCTTAATAACTCTGCTAACTCGTCTTTTCTAATTAACTTCATTTCCATAGTCCTAGTTCTATACCTAATGCTTTATCCATGAAGCAATACGTTGTTCCGTCCTTTAATGTCCTGGTATTCGGCTTTATGTGTAATGCTAAAGGACAATCTTTATTAATTCCTGTAATATCTCCAGTTCTCCAAGGTTCTTTCTCAGATTTTTCTGCGTCGATGCCTATTATGAATAAGGCTTCATCCTTATACTTTGCACATTCCTTGCAAGCATGATCAGAATAACCTACAGTTTTTCCATGTAGACTCTTTACCTCTTTTGCAGCTTCTTCAGAAAGAAGGGAATTCATTATGATTCCCTCCTCTGCTATATTCCCACAAACTGGGCATAGGTAGTTTACTAAAGAGACCTCTAGTTCTTTCGACATCTCTTGCAAGCTTTATATCCTTGTTTACGAGCATCTGATAAAGATATTTTCTTAACTTCAGGATTGCGGGCCTTCAAAGAAGGACAATCCTTACTAGTATGATAAACACTGCCAGTCTTTGTTACATATACATCAGTATCTTCATAGTCAATACAACCACCAGTCGGATTTCCATTTTCGTCGCAATAAGCTCCACTATTAGCTAGAATTAACTTTCCATTATCAGCCTCTATTACTTCGTCACCATTTTCTAAATACATATCCTCTACCTTTCTTAATGTTAAACTTTTTATTGAATGATAATCATGTCTTATATTTTGTTCTGCTTCATATTCATCTTCAGCAGTAGTCCAAACATTTTGATCATCCCCATAAGTATGTTCTATATGATATATAAATCTTTTCATTTTATTCCTCCGAAATAAGCTCTACCAGAGTGAGATTTCTAAAGGTCTCATTTAGAGACTTTCTAGCTTCCTCCTCACTTGGAGCTTCTATAGTAACTGTTTCTGCACATCTTTTCTTAAATTCTATATAATACGTATAGGTTTTCATCTTCTTAGTTTATTAAAAATTTTACTTAATATAATTATAAGCGCCATACATATCATAGCGGTGATATAATATAGCGTCAATGTAAAGAAACACAATCCTGCGGCTATAATAGCTATCCAGATTGGGCTAGTTATAATTAGTATGAGAATTACGATAAATTCTAACATAAAGTTTTATAATATAATAGGGTAGGATTATTATCGTGTATATCAATCTGGTCTAGTTGATATAATGCCAACTTCTGAGAAAATTGTTGTCTATCAAATCCATTAGATATAAGGTGATAACCATTAACAGTGGGAATTATATGCTTAATCCTATCTCCCTCTGCTCCTCTACATTCATTAATTAGAGATATTATCCTATTCCTATATTCGTCGTCTTTAGAATCTATATCAACAATCCACAACTTTTTATAATTAGAACTTCTACTGGCACCAGTAGCCCTGTCATATACAGCTATGCCCTGCCTAGTATTTCCATTCTTAATCAAGTCTGCAAATTGTTTAATAGACTCGCAAGCTATATCAAGAGTATTTCGAGGATTAATCCAAAAGTAAGCTCTAGCATTATTACTATTACACAAGTCCTTTATATATGACTCTTGTCTCAGAAATTCTTCCTTTGTAAAAAAGTAGAAACTTCTAATAGTTCTAGCACCAGATGTATAGGATGGGAGTTCTACCCCATCCTTCTTTCTTTGAATTATTTGAACGAAATAAAAATCATCTTTATCTACTAATCCATCAAATAGATTAGCTAAATATTCAAAATTGTCTACCATAAAATAAGTCGTTAAATATATTAGCACCTCCGAAGTAGTCAGGAACACATCTAGTTATAATAAGCTGTCTGAATGAATCTCCATGCTTCCTTTTAAGGTAATCTTCAAGTGAGCATTTAGCTATCAACTCATTGCTTTTATTTTTAACTATAATCTCTTTATCATAGAGTGTCTCACTATACAAGACTACATTATAATTGATCCTGTAATTCATTTTCTATATGTTTTTTAGCCTCACGCCTTGCTTTTTTCTTATCTACCACATCCATCATTATTTCTCCGTATTTTTTGAAATAGATTTCACCTCCCCATCCTTTCCATCCTTGAGAACCATAAGCTCTTCTTTTTCTTCTACGTTCTACCTTTCCCTCTTTATCAAGGTATGGAGTAGGGATTCTATTCTTCGGATTGTGTGCGGTAGGATGATGCTCCTTGTAAGTTCTACTCATGCTATAAGTTTTTCAATATATTCTCTATCCTCTCCTTTAAAGATTGGAATCTCATTATCAATAAACCAATAACTTCTTAAAGTTTGATTCATAGTCTGATGATATTTCTTTATACAGCAGCTTCCTCTTTTAAACTTAGTAGGATAATCATTCCAGTTAATTCCTTTCTCCTGAAATAGTAACTCTTGAATTTGATTAGAGTTTAGACCTTCCAACTGTTTGTGAGAGAAATGTGCCTGCCCAGCTGAAGAAATGCTGTTCCTCGTAGCATCCTGCTGTCTCCATAGGATACAATTAGTTACTTCCTCTTTTGGAATGTTAAAGCATCTGGCATCAAACATTGCTCCAGTCTTAAGAGAACGCTTATATGAGCTAGTTAACTCATCATCGTCTAACTTTCCATTATAAGAAAGCTCTACGATTTGCTCTTGAAATCTTCTGTTAAAAATAAGAGTTGCCATAGATGCTGCCACACTACATATCTTCTGAACATTATAATCAAACCAGGCGTCAGTAGTAAGTTTCTGATAGTCGATAAGTACTAAAGTAATTTCATCAGACTGTGTGTATCCTAAAACACATCCCTGAATATTCTCACATAAGTACTTCATTGTTTCCTGCATAGCATTACACATAGCCTCATCAAAGGGTTTATTAAAACCTCTTGTGAATGTGTGAAATGCTTTTCCATCCAGTCTTATAATAACTGGTGTGCGTCTAGCTAAAAATGTTTTAGAACGATTCTCATAATAAGATTTCATTCTATCTCCTAATTCATCTTTCATAGCTTTTCTTTAGATATACTTATACTTCCTTCGTAGGCATTTCCAAAAATCTTATATTTAAAATCTTTATCTGGTTTTGTACAAATTATACAATAGTATGCATCTTGTCCTAGAGTCGCTTTTCCAGCATAAGAACATTTCCAACCTAGCATTTCCATCACTCTTCTTGCTGTAGAAAATGCTATATCTCCACCTCTAAACGATTCTGGTTCACCTTCCATAATTAGTGATAAATTCTCGGAAATACTTCTTATACCCTGAGTAATAATTTCTCCCCTATTAACTAGTTCGGCATTATGCCACATAAGTTCATCCTTATCATTATAAATCTCTCTAGTAGGACTTCCATTATTATCTACTGGATCTAACTCATCAATAACTTCATAGATTTGTTCGGAATCATAACAATCAACCTCTTCATACCTAACTTTCTCAACCGCCTCCTCTATAGTATTAGCTTCTACATCATAGAAGTACCTGTTCCAAGAGCGGGACAATATATCCTCATATAGTTTAAATTTTGTCATAGCTCACTGATTAAAATTTCAGAATCCAGGTCTTTTCCACTATAGTCAACAATCTTAAGTTTCCAGTTGCCGAGGAATCTGGCTTTACATACTTCCTCAGCTATGTCCTGGTCATGACCATAAGAATAGAAGTTGTCATAAGCTAATTGCTCCGCTAAATCCCACAAGTCCGACTCAGATTCAGCAACTGCTCTAAATGTATCCTCTTCTCCACACCAATGTGTAGAAACATGAATTAAAAACCTTTTCATAATTTCTTAACAGTTATTTGATCGTAAGTTATACCTTCTATAACTCCATCTAGATAATTATATGCCACGTCCATTAGAGTATCTTCTGGTACATCTTCTAAACTAGTATATTCTTCAGATCTACCATCGTTAGCATCTATCAATAACGAGCTATCTGAAATGTCAAATGTAAATTCTAATTTAAATTTCATGTCAATCTACGTTACAACAAATTTGACTGAAGTCAGAAAAGCCTAAAGATGTCCACGATATGATATACCGTAGAAACTCACAATAATTTTTACTGGTAGTAAGCTCCTCTAGATATTCCTTCAAGAGTATAATTTCCTCGATATAATCTGGATTATTGGCAGCATATTTTTCATATAGAGTTAATCTCTCAGTAGAAGACTTTATATCCTCTTCAATACTATGGATAACTCCATCTAAGTCCGAAGTATTCAAGTTGGTATATACCTCACTTTCTCCAGCCCATGCCACATTAACTTCATCGCAAATTGCACTGTATATACAGTGGGACCGACTGAAGCTAACAATGTCTATAGGCTTGCCTTCATTCTTAGGAACACCATATATAGTTAAGTAACTACTCATATTTATTCAATTTATTAATTAACATTTTATTATTTTTAATCAACTCGCTATTACGGGCGCGAAGTTTTCTATTTTCTCCTTTTAAAGTCTGATTTTGAATGATTAATTCAACATTCTTAACATCATAAAAATCCGTTAATTCTTTAATGCCTTTCCGAGCTAAAGATGCTTTAAGTCTCCTATTTTCATCTTTCATAGCTATATAGCTCTTAGAATATTTATTTATTCCTCTAAGCTCTTCAATTTCATCCTTTAATTTTCCAAGCTCCACTAGAGCATTACTATAGTATTTCTTACGCTCAATATCATACTCTTGAAACTCTTTTATAGCTAATTTTAACTTAGCAATTATAATATCTTTGGAATCCATCAAATTCTCATTCAGCATACTATGTCTAATTAAAACAATACTTACAACTCGCTTACTAATTTAATTACTAATTCTTTAAGGTGTTGTAACAATTCTTTCTTAGATTTCTCAGTAATACAAAGACCCATTACGTCAGCTCTGTCTTCTAAGCAATCAATAAAAGAATCTATCTTAAACTTCCCTTCGTCAAATCGAATAGATTCTCCAAATGCGCTCAAAATCTCTTCATCTGTAATTGATTCTGTTGTTGTAAATTCTACATCCATAATTACTTAACATTTGGTTCAACAAAAGATACTGGTTCGTATAACTCCCATCCAGTTAACCATACTGGAATAACTACAGTTTCTATAGCAATAACATCCCAAACAATGTTACCAATACACGCTTCATAGGTTACTCCCTCGATTTTCTTAGTTTGATAGTTTGCCCAACCGTAAGGTTCAGCTACAAACTTAGTTCCGTCAGCTCTCTCAAAAGTCTTACTGTCTGCGCAAGAACTTAAAGCAATAATTGCTATTAACAATAAACCAAATAATTTTTTCATACACTACTATATTTAATTAAAAATGATGCCCTAACTGCGCTCTCAGCATTACGCCTTGGACTGTAGGCACTGTTAGTAGGCCAAGGGGGCTCAGGTTTGGCATCACTACTATAGCCCCTTATTCGTTAATGAATCCAATGATCTGATACAGTAACATCTGCACCTAAAAATACATTAGGACAGAATGGTTTCCCTCCATCTATCATACACTTAACTAATACCTTAGATACTTCATCGGCAATAGATTCTGGGCATTCTAGATTAAACTCGTCATGGACTGGAACACACATCTTAACAATGTTAAGAAGCTTATGCTCCTTAATCCAATTAAATAGTTTAATAGAGGAAAGTTTAAAACACATTGCTCCCCTGTTCTGAATACGATAATTGATAGACTGCTTTTCAGATGCTGCTTTTCTCTGAAAATATCTCTTAACGTCTTGGACGGTATCACAGCCAGGAGAATCTCTCTTCATTTCTCTGTAATAATTCCAGAACTCTGGGTCGTTAAACTTCTTAGAAATCCGCCAGAGGTCATCAATATCATATATATGTGCTCTATGCTTAGTTATAGGATTTAACAAAATATAACCATCCCTCATTACTGCCATTCTACAATAATCTTGATACTGTTTTACTCCAGGGAAACCCTTCATAAAGTTATCATAGATCTCTTGAGCTTCTGACAACGGTAGACCCTTGTTATTAGCTATAGTATTTGCATCGCCTCCATAATTGATGGCAAATTCAATACCTTTAGCATCCTGTCTTTGGGCATGGTATAATTTAGCTATATCCTCTATAGGGCAGTCTCTAGGGATAATATTCGGATAAGACATTTTAGCTACTAGACTATGAACATCCCCACAGCCATGTTCAAATAGTTCAATCATAGCCTCGTCCTTAGATACAGAAGCAATGATTCTACTTTCTTGAGACTGATAATCCGCAGAAATCCACTTATTACCTTTCTCTGCAGTAAAACATGCTCTAGTTTCCTTGTCATGAGGTAAATTCTGTAGATTAAGTTTATATACTCCCCCTCCAGAACTTACTCTAGCTGTATCAGCTCCTAGTGAGTGAAAATCTACATGGATTCTTCCAGTCTTAGGGTTAATTGCCTTCAACCAGTTTTCCCCATAAGTAGAAACCACTTTTGCAGCTTCCTGATATTTTAGATAGATAGGAATAATCGGGAAATCTTTAGCCTGTGGAGCTAGAAGCTTAGCTTCAACAGATTTCTTTTCCTTCTTAGTTTGCTTATCAAATGTCTTGACTTTAATTCCTAATAATTCAAATAACTTGATAACTTGTTGAGAGCTACTCCAGTTAATTGTACACTTAGGCTTGGTATCAAAGCCATTAAATAAATCACCTTGATTATCTACCTTAGTAAATTGACTTATTACTCTTTTTCTATAAGCTTTAACCTTTCCGTCTGGTGTTTCAAGGTCTTCCTGAGGGCATCGGACATATTTCTCTTTTAGTAGTCTAGCTACTTCATCCTCTATTTCCATAAGGTTATAAAATTCCAGTTCTGGATATTTAATATCCCATCCATCATGCTCATGTCTCTTTTCAGAATCCCATTGAACTACCCAATCGTTTAGTTCTTGCTCAGCATCCTTCAGCTTAACAAGGTCTTTAGCCATCTTATTTCTCCATTTTACGACATCTAGATGAACGCCGCAATGCTTGAAATAAGCAAGACTCTTGATAAACTCACACTCAAGTTTCATAGCAAGATTTAATTCTTGCTTAGCAAGCTCTATTTCTTGTTTTTCTTTAATGTCTTCTAGCCACATTACGTCTCCTGCAGCATAGACTACTACATCTTCAGTAAGACCATCATTTATAATCTTACCTCGAACGGATTTATCTAAGTCATAGTTTAGATAATTCCATGCAGCTGCTTTCAAACTCATTTCTCTTATATTAGCTGGATAGCCTAACCAAAGTAATTTCTCGGCAATCATACCATCCCAGATATAATTCGGCCAAATATCCTGCACATATAAAAACCCTAAGTCAAACATTAAATTCCATCCAAGAAATACTCTATCAGACTCAAAATAATTCTTTATCTCAGCTTTCTCTTCTGCTGACATAGTTGTCCAGTCAAAGACAACTTGATTTTCTTTGCAACCTAGTTGCACAGTTAGTAACTCCTTAGTATGCGCATCTAATCCCTTAGTTTCAGTATCAAATTGAACTAAAGAAAGAGGCAACAATATTTTCATTGCCTCTTCGAAACTTACTTCTTTGTATTTTGTAGACACAAATAAAGTTTTATTCCGACTTACTAAATAAATCATGTTGATAGATTTCGATGTTATTTATTTCAACATCTTTGGATTTGAACCTATTATAAATAGCTTCTTCAACTGCACCTTTAATATCATCTTCATCTATTACTTCTACATCTACGAATAACCCTAATTCAACTCCTACTTCTACCTTAACCTTAGTAGGTAGTGGTTCATTGTAAGGTGCTCTAGGGTCATTAGCTGCACCCATTGGATAGTTATCTAAAGTCGTCATATGGGTCATAAGTTAAAGGATCAACTACTTCCCAATCATCTGCGTTTATATCTTCACCATCAAAAGGATAGTAAGTACAAGTCCTATCAGAAAAGTCATACATGATAAACTGGTCATGGTATGTAATACCTACACCGTAACTACACATAAGAGCTTTCATATCATCAGGGATAGAACGCATAGCAGGTATTCCATCTCCAGAAATCATTGCAGGTATCTGCATAAATATTACCAGATTGCTCTGAAATACTTTCCTTCTTACTACTTTTCCCTCTTGTAACTTAGACAATATTTCTCCGAATTTCATTACATTAAATTTTTAAGTTGATTAGAAAATCTACGTCTTAATTTAGCTAAAGCTCCCTCTTTCATCTGTCTTATTCTTTCTCCTCCAACACCGTACATATCAGCTATAATTTTAGGATTGACAGGAGCCATTCCTATACCAAATAACATACAGATTAAATCGTGCTCTCTAATTGTTAATTTAGAAAGTAGATTCTCTAGCTCTTTAGTTACATAGCTTTTATTTACTTGTTCATCAAGGGGGTCTTCACCATCTGGAATAATATCACAGACTTGACTGTTTTCTTCATCTCCTCCTATGAAATCGTCCACAGAAACTAACTTATTAGAAAACTGTGCTAGATAGTCAATTTGCTCCCTAGGAATATCAGTCATTTCTGATATTTCTTCGGAACTTGGATTTCTATCATGCGATTGCAAGAATTTATTAGTTGCATCGAGTATACTTATTACCAATAATTGCTGAGACATTGGAAGACGAATTTCTCGTGCTTGCCAATATATAGAATTATAGATACTTTGTCTAATCCACCATACAGCATATGACAAGAATGTAACTCCTCTTTCTGGGTCAAACTTATCAATAGCTTTCATTAATCCTTCATTTCCACTAGAGATTAAATCCATTAAAGGAATACCTCTATTCTGAAATTGCTTGGCGATAGTCACAACAAACCTAAGATTTGATTTTATGACTTGTTCTCTAGCAACATCATCTCCTTTTTGAGCCTCACAAATGAGACGAGTTACCTCAGTACTATCTAAAATCTTATATTTAGATATATCCCTGAGATAACTCGTCAACAGTGAGTCAGAACGGTCTGTGAAAATGATTTTTTTACTCACCTTCTTTTACAACCTGGGCTTCTGAAATTTCATCTTTAGGAGCATTAAGACCAATACGAATAGATAGTACTGATATATATGCTTCCATTGCTTTTAGTTGGGCGACTAGTAAGTCTTTATTAAGGTTGTCAACCTCCTTGAACTTATCCCCTAGGATAAAATCTCTGAGCTTAACAGCACGTTCATTAACTTCGTTAAATTCTCCCAACATTCTTTGAAATACAGCTTGTTCCATTTGATTAATTTTTAATATTTACAAATGAATCTAGACCCGTAGGTTTCAAGGAAGTCCTTTTCTTCCTGTATTATCTCATAAATTCCAACTATTACTAATGACAATACTAATCCTCCGAATATATAGACCAGAATAGTATTAAATATCCAAATATAAAGGTTCATAATTAATATCGTAAGAGTCATCGAGAATAGATACATTGGCGGTCTTTGTCTCGCCTGCATCTAGTAGCCAATGATTTCCTTCGTGGATATGTCCACAAAAAGCATACTTCGGTTTCTTATCTATAATAGCCTTAGCCAAGACCTCATTTCCTGCATTTATGGGAGTAGAACTCCACCTACCAGGCGGAATCATACCACAATCATTTAATGCGGGAGCATCATGACTAATCAATATATCGCAATTTCCTGGGATATGTGAATAGATTTCTTCCAGTTTCTCATCAGAATACATGAAAGCCCAATTACCGAATTCATGGCAGGCCGGAGTTCCATAAATTCTATATATCTTTCCTTCATCACTTAGATAGTCTAGATGAGAATTATCAAGAAATTCAGCTTTTCCTTCTGTAGGAAATTTAATCACAGAGTTATTCCAAAGAAAATCCCTATTTTCAAAAACAAAATCATGGTTTCCAGCTGTAAATACTACCTTCTTACACGGCAATGATTTAATCCAATCTGCAAATACAGTCTTCAACCACTTCTCACACTGTGGCTTGTTTCTCTGCATATAAAGAGGAACAATATCTCCACATATTAAAACAAGTTCACATGGCTCTATATAATCAATTAGAAATCCATGTAAATCACTTATTGCACATATTTTCATATCTTATGAGCTAATCCGTAAACATTTTTAGTCCATCCATTCATATGCCCTTTGTTATTTCCAATAAGGCATCCTTTGTTTGAGTCTATCGCGTATACTTTGTGAGTAACGCAAGCGCCTCTAACTTTACAAAATACTACATCTCCAACATTACATTCTTGCCACCTTATAGGAGTGACAAGATGCTTTTCATTGCTCTTATACAGAGGGAGCATTGAATTTCCCGGCTCGCTTGTTATAAACGATTCACCAGCCTCCAATCTCTGTATCTTTCTCAGTGTGTTTGGATTCATCAGAATATTTATTTAGTCCTTCTCTAGTCATATTAGGTACTATACTAATATAAACCTTTTCACCATCACGGTCATACGACCATATATGATTGTCTACTACATAGCTTAGAGATTTATCATATCTAGTATAGTCTAGAATAGCTTCCCAAGTAGCCATGCTGCCAGTAATACTATCCTTTTTATGTTTAGTAGCCCAGTTAAATATCCATAATAAATGCCAAGTTCTGAAAAATGTTATACAAATCATCGGGTCCCATTCGTGTCTGGGACTGTCCCATTTATCCTTCCATCCTAATGCATGAAATCCTATATCTATCACTGGACTATAGTAGTCTCTTCTTATGGGAAGTCCAAATGTCCAAAAGTTCTTTCTAAATAGAAAGTGGGCCTTGGGACGTTTAAAGTATTTTCTGGCTTTCCACCAGTGATACCATGGATTACGATACTCGTTCCAGCCAGGAGAAAGGAAAGGAATTTTACTATGAAAAAAGTACGACAGCTTGTAACGCAAACTGCCATACTTTTTACTAGTTAAGTACTCTTTAACATTCATATCCTTGTTTTACTAGCTCTTTCTCCATTTCGTCTAAAATATCATCAATGATACAGTCAGTTAGACAATCAGAGTCAGGAAAGCCTAAGTTCCGCAGATGATAATCTATGTTATCTCCTGCTTCATTAAGTATCATCCAGCCTTCAACTTCTCCCTCTTCATCTTCCTTAAGTGTTTTCACCACTTGGTCGATTAACTTAGGGATATTCACATCGTAGTTCTTAACTACCTCTACATTATAACTTATTATCATGCTTCGTCTTCAATATTAGTTTCACCTTTGTCAAGTTCCTTTCCTTCCTTATCTAGGAATTTAAAACATTTAAGCTTAAATGCCTCAGATTTCATATTCTCAATCTTAATAACTATTCCCTCATGAGGTACTTTGTTATCGCAAGATGGCGAAGTTCGCTCCATATAGAATCTAGCGTCGTTAGCTAATTTCTCCATGAAATTTTCGTTCCAGTGCTCAGCTTCGTTAAGTTCTGGATATAAGCTATTGGCGGTACCATAATACCACTCTTCTACTGGGATAAGACCTACCTTAGCACACCATTGTTGAACTTCCCTAGCACTAAATTCGTGAACTACACCGTCAACATTAGTTAATGTTACACGATATATTCGCACTTTAAAGTGCTTTTCGTGAGTATAATGTTCTCCTTCTTTAGGAGGCATACAGCCATAGTCATAATTCTTTTGGATATAGCCACCATTAGGTAAGAAACCAACGATTTCATAATATGCAGTCATACCTTTAGACAAGCAAGGTTTAACTATTTTATCAGCTTCCGCCCAAACATCACATCCGTAGAATCCTGGAGTAACATTTTTGTTATAGAACTGATTCTTAATTACAGTTCTAGAGGCATAGAGATAGTCATACTTATTAAACTCTTCTCCTGTCAACCATTTAGCAATCTTCTGTTTCCAATCTAGGTCTTGCTTACACAAAACATATGCTGAAATACCAGAAGTACCATGTATTTTCTCAGTAATACTAATTAAGTCATTAGGATGAATTACATTAGGACATTTCTTAATAAGAGTTGTGTCGTAGTGGAATCTAAACTGTTCATCAATAACCTTGCTGATTCTTTTGACTTTCTTCGTTTGGTTGTTACGTGGAGTTCCCCCTTGTCCCTGTTGTCTCTTGGGAATGTACTTTTTGTTAATCCAAAATTCTTTGCCTTCATGTTCTACAATATCAAATTCAATACCTTCTTCAACTTCAATCTCCTTATTAGTCACAGACATTATATAGTTCTGAAACTGGACTACTGGAAGAATAAAACCTTCAGACAGCTCATTCTTTAATCTGATAGCTTTTACTCTACCATTATCCTCAAACATACCAGTTTGTTCTGGGTCATTGTTTAATTCTTTATGACGATAAAGATTACAATATCTCAGAAAATCTGGATTTATACAACAAGCTGTTGGAAAATATACATATAGTCCTGGCTGGGAATCAATGCCAGTAATGATGTTAAATCCATCAATAGTGCAGCACTTAAGTCTAGTTACTTCTGGGTTACTGTGTTGTCTAAAATTCTTAATTTCTACAATCTTTGCCAAATAATTGACATTGGCTTTCTTACTTTTTGATAACTTCATTTCTTATATTTTTAAAATGGTTCTTCAGTAGTTTCTATAAATTCACACATAAAGTTAGCATATACTTGAGCCTGAATCTCATTAAATTCATTATTGTAATAGAACTGGAAAACATGAAACAGCTCATGATAGAATGTATTCCTAAGCTGTTCATCACTCATAGAGACGTTTCCTTCATATTCAGACTTTACTGTTCTCGCTAATTTAATAGTGTTAGTAGCATCACAAAAATAACCGTAATCGTTATTTGGAAGAGAATCTTCTATGATTACGGTTATTTCTTGATTAGCTATTTTAAACTTGTCTGGGAGCTTTCCTCCATTATTCAATTTCATCATAATACAGTCTGTACAGACTATTTAAATAATCCACAAACTCCCGTTTGTCTTCAAAAAGATTATCTACATCAGGAAGCTCTACCTTATTCTTTCTTCCATCGTTGTCATAATATTCTATACGTATCTGAGATACGCTATGGCACATGGTATCACACATTCCAGCGAATATCAGAATATCATTTTCAGATAGATACTCCGACAACCAAGGAAAATCTTTGTTTTCGTCTACATGGTGCCCATATCCTGCAGAGTTCCATCCTTTCTCAGAAAATCTTCCTGAATACTTACTAACATATGATAAAACCAATAGGAGAAGTTCGTCTTCTTCAAACGATTCCTTATCAAATTCAATAGTATCTCTCATGTAATCACCATCGTTTGCGTCACATTCTACATAGACTACATACAGCTCTCTATTATTCGGAACGATAGAATATTTAGCTTTCTTTAGAATATCAAATTTTTCGTATTTCATCGTGTATCAAGTACAATAAAATTATCACACATTTTTATAACATTCACTTTAAGCCCTCCTTTCAAGGCGCGAGTATCGCACACTTCATATTTTTCTTCAAGAAGAGCTGCATTCTCTTTGGTTATCTTTACCCAATAAACCCCGTTTTTCTGCTTAGAGCCATTCCAGATTAGATGATTAACTAGCCAAATGTAGCGTTTTTCTACATCACTCATTTTCAAAGAAGTTTTTTAACGTCTCATATAGCGGCCTAAGCTCATCTGCATAATACTCCAACTCTAGACCTTCTATGTACGAGGCTGTATGATACACAAAATTTTCCGTATCCTGTTCCAGATAATTCCACATATCTTCGATGTCAGACTGCATTAGTTCAACACTGTCATCGTCTAATCGAATACTTAAATACATAATTAATAATTTATTATAGAATTATAGATTTTATCTGCTTCTTCCTTAAACTTAGCAACTATATCATTGGAATTAGAGAACTCCTCAAACCATATACGTCCATACGGTAATTCACTAACAGCCATAGAAGCAACTTCTGTTCCATCTATCCAGTTCTTGAAATACACACTACCTATCTCTATACCTTTATAAGTAATACGTCTAAGCTTAGATATTTCGGATACACCCTTGGATTCCTTGTATAATACTTGTAAGTCACTCCTATCCTGTTCAGAAGCTTCACTGAGCTTTCCTATTTTACTCAGGATAGCTGATATTTTGTTTTCTGCCACAGCATCTTTGTAGTATCTTACCATATACGCGTTTTCAAATCTAGGAGCCTCCCCCACATTCTGTATAGGTATTTCTGAGTTTTCTATAAAAACATCGTCTAGGTAAGATAGATAAACATTACAAAGCAGTTTAGAATCCTCGATTTCTGAAGGACAAAGAAAAACATAAGCTTTAGTCTCGCCTTCTTCAATCTTGTGGGATATATTCATAAAGCCTACCTCATAGATACGGCATTCGTCAGGAACTTCTAACTCTAGGTTAGAAAAGTTCCCATCGTAGTAATATTGCCTATACTTAATCTTCTTCATAAAAATTGATTTTAAAAGTATTTCCAGCTACATAGTATTTGCCTTGATGATAGCAGTTGTCCCACTTATCATGTACTTCTGACTCTAGAGACTTTGGAAGATACAGCTCGTGTGATTGCCCGAATCTATTTGAGCTGTTGCCAACTATATTAGCGATAACTAAAATAATTATATCTTCAGCGCTCATTCTTTAATCGCCTCCATTCTTCCAAAAATCCTTTTGGGTAACGCCAGTCTGATTCGCAAGTATATACTCTAGAGAACTTGATATGCTTGCGAAGTGTACCACACAATGTGTCGTTAACTTCATCAAACAACTCATCTTCATCCTCACAATATAGATAGTCACTAGGCTGCAGTTCGAATACCCCTTCACTAAGACCAGATGTAACAAGCGACACATCAAATTTGTACTTACTCATAATCGCGAATACATTTTAGTACAGGTTGCAATGGAGTACCTTCATCAGACAGATAGAAATACTTAACAGTAGCCATCTTTCCTATCAGCTCCTTAAGTCTTTCCCTATATTGTTGTTTAAGTTCTCTAGAACCCATTGGTTTAGCTTTAAATTCTATACCATCTTCTGTTATTAGCGTAAAACACATATCTTCTTCCCGAAGACCTTCTGATAAACCAGTAATTTCAAACTCTGCATCTTTGTAGAATTTAAATTTTAGCATATCATTAGTACGCTTGCCGAAGCCATACTCTTTATCTGGATTTCTACATACTACTCCTTCCCAACCTTCTGAAACATATTGGTTGTGCAGTTTCATAATATTCTCGTACCCAGAGACCTTTTCCTGCGGGACTATTTGTAATTGTAACTCCCCTTCTTCCCAATCTTTATCTGGATTAAATCCAAGATTAAGTTCTTTCTGAAGCTGCTTAAGAATTTCAAGCCTATCAGAGAACTTCATACTAGGAATCATTATATCGTAAACATAATATTCAAGCCAGTCGCAGTCAACTGCGTTTTTCTCAAGACGAGCTGCTCCACTGATTTGTTGGAGACTTTTACCATGTCTATACAACTCTCCATCAAGAATGTAAGTGGGATGATTCCTGAAGAACTCAAGCAATCTCTCATTGTTTCGGATATGGCTTGTTGAATAGTCATAATTTCCCCCACCTCTGGAAGCAGATAGAATCTCACCGTCCTTATAGTAGAAGGAACACCTAACTCCATCAATTTTTCTGCTAGCATACCAATACTTAACCTTATTGATTGAGGATTCCTTAACTTTATCTGCAGATTTTGCAAGCATGTGCTTTGCAAATCCATTCTGGTCGGTTTTAATGTCTCCATAAAATTCTTCCAATTGAGTTTCGCTATAAGTTTCGGGATCGTTCTCTAGCTCCTTGTAACCCTTATCTAAATATTTCTTAAGCTCAGACTTAAACTGCAACTCAAGTTGTTCTCTATGCGTTCTACCAGCTTTTCCTTTAGTAATGACTATTTCTGGTTGCTCTGTCATCTTTCCATGTAGCTGTCCTGTAACTCTATTAATTACAAATCCAGCTTTTTCTTCATCCCACTGTTCTGTAGTAGATAAATATACAACTCTAAATTTGCCAGTTGAGGCTTTGCTTAACAAATATTTAATCATGAATAGTTACCTTATAATCATCATAGTCTAATACATCATCTAGTCCACTGTAGTCATATTCATTCTCGATTAAGGTTTTCAAAAGCTCTTCATCGCTAACGAACTCTTCCTCTATATATTTCTTTAGCCATTCTTCCTGTAAATCTTCTCCTAATACAATATTTTTGTGCACTGTAATAGTGACTACTTTCTTTTTAAGTTCTTCTAGTGTCATTTCTGATAGTCCTTAACTAAGTTCCACAAATCATCTATAGTATCAGTAGGAATTATATTTCCGTCTTCATCATAAGCTTCATTAGGAAGACTATTTTTGAATAGTCCAGGCTTCTCAAACAACCACCAATTAACCCAGTCCACTCCTTCATCAGAGAACAATTCCGGAAGTACTGCATTTAAGAATCCCCAACCGAGTTCGGATATAGGAAGTTCAAACAAATCAATTCCAAAATCAGACCATCTATCCAATTCCTTAGAATAGTTCTGAGCATTTTCAATAAGCTTTACAAATCCTTCTTTAGTCATAGTAGTAATTATTTTAATATTCTTTTTGTAATATCTGTCTTCCAACCGCAATCGCACTCCTCGGCTGCTATCTTAAATGATTCCTCTAGGTCTCCACTTTCCATATACTCTGTAATTAATATATCAGTGTCTACATCGTATTTATCAACAATTCTTTCAGTGACTATTTTAACTGCAACACCTTCGAGTTCGTCATAGATAACATCCTCCAACTTACTCATTAATTCATCCCATTCATCACTTAGTTTAGCTGTGGTAGACTTGCTGTCTTCTTCTCTCATAGCTTCTTCGAGTTCTAATATTTTAGACCTCAATTCCTCTTTAGTCATGGTACTTTTAATACATTTTTAACAACAATTTCCTTTTTCATCTTACCAAATTGCTTCTCGATTTCTTCTGGAATATTCACTCGTATATCCATTAGAGAAGTTAGATATTTGACTTTGTCTCTTATATCATCAATAAAGTGATAATTAGTTTTGATTTGATTACTAATGTCCTCAACTCTCTGCATGAGACAAAGTATTAGGGCTAAGTTACATAACCCCAATACCATTAATATCCATATCATACTCCGGTATGTCCAAATCCCCCTTCTCCTCGTTCAGTGGAAGGTAATTCTTCAACAACTTCCCATTCTATAGTTTCATGCTTAGCAATAACTATTTGGGCAATTCTTTCTCCATCAGTAATTCTAACTGGGACATTAGAAGTGTTCACTAATACAACTCCAATCTCTCCTCTGTAGTCGGCGTCAATGGTTCCAGGTGAATTAAGAACAGTAAGCCCCAATTTTAGTGCAAGACCGCTTCGTGGTCGAACTTGCGCCTCGTAACCCTTAGGTAAAGCTATAAACAATCCAGTCGGAATCAAACATCTACCTCCTGGCTTTATTTCAATAGTAGAAGCAACGGGAATACTGGGAACTCTTCTATCAGTAGGATTTCCTTCCTTGTCTACCACAAATGGACCATTTGGATCTTCAATTTTACTAATAGCTACAACATCAGCATCGAAAAAGAATTTCTCAGGCTTATTGTCTACTAACTTAATTCTACTAAAGTCTCCTCTAATATCCATACCTGCTGATAAGGGAGTTTCATACTGAGGAAGTTGATGTCTTGATTTATTAATTATGAGTACTTTCATGTAATAAAATAAATTCAGTTAAATAAAATCTTGCATCTATAACACACTTAGGAACTAGTCCTTCTAGGCTTAAATTAGATCTTAGGGCATCTCTTACAACAGTAGCCGATATACCTTCTTCTACCTGTTCTCTTGCCATGAGAGTCATTGATATATAACCCTTCAGCATAAACTTTGGAAACCATGTTGTAATAATTTCGTATCCATCGCTATAGTAGATATTAAAATGGGACTCTTTTATAATACTAACTATGTTAGCATATAAATAGAATCCCCAATCCTGAGAGTTATCAGACTCATCAGTCAAATCATTAAGAGGGTGAATGATGCATCTACTAAGTAAACCTTCGTCCTCTAAGGCAGTTTCTAGTAATTTTATCCTAACCTTTATAGGAATAGGATTACGCTTGTTTACTTTATCAGCACTACCAACTAACAAAAGAACCTTATCGTTCTCTGAACAAGCTTTTTTAATTAAAGCTAGGTGCCCATTGTGAATGGGCTGAAACCTAGCTAAAATAACTCCATATTTCATTTCTGATCTTTTGGTTTTATCTCTGTTGTTTTAATTATTTCCCTAAAGTCGAGCAATTTCCAGTTCTGCCTCTTATACTTCTTATGGTCTTGTGAAAAATCTTTTAAATCAGATTTGTTACAGAACAAAGCAAAGGCATAATCAACAATAATCTCAGAAATCTTTTCATAATTCTGTTCCTTGTTTGTAGTTAGGTTGAGAATTACATCATCAATCTCTAGGTCTGGACAATTATACTTAGCTGGAATATAATTTTTGTCGTTGTAATATACACAAACGATGTTAGTAAATTTTCTTATCATACACTTAATTCGTAGAGTCTTATTGGAGTAAATTCAAATATAAACCACTCTCCATCTGCATCCTGGAACATACTAGAGTCCCAATCTATCATGGTAATTCTCTGTATTATCTTAGTCGGCTCACTATCAATAATTAGAGGAAGCCCAACCTTAAACGCTCCAGTTATCCCTTCGTACACTTTACCAGCGCCTGACCTATGACTAACTTTAATCATTCCGTGCTTGGAGTGCAAGAGATTTTCTTCTTCTTCAGTAAAGTCCTTGAAGATATTCTCTTCAAGTCCTTTTATCAGAAGTTTCTTCCTTTCAATAATATCTTTAACCTTCAATTCTACCATACACTACAGGATTATTTAATGCTTTCATTATCTCTTCTATGGTACAAGTATTAGCTTCACTGTAGAATGCCATTACTGGAGCTGCATCATTATCAATTAATACAGCAAATGGAGTATGTCTAGCGCTAAAACCTCCCTTAAGCTTGAAGGCGTTTTTACGTTCCTTAAACAAGCCTTCATGGTAAGTTTGTAATTCTACTAAAGGATATTTAGAAAGAACCTTTTTTAATTCGTCAACCAGATGTTGACTGTTATCATCATATGCAACCTTAAGAATCATTTCCAAAAACGTGATGTTATGTCTTTAACTATGGGTTTTCCACAGCTATTATCTATATGAAGCATAACTTGATTAGTTGTCTTACTATTTAAAGGTCCGTTTTCTTCAATATATGGACCTAGCTTGATATAATCGAAATGCTTCATATTCACGTGCTCAGATAGTTCTTGTCTACCTGAGTACCATGCCACTTTTAAATTCGGATAATAATCTTTAACAAAACTAGCTAACACATTTACTAGGTGAGGATCAGAATCCCCTCCCATAAATGCTATACACGAAATACCATCTGTAATTAGTTCGTCTAGATGAATAATGTAATCATCGGAGAACCCCTGCGGATATTCAATTAATGGTTTACCTATATCTTCGGCTAGGTATTGACTATGACATCCTTTACAATGACAAGGACAGTTAGATATATTTATAGCTAATGTAATCTCATCCGGAATTTCCTGAAAGACTACTCTGGCATCAACATATTTAAGCATACTCTTCAATCTTTTTAGTTTCTGTATCTAATATAAAAGGTCTTCTTACGTCTAAGCAAGCAAACTTGTCAGTAATAATGGGTTCTGATTCCAATTGAGTATGTCCAAATATTTGATAATATGTAGACTCTCTATCTCCTTCTCTAACGTCGCTCCATACCATACTGCCTGTATTAGACCACCCTCCTCTCATACGAGATACTTCCCATAGGAAGCCAACTAGAAAGTCCTCAGGCTTAGTAATTAGGTCAGTAATAGTAAAATCCATACTCTTTAACCAATCATTAGTAACTCCAGCATGAGTATATAGAATACCTTCCGAGTAGTACTTGAGTTGGAATAGAGACTTGAAATTCTCAAACATTTCCTTAATTAGCTCTGCATTAGCGTAATCATACCTAGAAGCACTTCCGAAATCATAGCAATAAGCACAGTCGTGATTTCCAAGGAGTAGTATTACCTTATCGGGATTATCAACTTTGAATTGGATAATCTCTTTAAACTCCTCTATCGCATTCTCTCTAGTAATACCTTCATAACCATATGGGTCGAGGTAGTCCCCTAAAAAGACTACCTTATCCACACTATTAATCTTCTCTTTTGCTTTTCTCCAGAATGGTCTACCGTGAACATCTGGAATAATTAAAACTTTACTCATACAACTTTATCAATTCTATAATGTGCTTTTTCATCGTATTTCCACGCATTACATCTTTCTTTATTTCCTCTACAATAATACCCGAAGTCTGCACAAGTCAAGCAATCTTTACATAAGTTTTCTTTAGCATATTCAAGATATATTTGTCTCTTCTTTTCTTCGTCATTCCCATAAAATACTAAGGTATAAACGGTTCTATCAACTGAGCATCCAGGTCCTGCAAAAGTTTTAGCTTGTCTAGATACTATATGAGATAGATTAAAATGTTTAATAACTTGCATTTCATTAAGGAACTTCTCCAGCTCAGCAGCTGTTCCTACAAACTCTTCTATTTTATACATTTTTTGAATATGTTCTTCTTTCAGCTTCTATTCTTCTATCCTTACCAAAAGCAGTGATAGGTCTTAGATAGCCAATAATTCTGGTATATTGAGTAATATGTTCACTTCCACATTTAGGACATACCTTAATGGGAGCTTTCACAATATGTTTACAATCCTCGCACTTACTATTAGGAATATTGAACGTGAAGTAATTAGTTCCTTGCTGAATAGCAAAGTCTATAAGCTTCAAGTATTGCTCCTTAGACAGATGTTCCTCCAAGTTAATGTGAGCTGCACTACCTCCATCTGTATACTGATAAGTCTGCCTTCCATGAAGTATAAACTTATCCAACACTGATGTATCATCATGGGCATTATAGAAGTAACTATTGTATAGATTCCTATCTTCAGGAACCCAATAGCCATCTGCTTTATCCCATTTATAATTCTTACCACCAAGTCCCTCTGCTGGAACGACTTCAGAATTAAATAAGAAGGGGCGCTTTTTGTCATGGATAGAATGAAGTTTATTCTGCTCTTTTATTGTTCCAAGTATGAGCTGTAAAAACTCAAAATATTCTGGATTATTAGATACCTTCATTCCTAAGAACTCAGCAGCTTCATTCAGACCATTTAGCCCAATAGTACTATATAGGTCTTTGATGTTTATATAACCTCCATTTGAAGAAGCAAACATCTTCTTATCCTCCCACTCATAGAGCATGGTCTTATAGGTAATGTGATACTTGTATACTCTCTCTAGAATATCTATTAGATATTTTTTGAGTAGGGCAACATTATCTTTACAATGCAAGAGATTTTTGTCTCCATCTTCACTCCACCAAGTAGTTTCTTGTCTAGCCCAATCTTGGACAATTCTGTTAATATTCAGAGTAATAACATTACAAGAACCTGTCTTTACACCAGTCATACCAGAGGTAGGACTAAATGTATTTTCAGCTAATTCATTACGAAGACGACAACAAGATGCAAGACTATCTGCACTGTCTGAGATATAGGTAAAGAAACTATGACCTTGAGAATACATTTCTGCACATAAGTCTTTATAGTTCTTATCTATAATGTCTTTACCGTCATGCACCATAGCAAAGGTTTCTACTGGAAATGTCAGAACTTGTTTCAAGCGAAGTTTATTAAACCAAGACATGAACAATCTCTGTAAAGTATCAATTGCTACCCATTCTGGCTTAGTTCCGTCTGGATAGTAAAATTCTCCAAATAGAGATTCAAAATAGGTCTTATCGTAGTACGAAACATTAGTAAAGGGAGATTGATAACTTCTGTTTCCAGCAGGTTGATTAATTCCCCAAACAAACTGTTTAAAAGCTTTAAGGATGGAGTCTTCGATAGTTCTCTTAATAAGAGAATGTTCCGAAGTACATATACAATCGAGCTTCTCATACCACTTTTCTCCGTATTCAGCAATAATATAATAGTTAAGTGCAATAAAATAGCTACCTACAGCAACTGCTCCTTTACATTGAGAAGACAATAGAAATACTAAGTTAGTAACCTGTCCACTAAATGACTGCAAATCATTAGGAGGGCCAGGAGTAACTCCGTCAATATTACCTACTCCCTCTAACATTAGAGGATATAACGAGACTGCCATACAATACTGTTTAAGTACTGACGTAGAAGCCTCATCGTGAGTATAAATAATATGACTGTCTAGGTCTCTAGAATATTGAGAAGAGAGTTCGGGATAAAGAAGCTTTAATTTCTTCTTCATACGATAGCGCTGAATTTCTCTGTTCTCGCGCTTTCTATCTTCACTCTCTAATGTAGCAACGTTCTTAGATACAACATTAGCATTTCCATCTGTTTCAGATGAAGTAGCTGCATTTTCGGAACTATTAATATAGTTATCTTGATAACTAATCTTAGCTATGATTTCTCTAAGTCTAGATTGTTCACTTCTATACTGAGAATATGCTGAGGCTACATCATCGTAACCATAGTCCCTCAAGGTTTCTATTACTACGTCCTGAATCTCTTCTATAGTAATACCGTCCCATAAATGCATATCAGCCACCATAGCTGTAATGACTTCTTTATTTTCTTCAGGACAGCAAGCATTAAATGCTTTAGATATTGCTTCTACTATCTTATTACCGTCAAATTCCTGTAAACTTCCGTCTCTCTTTACTACTTGCATATTAAATACCCATTACGTCCTTAATTAACAATGTCTTCTCGAATTTATTTACTAAGTCTCTCTTATCCTGGGTAATCAAGTCAGTAAATGCGTTATACACGGTAAATCCATCTACAACATTGTCTGTTGTATAATACTTAGATTTTTCATCATAAAACAAATCTTTATAAACATCAATCGGAGCAGATTCAGCTAATTTTACAGAACCAAATCCCATGTTGATTTTAGAATTGATGCAGTTGTCAACCCAGTGACCTAGGTCAGCATATATATCATCTTTCTTATACTCCATCTCTGAAAGTTTCTTAAGCATTAAGTTGGTTTCATCTGTCATCGACATAGCATTTCTTAAGAAGCTATAGTTAATAGCAGATTCTGGCTCTAGCTCAGAAACATTTAACATTTCTGGATTAAATACACACAAGTTTAGACAAGCCATATTTAAAGCTCCTACATAGAACTTAACTAATGGTTTACGAGTATCAAGGGCATAAATCATACTAATTACTCTTTTATGATTATCCCAAGCATATTCGTCCGGCAAAACACCTTGAATCCAAACTCTATTGTATATTACATCATCAAAATTAATCTCCCCATCTTTAGTAAGCGATATTTGGTCAGCAGGCTTAGCATTAATGATAAAATTATCAGTCATTTTAGATACTCTGTCTATAAACGGAGTTACATAGGCTTCAGTAGTAAAATACTCTTTATCCTTAATTCTAGTTGCTTTCCCTTGCATCAATTGTTCAATCGTCAATTCCATATTTAAACATTATTATAGTAAATCTCCTTTAATAGGAGGTCTAATCTAAAGTGTTCATCCAATGCTTTAACCCTATGCCTTAGAGAATACATAGCTAATTCTGCAAAACTCTCTAATTCTGGTTCTTTGTATGCTTTGGAAGGTGAAACTCGAAAATATTTGCGCCATAAAGGTTCAAATTTTTCCATTAGAGTATCTATTTCCTTTCTCGGAATGTAGCAAAAATACCTTGCCGAATCGAGAAATACTCCATTGAAATTATCTACTCCTAAATGAGTACTAGTATCATAATACACGTTTCCTAAATACATCATAGCCTGTAATAAAGACCTATGTACGAAAACAGAGTTAATACCTATATCTCTTTTAGTTTCTTGAAGAATCCAGAACTTGACATTCCGGTTTTCATCATAGAACCTAACTATTCCATCTGTAGGTTTTCCCGCGATGGATTCTTTTCTTCCGATTATTAGAGGATTAACTAAGCTAAAATAGTTATAGAAATGATTTTCTATTACATCTTCAAGCACACAACCTCTGTTTGTATAGAAATTAATTCTAATCTGAAGTCCTGTTATAGGAGTAAATTCCATTTAATTGTTAATTAGTTGTTACACTTCCATAATTAAATTACGTTTAATATCTATTAAATATAGCTTATCTCAAAATAAAAAAGGAAGACCACCCTTAGGCAATCTTCCTTTTAAACGTATATCTTTCAAGAAATTAGGCTTCGATACCGAAAGCTAACCAAGTACCATTCTTGGTATTCTTAGAAGGAGTATATTGTGCAGTTGCTACTACTGCTTGTCCTTCAACAACATCCTTAGTTTTCACCAACTCAGCATTTCCTTTATACTTACCGCTCTTATACAATTCTTTGATTGCGTTCTTAGCGTCAGCTTTGTTAGTATCAACTTGGCAAACAACAGTCTTAGTTTCTTTGTCAATCCACTTGTAGAAAGTCTTAAACTTACGCTTTCCATCACCTTTAACATCGTCAATCTTGTACGGACGCTCACGAGTATCTGCAACAGACGATTCGATAGTAATCAGATAACCAGCACCGGGGCAGTTCTTGCCTTTCTTAGCGAGATATTCAAGCATAAACTCTTTTACATCACGCTCAGTAATACCCTTAGTCTGTTTAGCTTTCCAATTTTTGTAAGCCTGAGTTGCATCACCATTTACATGGAATAATGTGCTTTCAACTTGTGCGATTGCTGCTTCTTTGCTTTCTGCTACTACTTCTACTTTCTTAAAATTCAAAATCGTTGTACTCATAATAAATAAAATTTTTAAACATAAATCATTAACATATAATCTGAAATTATTTTTCCGTATCTAATCAGTATTGTTTCCCTTACTGATGTAATCAATTATACTACATCATACATAGAAACCCTAATCTTCAAATGTTAATTTTATGTTAAAGGACGTTAAAATCCTCTTAACTAAAAATCTCTTAAAATGGTACATAATTGTCGAGCAAAATCTGGAGCTGTTTGGGCATATCTTTCGGCTTAATACCAAAGTCAAGAAAAGTGGTACACCCGTACATTAAATCCTCACAGATAGCCCCTAAAGACTTCAGAAAGGTATTTTTCTCTCCTTCCCTAAAATCTTTTCCGACTTTCAATAAAACATCATAACACGTTACCTTTTGACCTTTTTTCTTTAACTCATTAGTTATATAACAAGTAAGAGCAATACAGGCTAGTTTATCACCCATATTGCTCCCTAGGTAGTTTAAGGTAAAGTATTTTGAGTAAATTGATGACAATTGTTCAAAGCTGATATTTTGAAGGTCGTTCATCAAGAGAATAGTCTCTATAACCTATCTGATAGGCTACATACTTCAAAAGAGTCTTGAACTCATGAAATCCTTGTCGCAATTCCAAATAAGTAACTGGCCTAACCTTACTATAAAAGTTCGGAATGGTAGAAACTACTAAGTAATTAGCTTGCAATTTTGGATTCTCCAAGTTATAGAACTTTTCAGCACACAACTTCAGAAGGTATAAATACATCGCAAACTCCCTACTATAGTGATACTTATTGATATTGGTATCAATCTCACTAACGATTTTTCCAATCGTCTTAATATCATTCACTACAATAGTGTTAGTTTCTGTATCTATTGTATAATTATCTAGTTTGGACTTCAGGTGTAAGATAAACTTTTTTCCATTAGGGCAGGTCGCCTCCACGTCCAATAAAATAGCTTGCTCATTTTCAGAAATAGGTGTTTTAGTTATCCCTTCAGGATGTAAAAGTTTCTGCACTTGCTTATTGCTATTTAATGCTGATACACAAGACTTTACGATTTCTAGTGATTTGTTGTCAAGATATATAATTTCCTTATCTTGTGTTAAATCAAATTCTTTTAGCTGTCTATTCTTCCAATAGTTAGTAGAAGCTTCAATCACAGATTTAGCTAGTTCCTTGGTAAGCTTTCCCTTGTAATATTCGACCTTGTCTGATGCTTTCTTTACATCGTCAAATGTTACTTCTCCTTTCAGAAAAACGGGATAGAGTTCATTAGCCATTGCTCCCAACTTTGCAGTAGGTTTACCAATGTCTTCTGACAGTTCAAAACTATCTGGCTGTAGCACCAATTCGTGTACAGCACTTCCAAGTTCCAGAGCAGAAGAGAAAGTATTTTTAAACCCAGTAAAGAATTTATCTGGATTACCATCCTGCCGAGGATTAATTAATCCTAAACGGGAATTACTAACGTATCCACTGTACTGTTCAGAAAAATATACCTTATCACTTATCTTCTCCAATCTTAGTGTGTCTAGCAGCGGCCTAAGCTTGATATCTTTTAATTCCATCCTAAAGTTGCTAATTCTAATTCATATGCAAATCTAATTTCGTCAATATCTAAACTATAAATGCGGAATAAAGGATCTCCATTCTGGTTATGTGGCCTATCTATTAGCAATGCTGGAAGTCCAGAGTTTATTGCCATAGTCACATTACTAATACTGTCGTCGATTAATACATCGCATTTGCCTTTTATCAAGTCAGCCTTGTTTCCGTGCTGATAATACATTTGATAAATAGGTCTTATGGGTAAATTGTATTTAGCTAGACAATTTCGAGTATAAGTTTTACTGTTAATTCTTTTGGTTGCATAAATATGCGGCTCGAAATTTGGCTTTTCTAGCAAGGGTAAATTTTCCCAAAACTCCTTGTTGTAGCGAAGACTTACTACGTTTCGTGTAATTACGTGCTCAACTAAATCTGATTCTCTAGGGAATAGTGTTTTATATGCTCCCCAGAAATCGAAGATTGTGTCATCCAAGTCTAACGCTATCCTTAATGGATTACATAAATTCATTTATCTCAGATACGTCTCCTAAATATATTCCATGTTTTTCAGCAAGTTCTATACAGAAATCATCATAATCCAGAAGATCATCTAAATCGTCGTATTTATTTATATACATACTCTTTATCTTCTCTTCGCAATCCTCATAGCTTCTTGCTACTACTTTGCTAATAGTACAGACTTCGTCTGTATGCCATGGAAATAAATATATGTTCATAACTCGATTACTTCAATAACGTTCAATCGCTTCTTTATTAATAGCTCTAGGTCTTCTCTATCTACGTAGATGAAATGACTTTTCTTCAAATCAGATAAAGTGGAATCAAACTCAAGAGAGAATGCTTCCATTGTTCTCCAATTCTTTTTAGCTGTCCTTAAATAAAGAGCATATTCATCATCAAAGTCATTAACTATACAATTTTTAATCGTAGGAACCGGACCTTTAACTACTAACTTTTTCATTTTCTAAGCAATTCATAAAAATATTCTATAGGTATTACAGCAACTTTATTTCTCAGAGTATTTAACATAACCTCCAATTTTCTTATTAACTACTACCGCTGCGCACATCTTATCATCTGGTACATTATAATATTCTGCTGCCTCAGATATAGAATCAAAAGACTTCAATATGTTCCCATCTTTGTCACAAATATCAACTTTGGAGTTAGAAATTTTATTTCTATTATTTCCAATAGTATCAACCCATCTAAGATTAGAAACACAATTATTCTTTCTATCCTTATCAATATGGTCAGCTATCTCCAGATTGTCGGGATTAGGAATAAAAGTAATAGCAACTATCCTATTTATTCTTCTATGGTACTTCCTACCCTCAAAGCATAGGCATACTCCTAAATATCCATCCTTATCCTCATGAGGCTTTAATATATTTCCTCTTTTCCTATTTCGTACTTGTCCATTATTAGACACTTCATACGTCGGAAACTCTGGATATACCTTCCATTCCTCCATTCTTGCACATTTCTAGTAGCTCATAAAAAAAGCTGATTGGGATTACAGCAACTTGCCCTCTAGCTGACTCTCCATTCTTTCCTGCCTTTTTCCAGCATATACAGAACGGTTTTGACTTATCACTGCAAGCATCTCTAATATCAAAATAGTTAGGCATATTCTGAGTAAATTTAGCTTGGATATTAACTGGAAGTTCATTGTTCATGTCAACAATATCTATTTTGTCAGCATCAGCCAATTTGTTTTGACTTCTGCTAGACACACATCCTTCGTATCCTATATCTCTAAGTTTGTGAATTATTTCTAATTCATACTGAGAGCCTTTTTGTTTACTCTTCTTTGCCTGCTTACTTCTTCTAACTGCGGGGTCTGCCCATTCAAAGGTAATTCCGTCTTTTGATTTTGCTCCAGAGCCAGGCTTATTAGCTCTAGCTTTGATTGAGTTTATCTCCAAACCAGTTCCTTCGGAGGCTAATTCAACAGATTCAAAAGTTTTCCTACTACCGTCCTTAAAGATGGCTGTAACACTTGTATTAGTCTACTTTTTCATTCTTCTTAAGTTTCTTTATGTAATTAGTAATAAATTCTTGTGTACCTTTTCTTCCATACATATGGTAATAATCACTTATATCCTTAGCTCCTGTGCTTCTGGGAATCATTGATACAATTAGTTCTGGATGCTCTTTCCTAATCTTATTAGTAAAACGTACTCCAGTCAAATCATTATCATATAGCAACACAACGTATTTGAATCTCTGCTTTAATTCTTCTAAAATCTTATCAGAAACAAACTGAGTTTCAGAGTTGGGAGCTATAGCTGGTATTCCTAAAGAATATAAACACATTACATCTTTCATAGATTTAGTTATAACAACTAGTTTTCCACTCTTAGCTAATTGCTTATAGCCTTGAATAGTCTTGGTTGAAACATTTCCTATGAATCTAAACTCCTTTCGTTTTGGCATATAAATTCGCCATTGCTCGATGTTCTCTTTCTTTCCAAAATAATAGCCATATATAGGACTATGCTGGGCGGATTAGGAAGATTTTCCAGTGTGTTAAATTT